TTCCTCAAATTCAAGGAATTAAAATTGCATTACAGTATAATCAAGCAATGTATGGGCAGGAAGCTGACAATCTTTTACAGTTTTTAGATAAATATCTCACTGTAAATATTTTTAATAAGCCTATCATGGATAAAGGCTTACAACCTGTTTACAAAGTTCTTTCAGCAGTTAAATCATTTACAACAGCTAGTGTTTTAGGTTTTAATATTAGGTCTGGATTGCGAGAAATGATGCAGGGCATGTGAATACATATTAGTAGAACAATGGCTGGGGCTTATGGTAAAGATCAATTTACTGGAAATGATTTAAGAAAGGCATGAGGACTAATATTTAGAGATGCTCCAAAAAGAGTATCAACTCTTACTAAATTAGAGGCTCTTAATGCTGACTATGGTATGGCTAATATGGATGCGGATATGGTTCAAAAGGAACTCAGCGAATCTAGAATGGGAGTTAAAAACTTTAATAGTGATATGTTGTATGTGTGCAATAGAGCTCCTGACTTTTATCATAGAATGGGTTTATTATTAGCTAAAATGATACATGATGGGTGTTATGAAGCTCATAGTTTAAATGAAAATGATGAGCTTATATATGACTTTAAGAAGGATAAACGATTCTCATTACTAAATGATGTGGGAGCTAATAAGGATTCTAAAGAATATAAAGCTCAACATGGATTATATGAAGCTATGAGAATTCAATTCAATAAAGAAGGATTCTCAATTAATGAAGGAGAACCACTACCTAGAGCTTATACAGTACAGGAAGCAACTAGCATTAAGTCATTTGCAGAAATGTGTTTTGGACATTATGATAAAAACACACAAATGTTAGCTAAGCATATGTTTATGGGAGCTATGATGTTACATTTTAGAACCTTCATTTCTGCTAAGTTGGAACAGTGGATATTAGCTCCAGGTACCTATGACCAAGGTAGAATGGCTGAAAAATTTGATGAAAACGGAATAAGATATATGACTATATATACTTATAATCCTGAAACTAATCTCCCATCTAGTAGAGTTGATCTAGAAACTAATATTAAACCTGGAGAATATGCCGAACCATATTATGAATGACAAGGTCGATATATGGAAGGCATTGCATACTCAATGTGAAGTATGGGGGCTAAATTAGCTAAACTAGATTTCCAAGGCTTAAAGGAGATTTGGGCAAACCCTACAAAACGAGCCAATTTTTACTTATTTTTAACTGATATGATCTTTATGGGATTAATGATGCTCCTTATACAAGCTGTATTTCTTTCTGGAGACTCTAAGGAAGATTTAGGTGCTTTAGGTACAGTTGGAGCTATGGCTTTGTATACTTCATTTCAGGATGGCCCAATAAATAATATTATTATGTCGATGGGTGGAGATCTGAATCCTCCAGCATACTCAATTATAAAAAATGTTTATAAACAAACTATGAATGTAGTTACTGGAGATCAAAATCTTTGAGATGGAGCAGTAAATACTTTTGGAGTATTAAGCCCATTAAAATATCTAAGTGATCAACTTCCACAATAAAAAAAATAACCCTACTCGCCAAAGCAAGTAGGGTTTTTTCCTTTTAAACACAATTTATATTAATTATTTTTTACCTTTCTTACCATCTCCACATACTGTACATACAGAATGTGAAGTTTTTGGTTCCACATTAAATACTCGAATAAACTTTCCATATAACTTATCCTGAAAAGTATGTATAATGTTTTTATCTGAACAGTTTTTACAAAATTTTATTTCTGTAGCCATAGATAATTTTTTTACAGTTGTTAAATAAATCTTTTAGGGTTCCATTATTTTTTAGTAAAACGTCGTAATTATGGTTATTTAATAATTCAATTAACTGTTTTTCTGAAGAATGTAAGCTTACTTCACAATTTGGCCTTTCAATATGAATAGTGTAAGCCCCTAATTTCTTACTAATAGAATTCTCTATTATAAATCTTTGGTCGGCAACAATTAAATAATCAGAATGACTTTTTAAAGTGGCAAGAGTCCACAAAGAGTCTCCAAAATACTTTCGCATAACTTCCGTTCCAAAGAACTGTAATAGTTGTCTGATAGATAAGATATAATCAATAGCTACTCTATCATTTTGTCTCGATAGTTCTTTATTAAATAATTTATCACTTAATTTTTTTCTTTTTGGAACATCTGATTCATGTAACAACTTATATTTAGTGAAATCAAAGTAGTATTGTTCCTTAAATATTCTATCTTCAAATCTTTCTTCATCAACATTGATAAGTATGGCAAGCATTTTTTTTAATTTACTTGCATACTTATTAACAGATCACCTTTTATATAATGTTTTAAATTTTAAAAGTTTACCTATTCAATAATGGTGTAGACATTTTGGATTATTTAGTAAATAATTAATATATTTAGTTGTTTCGTCCTTTCCACTATTTCTAAGTCCTTGAATAGAGATAATATTTCTCACTAATGAATTACTATTGAGATATCTAGATCAAGAGTCTTGAAAGTATTTTTATAACTATTAATACTTTGTTGTAGTTCTTGTTCTATCTTACTATTAATAAAATCTCTGCCAAACGATTTATCAGTTTCACTTGTTGATTCTTCATACCAAGTATTTACCATATGTTCTCTCGGAGGACGATATCGAGTGCAGGTATCTAATCCTAATGTCTGCAAAATTTGTTTAAATCCTACTGAAGTGAATGTACTAATATCAGTAATATTTTGCCAATTTTCAAGTAAAAGTAATCCAATTGTACACTTTGAGCGATTTAGATCATAGTTTGATAATAATTTCATGCCCATACCTACAATGGTTTCATCTGATGATTTCAACATTTTATTAATTTCAGTTGCTTCTGTTGGAGTTAGTTCTTGCAATTTCTGATTAATAAACTGATCTAGTTCAGTGTCATATGTAATTTTCATGTATGTATTTTGTATGTTATAAACATAATCATATTGAGACTTTGATAGAGTAATAACTGGACCTTCATAATAAATAGATGTATCATTAGGAAGAATACCTTTATCAACTAATATTGACAAAATCCTCTTTTTTCTTTCGAGGCCAAATGTATGGTTTAGTTGTTTTTCTATAGAGCTTGTTAATTGAGGATAACCACCTAGAGCCATATTTGTAAGAAGATACCAAGAGTTTTCTTTTGAAGAATAAGCTACCAATGCTTTAGATTCGCGTTGATCTTCATACCATTCATACTTATAAAGTCGTATTTTACTAATAATACATGAATCTGCAATAGATGGTTTTAGACATCTTTTGATGGATGTTTTTTCAGATAGCTTAAATCTCGGATATTTACATTCCTTATCAAAGTATATTTTATTAAATGAGCTAATTGGGTTTGTATTATGTCTTAACTTTAATAGTGCATCAATATCATCTGGAGATCCTAGAAAAAATCCAACATTGTAGTCATTACCCACCTTAGATTCACCATAGCCTGAACCTGAACCTAGACTGCATTTTTTAACCTTAATCTCAGCTTCAACTGTACTTGAAATATTTTTCCCACTATATCTAAGAAATCGAACATCGTAAATATTAGCTTTTTCTTTGTGTAGAAGTGTCATATTACATTAATTTTGTTACAATTTTGGGATTTAATAATAACTTATTACAACGAGTTGGATATTTCTTATTTAACGTTTTAACTAAAGTAAAGATTAAATCTTCAGTTAAAAGAGTTTTTTCGTTATCTATAAACTTTAGAATTCTATCAACTACAATATCCATTTTATTACCTTTTTTAGAAAGATATAAAATAGAAAAGTTTAAGAATCGTGTTGCTAAAGTTGCTGCAATATCAGCTCTATAAAACTCTCCATCATAAATTTGTTTTGTTAACTCTCCTTTAACGTAAGACCAATCTTTTGTTAACATTGACTCAGGATCCATAAGCTTATCTAACTTATTAGCAATAAATGTAGTAAACAAACTACCTACGATATTATCATCATCAAGAAAACAACCTGAAGCAATTTGAAGAATAGTTGCTAGTTGTTCTGGTTTACTCCAATCATCTAATCCAGAAATAATGTTCGCAAACATAGTGTAATTTCTAGCGTTTACTTTTGCTTCTTTAGATCCCTCTCTATTCATTAGCTCGGATCCATAAGACAAAAGAAAGTTAATGGCTCTTCCATCAATACCCTGTGCTTCTGCCCATTTGGCCCAATCACTTTTATCAAACTTAACCTTAAAAGTAACAAACCTGGTAGCTTGTGCTTCGTCATAACTTGATACTGCGTAATCTCCATTATCAGGATTAGTTGAAAGTACTATATGACTATTAGGAGGTAACTTCCAAGATATAAACTCTTGCCGAGCAGTAATTTCCATTACAGCTTGGAGTATTTGAGGGGTTGCTCTCGAGGCGTCATCAAGGAGTAATATCGTCGGTTTTGATTCGTCAATTCCTTTAATCCACTGTGGTACAGCATAACTCATTCTAGTATGTTCAGTTAACTCCCATCCTGCCTTAGCGTATGCTTCGATTAGTTCTGAGCTAATCCATTTACATTCTCCATCAGGTTTGCATACATAGTGTTCCTTTAAAGGCCATCCAATAAGGTCTGAACTTTCAGTAAGTTGAGCTAGATTTAGTTTAATAAAATTAGCTCCCAGCTCGTTTGCAATTTCCTCTAGGACTGCAGTTTTACCAATTCCTGCATGACCTTCAATATTTATAGTAACTGGAAACTGACCATTCTTTTGTAGAACTTTATTATTTTCAATAATATAATTAATAATCGGTTTTACTTCTCCTAATGTTAATTCCATCTCTTTTTATTTATTCTTTTAAGGTATATATATTGTTTTTCCAGGAAACTTATCAACTTTATTACCATTACTGGTAATAACCCATATTAAATGATTACACTTTGGAAGATCAAGACTGTACAACTCACCATCAGTAAATATTATGCAAACATTGTGTTCTTTATGAGAATTATAATATTCGATAATAGGATTTAATATAGTCCCACCACGTCCACCAATTTTAATATTGTGTTTCCCTGTATATTTAAATATGTTATTTATTTGTGTATCACACTCAACTACAGTGACCTCAACGCCAGATCTGTAGATATGATTAATTTCACTAAAAAAATCATTTAATTCATCCATACTAACGGATCCTGAAGTGTCAACACCAACTAAGATATTAGGTTTTCTTTTAAGTCTAATTCCTTTAGCATCTGGGAATCTTTTTGATGGACGCATTCGAGTTGATTGTATTTCAGAGCTAATAGAATTTCCAATCAGTCGTCTAAAATATCTCTTCCAATTAAATACAGGAGGCTTATCTTTAATATTTTTTAGTATTTCAGACATTTCTCCTGGTATACTTCCACCTGTTTTTATAGTTGCTTCTTCGGCCTCCTTTAACTTAGCTTTAATTTGGTTCTCAATTAATTTCTTTACAGGATTGCTCAATTGATCAAACTCTTTCCAGGTTTCATGATTATCTAGTGGATGATTTTTTAGAAATTCTTCAGCTTTTTTTTGACATTTATTCTTAAAGTCAATTAAAACTTTATAGTACTCTTTGGTTCCTTGTCTCTCTTCTAACTGTAGCCCTAATTCCTTATTAAGACTAGAAACAGTAACACAACCCTCAGGTAAATTATTGATATAGCAATTTACTTCTGCATCAGCTGCATAGTTGAAGATGTTTTTATCATCAAAGTCAGTTTGCATCTGTAAATGGAAAAAGCATACATGATTGATTTCATGAGTTAGTACAGCAAGTTGAGCTTCATCATTTAATGAATTCCAAAATTTTTCATTAATTAAAAGCTTAATATTTACTCCATTAGGTGATACCGCTAAGGTAGGAACACGAGTAGTATACTCTTTGTTTATATTTAATAAGAAAAAACCATAGAAAGGTTGAACTATGATCAGTTCTTTACATGCTTTACTTATAGTCATATTACCAATTACTTACATCTGTAATATCTTTATGATTATGACAGATATTACATTTAATTTCTACTTCAGTTCCAATTCCTAATGGAGTAAATGTATACGAAAAACGCCCACCAATAGCGGGCGTGTGGTCAGGATCCCAAGTGCAAGCTTTATGTTCTTCAATGAACTTTTTAGCATCTTGTTCCTCTTGTTTATTTAAAACAAACCGATAAATCATCTTTTACATATTATAAAAACTCTTTATTGAAATTTGCTTCCAATATTAGAGTCATATTCTCTTTCAATTTTATTTAAATATTCTCGAACAGCAATAATTTCATCGTCTGTTCCAGATACTAACACTCTACCATCTTGATTCATAATAAGACAAGTATTTGTATTAGTATTTCATTCAGCATAAAGATACTGTCCTGTACCTTTAATACGAAACGTTTCTTTGTAGATACTCATTATCTATAATGTTTAATGTTGTCTACAATATATAATTCCATGATAATTTGAATCATAGCATAATTTACAAAGACGACAATTACCCTTACAAGTAACAGATTTTTTTGGTAATTGATCAAACTGTTTTTTGTCTATACAGAAAAATCAACGATCTGCACTTTTTATATTTGGCGTAGAAGAATTAACCGAAAAGGATACATTATCAAAATTCAAATCTTCTCTACAAGTATAACAATAGGTCTTAATATTGAATTGTTCAAACAACCAATTAGCAATGTCAGATCATTGATTAACTATCTGTTGATCAAAAAAATCACCTGCTTCATTCAGTCGAACGTACTTAACTGCAAGAGGAGCATTTGTAATGTAACAGTCTAGCATTCCTTTAATATCATCCTTTGCCCATTGTTGCATTTGAGATTCTACAACAATGTTTTTATTTTTATATGCCTTATATATACGTTCACACTTCTTTGCGTAACAGATGTCATTACATTTACAAAATCCTAGTTGCTCAGATGGGCAGTTAGTAGCTGAAGTAAGATTAACAATTAATGTATGTTTAGGTAATTTAGTGTTCCCATATGAGAATACTTGCATATTACCTAGACCTCACTGCTTTTGATATTCAATAATTCTATTATTCATTATGGATTAATAAATTCTGCAAAAAATGGTAATGATTCAATCATACTACAAAATGCCCCCCAATCTTCTTTTAGTCTATGACTTTTACGTTGGTGATATAAATTACGAAGTTGCATATAATTGGTACTTATACGCATAAATTGCTCTAAACCTAATACAGTATTAGATAATAATCTCATCCTATTTTCATAGGAAGGATCCTCCATAAACTTGGATGCATATTCCTGGATAATAGCAATTGACCTGTCATCTACATATTTATTAAAGGATTTCGCCTCTACAATTGCTCCTAATTTATGCATCTTAGAAGATGATGTTACAATATCAATTCAATGATATCTTTGTAACTCTGGTGTAAAATAGTTAGGATAAACAATATCAAAACTAACTCGAATTCCAGTTAGAAAATTTGGATGACCTGAATTAGAAGGAGCTTTAGCTAGTTTTATAGCTCTCTCTATAGACTTTTTAAATTCCTCTTCAGTATACTCAGGAATAGTTGTCCTCATAGCATTACGACATGCTATAACAGATTCTTTTAAATCATAAACCTTAACATTTGATATAGTAACCATTATCGCTTTCTATATTTAGGAGCATACGTAACTGTTGGAATTTCAACATATTCCTCTACCCAGGTTGTAATATTGTACTGATCAAATCCACTTTTACTACGATCATTCTTAAGGCCACTAATACCTACAAATCCATCCTCACATTTATAAATATTTGTAGCGATATCGAAGTTTTTGTGTTTTGAAAAATTATAGTTTTCAACTATTAAGTTTTCTTTACAAAGTCCTGCTGCTCTTTGAGCAGAAATAAGTGAATAATAATCTGCATTATTAATTACTGAAATAACTTCTTTTACTTTCATTATTCCTTAAATTTATCCAATTCTTTAGTTAACTCATCTTTTGTAATAAAGCCTACATGTCTCCAAAGCTCATTTCCTTCTTTATCTTCCAATACCAATAATGGAATGTTTCTTACCTTATACTTAGTTAAAATCTCCTCAGAAGTATCTTCTATATTTACTTCTTCAACAGTATATTGAGATTTAAGATCTTCAACAACTGGTTTTAACATTTGACATGGATGACACCAATCAGCTCAAAATTTCTTTAGAATCATATATTATAATTTAAATTATTGCTACTTTTTTAGGACTTCTTTTACGTATTCAAGTATGTTTCTGCCCAGAATGGTCTATTTCGTAAAGTTCTAATAATACAAAGGTATTTGTAAATCCAACAACTTTACCCATACGTAGTTGTGTAGAGTTAGTACCTAATGAGTCTATAGTCACTACTTCTTAGTTAATTTCTAAATTTTTTCCTGTAAAATCAATCATATATTGACAAATTTAATGAATTCAGTATGTTGGCAGATTACCATTAGGTAATCTGGAAATATCAGCATCGAGTTTACATCTTGTGCAAAAATACGAACCTGCCTGTACCATACATTGGTACAGCTTAGAAGCTACTTCTTCAGCAATTTCCTTTGGGGCTTCGCAGTTAATTTCATCATAAGGAGTAACACAAATCTTCACAACATTAAGTAAATTGTTTTCTTTTATATATTTAAAGAAATTAATCATACTTACTTTATAACAAGCTGCTCCTGCAAATTGTATAGGATAATTAATACTTTGTTTTTCAGAAGCGGACTTCCGTTTAAAGAAATTTTTAACTTTTTGTACTGTATAACTAGATGGATTAGATTTCTTTAAATCATTATAATATTCTCAAAATCCCTTCTCTTGAAAAGAATCATATTCTTTTTTTAAAGCATTATAATCATAAATGAAAGCTTTATGTCCAGTCTTCGGGTTTAAGAGAATATATCCCTTATCCCACCAATCTTTTCTTCTAAATTTTTGATATTTAGCTAAGCCAGAAAAACCAGACATATAATTGTTATAAATTTCAACACATTGTTTTAAAGGCAAATGAGAATTTTGATGAATTGTGTTAGCATCTCCACCATAATTAATAGCAAATTCAATTCCTTTAGCTGATTGCCTCTTATCATGATAAAGCTTTTTAATGTCCTTCACATTAGTTTCTCTAGGAATGTCTTTAAAGGACATATAAGCTGTTAGTGAATGGATGTCACCACTACCATTCGTTAACTCCTCAATAATAGCCTTATCATCAGCTATAGAAGCCATCAGATAGGTTTCTTGTCCAGCATAATCAATCGATATTCATTGATTACCTTCTTCCGCTTCAAAACAAGCTCTAGTTTCGGCGTCCGCAGGAATATTTAGAAAATTAAGGAGCTGATTTCCATTACTTTCTTTTCCTCCAGAAGAAATTCTTGATGTGTCTGTACCTATCCCCATAAATTTAGTATGAAGCCTTCCACTAGTCTTATTTATTTGATCTATAAAATTTTGACCATATGTTGAAATAAGCTTCATAGATTCCTTATAGTCAATATAAAGAGGGATTAGAGAGCATTTGTCTTTTTGGGCTTCTAAAACTTTAGCATCAATACTTTCTTTTTGTTCTCCTTTTTTTACAACTGTGACATCTACACCATATTGTTTGAATATTGGAATAAGTTGGGCATTACTGTTTCAATTTAATGTAATTTTTGGACTAGAAGAAAAGCCTGTGAAAAGATCACCTTGGGTATTATAAATAATATACTTAGAATTAGGCATATTTTGAATTAGTCACTGATTCATTCCTTGAAGGGCTTTTTCCAGCCTTTGCTGGTCCTTTAACATTTTATTTTTCCATTTTTCAACATTAAGTTTAACCCCACAATACTCCATATAAGCCAATGCTGGAATAAAGGCATTTTCATATTTGATGGCAGTTAAAAGACCTTTTTCACTCAATGCTTTTTTTTGCGCCTCCATTAGAGGCTCTAGATATTTAACATCATTAGCAGAATAAATTATAACTTCGGTTGTTAAACCTTCATAAATAATCCTGCCTCGCACAGATTTATCTAATTCAATATTTAAATATAATTTTCCTAATTTTTTTAAATTAAGCTCAAGTTGATACTTGGTTATAGATCCATCTTTGCCAAGGATTGGTGTATATCGCTTACACTGAATTCTATCTCAAACATCAGGTTTTAAAATGGGAGGGTATCCAAGTCAAAGTAATTTTTCTCCAGTGAAAGTATCATATACATTTTCTGGATATATATTGTTCCTGTAAAGAAAACATAAATCAAACTTAATGTTATGACCTATAAAAAGTCTATTTGACTCCAAATATGATTTGTAATGAGAAGGAGATATCGTAAGACAATCAATAACTATTTGAAACTCAAAACAACCTAGCTGAATAGACTTTAACTGATCGTTTCAATAATTTAAACCAGTAGTTTCAGTATCTAAACCCACAATGGACAAAGGTTCTAATAACTCTAAAGAGTGGATAATGTCTATTATTTTATATTCCTCACAAGAAACCTTTTTAGGATCTTTTGTTACTAGATAAATCATCTATTTCCTCATATAATTCGTAAAATTTTTCTTCAGATACAAAAAAGTGATACCCACATCAACACACATCAAATCCATTTACAAACTTATTTTCTGTATGCTGAATTTTTGAAGAAGAATATCTTTCATTATATTCGTGTAAAGTACATTTACTAGCCTCTACTGTAAAATCCTTTGCTTTGTATTTAGACATGACGAGATAAGTAATCAGTTATTGAAATAAAAGGAAAACTGGATCCTTCAGATATAAACCATTTATTGTCTTCATACAAGTAATAATATTCTATCCATACAGGATCTAATTCAAGATACTCCATGATAGTATCTGACAATTTTGGGCTAGAACCATCATTATAAAAACCAGTTTCATCTAAGTTTTCTTCTAGATATGAAATATCACCACTGGCTATTAATTCAATAATTTCATCTTTGTTATTCCAGTATTTATCTAAGGTTTTACCGACACCTTCAACATATCCATCATGATGACAATATATGGAACTTACAGAATTATCTGCATTTTTTATCCCAATTCTACACCTTGTTGACATAATCTAAAATTATTAAAACTAAATACATTAAATTATCTTGTAAGGCTATATTATTCAGAGATAAACCTAGATTGTAAATAACTTTCATTATTTTTAATATTTTGTAATCAATCTTCCTCTACAAAATAGGATTGAGGCCCATATTGATCAAGTCAAGACTCCTCATTAATTAAACATGCGTGTTCATTAAAACCATCAATCTCCATCAAAGACTGAGTCTCTGGTCATTCTTTAATTATATATTTCATATATTTACAAATAATCAGGATAATACCTCAGATAAAAACTTCTAATCGCGTCCTCACCTACTACTAAATGCCTATTTTTATCGCGTTTAATAGCTTCCATATATGGAATGATGAATTCCTTAAATCTTAAATCACAGTCAAAATCTGAGGCTATTTTTGTCCATTTAGTAATGGTTTTAGGATTTAGATTAGTAGCATCTATAATTACATTATATCCCTTATTTAGAGCTTCCTTTACTAATGTTTCTTCATAAATATTAATTAATGATTCTCGTGTCAAGACCCAATAATCCCCACACATTAATCGAAGCTCATCTCTATTAATTCTAATCCAATTCACTTTACCTTTAACAAATTCTTTTGCCCAGGTACTTTTACCACTAGCTAGTTATGGGGGGCCCTGTAACACAAGAAGTTGTAGCTTCTTATTTACAGAGCCCTTATTAGTATTATTCATTATTGCTTTTTATTAAACTATCTTTATAAGCTGAATCAGTAATTATATAAATGTCTTTTAATAGATCTGTATAAGCCTGCTCTATATTTGATAGAGTATATTTTCCAGGACCTTCAAAATTAAATATTTGTCCATACTTAATTAATTGGAAACCATAATCTGCTTCTAATAGTCCAATAGTATCTTTAACTCTTGTTGAGAGATATTTTCTTATTAAAAGATTATCAGGTTTTTGATATATAGATAAATACTCTTTAATCTTAAAGCGTTTTTTTAGTCTTCCACAAGCAAAAACTAATGGTGATCCATTTGTCATCATTTCAAATCATTGAGCTGTAGAAAAGTAGAACACATTATCTCCCAGAATTGGAGGCATTTCTTTTGAAATAACTATATATAAACACTTTTCAGTATATCAATAGCTTGGTATTTTATATATATATTTAATATCAGGGTTATCCTTTAATATTTTTAAAGATTCTTTATCCATATTATATTTCTTGTGCTGATTCGATATCAACAATACCCTTGTCTAAACTTGCAGTTTCTTTTTGTAAGAAAGCATTTGCTTTTAATTTAAAGACACTTATATTGTTAACTTCTCTTCTTAAGACAATATCCTCTTCAGGAACTTTATTTAAACATAAAACAGAATCATTTTCTAGATACTGTTCTCTTAAATGCTTAAGAAAGTTTTCATGCCAATGTGTTTTAACAGTAAGTCTTGGAAATAGTTTCTTAGCTGTACCATAGTATAATTCAGTAACTGTTCCAATCTGTCGCTTATTACACCAATTTTTAATTTGTTGTGTAGACCATTCAAATACTTTACCGCTTACATTTGTAGAAGTAATTCTATATACTACTATTTTAAACAACTTAGCTTCAAGCATTTCTTTTGCAGACATAGTTTTATAATCATACAATTTTGGATCATATACACAATCATAATCATAGTCTTTCTGAATCATTGATCCTGTAGGTAAATATCCTACAATTTCAGCATATACAGACATACCTTCATCTAAATAGTCTTTGATAGTTTCAAGTGCAAGAGTCCAAATATCATAGTCATAATAGCCTTCAGATAGATTAGGATTAATTATTGGATCTTTTATTACTTTTCTCGATGAACAAAATTTAGTATACTCTTCGGTTTTAATATTAACACCAATTGCTACTAAAAACCTTTCAATCCAAGACAACTTACGTTTAGTTAACAAATTACAAAAAATTGCAGATGTACCATGCTCTTTCCAAGATATTTGTATAATATCATCAGGATTAACTTCAGTTAAGTTGTCAACTAACTTAGGAGTCAATTTTGTTACCCTACAGGCTTTTTATCCTATAGTTCTATAAGTTTCCTTATAGTTCGGCATACATTTTCATCCACTTATTTCAGTTGGGATGTTGCAGTCTCGTGGAAGGATTATATTTATTCACCTTCTATGCTCTACACTACCTTATAGCCTTTCGCAATCTATAAGGTTAGCACGGTATTTCCATAATATTCTGGAATTTTATATATTTTCTTTTAAGATATAATTCTGCTGGATACAGTTTATTAAAGATCACTTTAATATTCTTTTTACTAGTAACTTGTAATCTATAATTATGTCGACCGTCATCTATAATAGATGACTTTATATTTTCCATATATAAAAAATCTTTAATGTCTGACAGAATTTGAAACGTTTTACTAGTAATTGAAAAACAATAGTTATTATATTTATATCCATTATTTCTTTTTCCTTTAGAATTAACTATTGAACCATCTCCATCAAAATAGCCTCTGATAAAATCTCATTTAAATTTATTTGGTATATTCTTGAAGAAATACTTTTCTAACTTAGTTTTACCCTTACCACAATTAATACGTTCTAAAGTAATACATATAGGTTTAGATCATATACCTAAAACAGTTATTTCGCCTGTTTTAATACCAGCATTATTTATCCTTGATTTCTTATGATAAATACTATATGACTTTGACATTTTGTATCCAATCCTATATAAAATCTCTTCGTCTACAGAATTTAGTCCAATAGTAAATCTATTGGATTCTATTCATCCATCAGCAGTATATAAGCCTAAAATATAAGCGACATCTGAGGTATAGACTTCGAAAAATTTGTGGTCTGTTAAAGAATGTTGATATTCAGTATGAGTTAACAACCCATGAGCTTTAAAATACTTACGCATTGTATCTTTTGATACTCCATATCGTAAAGATAAATCATAATAATTTATTTTTCCTATGTAGTAATCATAAATATCTGACTCTTTAACATTAGTTAATTTTTGAGTTAGCTTTTTTACCATATATTTATAGTTTTAAATTACACTACAAATATACCAAAATTTAACGAAAAAGAAAACATAAAATTTATTAGAATATTTTAGGATTCACCGTTTTACTGCAATACAATTTATATATTACTATATAAATGGACACTATTACATATCAATATGATATCTAAATTGATCATCAACAAGTTTTTCACTAATAATAGACTTACTCTTTAATTTACTATCAGCATTAGATTTAGAACTATTTGTCTTAATAATATATTTCCAAACTAGTTTAAAGTTATCAACCATATCAAATTGGGTTCCAACTAGTTTTTGGAATACTTCCGAGTCAACATTTTTTGAATAAGTGTTCTGGTAAAAATCAATTAAACTTTGAATAGAAATAATAAAACCCTCTGAGGCTAAACCTCTCAATTTTATGCACTTTACTCTACCTGACTCCTCAAAAAATCCCCTTTGTTCAGGATTTGAGTTTGCATTAGTGTTTCTATAAAGGTTATTAAATTTTAAGAACTCAGGTGCAATAACACTTTCTGTAGGAAAGTAAATATATGTTCCAGGTTGGGCATCAATGCTAGTAGAAATAATGTTCCCTTGTACATTTACCAACTTAAGTTTATTAGCGTTTGGATGAGAACTAAAGTCACCTTTTTTAATAGAAACAATTTTAGCTAAGTAATTTATATTAGCTTCTTTACTTATTGTTAATTTCATAATATATTATGTTAATACACCATACGTTGGGTCAATTCCTAAATACCGTCTATATTTTTCTACAGCTTCCTGTAGAATTTCTAATGAATAAGGTAATCCCGCCTTATCATCTAGTAGTATATTATAGTAAGGTTTTGAGGAAAAGCCTTCCTTAAATGGTTTTGAGGGATTCACGTTATCAAATGATAATCCAATATTTTTGCAATATTCTAAAGCTTTATCAAGTCGTTCCGAATCTCGGCAAGTATATAGAACAACTATTGCTCCTAAGTGTTGTGCTTCTTTAATTGTGTAAATTACACTTTCGCACAATTTATACTCAAAAGGTTCATAGCCTAAAATAGTCTGATCATAATCAACATAAATAATTAACCTATGGTGTTTAATCCATGATGAGACTAACTTATTCACATAGTATTCTTTAGCTGTCCTTAATTCGTCTTCATTTAGTATGTTCATAAACCTTTATTTTGCTCTAAATATTCTACCAGTCCAGTAACTGTTGAATTATTTTTAAATACCTCTTTCAACTTCTCAATCGGTACTGGAGTGTCATTTATATAATGAACTAGTGGGTCATTAATGATATCTAATGCTTCTGAGTCAGAACTAATATCACTTTCTTTACCTGTTATATAATTAAGTATATAAACTCCAGCTGATAATCCACAAAGTTCAACCAAAAGTAATAATAACAATTGGTCAAAGTTAGGTAAATCTTTAGAACTGTTTCTAAGATTTTTTATTTTATTTAATACGTCACTTGTCATTATAAGTCTTCTTTAGTTCTTACACTTTTAAATACAGGTAAAAATGGAACGGGATTTTCAGTAGTAGTGTATCCAAAGAATTTAACAGTACCCATTTTACCAATAAGATCATCTATATGTTCATGGTACCATTGTTTTAAATTTCTGTCACCTATTGGCTTAGCTTTAAATTGGTTTCCATCTGCAGTTTTAAGTAAGAAACAAAGGTCTTCATCTCTTAATCCTTCAACTAATCCGAGAATTTCAAACTCAGCGTCTTGGAATTTTTTAACTTTTAACATACGGTTATCCCGAGCACCACATTTATAAAATTGATTAGGGTCCCTAATTACTAAACCTTCATAGCCGTCATGTACAAATTTATTATGTAACTGAATGATATTATTATATCCTGAAACTTGAACATGACTAAGAACTATTACTTTATCATAATTAGGATATGTTTCTAAAAACTGTTTTAGTTCTTCTAGAATTTTTAACCTTTCTAAGAAGGTTAAAGATTCCTCTACAATATCATATACATGATACTGTAATGCCTGGTGTTTATCACACAAATCCTTTAATCGTACAATTCCACTAATATAAGCTAGAGGCATTCCATGAATATATAACTCCCCATCTAACACAACCTTAGGATGTAATTGGAAGAACTCCATTAAAGGCTGACTTTCTCTAATATATGTTGAAGGTATATCATAGTTCATACCTCCTCTTGAGGAAGTGTAAGCCTGAAAAGTTTCTGAATTCCAATACATTAATGCTCTTACTCCATCTAGTTTTGCACTTGCATACCAGATTTTGTTAAAAATTTCGGTATTAAGTCCATCCGAGCTTTTTGCAAGCATAGGTTTTAAATTGCCTTGCTGATCAGTTAAACTAATTGGGACTTTTGTTTCAATATCACTTAGATTAGTTAAATCAGTAATGCCTAATTCAGTATCTTCTTTATAACCCTTATCAAGATACCCAGAACATATACTATTATATTGTAAAGTAGCTTGTTCTAAAATAGAACGTTTAACCTTACCTTTATCAACAGTAATTATTGGTCTTGAAATTTTTTTTCCAGTTAACAATCCAGTTTCCCCTGTTATTGTATAAGTTGGATTAATAAAATTAAGTTGTAAAGTAACAATTCTAATTTTACCCTTGTTATCTCGTTTAAAAAAGTTTCTAGTCATAATTATTTTTGATATAAATGAATATCTCCTTGAGTTCGAGATAATGCAACGTATTGTAACTGTCGTAATTCTTTTTGTCTAGGACAAAGTAGAATATTTTCCATATCAACTAATATAGTATCATATTGACTTGCTTGACTTTTATGTACTGTTATACAGTAGCCATAATCCAAACTTTTCTTTTTGATAGTTCTACCTTGAATAGATAAATCAATGGGAGTGAGAAATTTCTTCATTTCTGTAAAATAAAATGCCCATTTAATATTTGATTTATATTTTACGGCAGTTAATCTTAACTTTTCTAAACTACTAATCAGTAAGGAAATTTGCAATGGTGGGTTTAGTTCTGGGTCTAAAATAAAGATATCATCAAGGTAAACCTCTGATAATGTATCATATAATGTTATTTTCCACCCACTTATTAACAATTTACAAATAGTTTTCGTACCCTGTTCGACCTTTGTTACAATATAATCAATAGAATTGTCTATTTGATAAGTGTAATCTCTTCCATTAATCTCACATGTATCATATCCAGTAATAATATCCCCTACACAAAATTTAGACTTTGGATAGTTAAAAATAAGATCTCTAATAACTTTATTAAAAATACTAATTCGTTTATTAGTATATGAAATTAACTTAACAATAGTTGGATCCTCTAAATTGACTGAATCTTGAAATAAACATTTATTATTTTTAATAAACTCCAGAACATCTGAATAGGTATATAATGAAGCACCTGCTGGGTCGATAATTTCTGTGAATTTAGTTACAGGGCTTATTCTTAATTGTTCTAGAAGTTTCGCAAGTTTGGTTAGTTCTCCATTTTGACTATATTGTTGTCGGTAAACTGTTGTTAATTCTAATATTAGAGAAGAGTCGAAAGTTTTTGATTTAGTTGATTGTTTAACAGGCGCCAACTGGCTTACATCACCTAGCCATAACAACTTACAGTTATACTCTGAAGCTTTTTTTACAATTAGATTGTATAAGGTATCATTTATCATACTACACTCATCTATAATCCAAACAGCATTTCTATCTAAAACAATAGAATTTCTAGACTCAAATTTTAAATCCTTAAAGTCTAAGTCTAATATATTTAGCTTTGGATATAGTGACAACAAGGTATGAACAGTAATAGCCTCAGATTCAGTTATTGAGGCTATTACGTTTTTTGATTTATTTGTTGGACTTATAACCAAATAGGGAATTTTATTGTCCTTTAGTATTTTTACTAAAACCTTCATTAATTGTGTTTTTCCTGTTCCTGCTTTACCAGTAAGACAACAATCAAAACTTAATGGATACTCAATAAAATCAGTTATTTTTTTTAATACTTCTTTTTGATTTTTATCAAGTTTATAAGACAATAATTTTTTTTCTAAGTCCTCTATATTGTATTTCATTATTTAATACCAGTACTACCAAACCCTCCTCCTCTATCATTCTGATCTGAGAATTCAGATTTAGATGTTTTTTGAACCCACTGAATAGGATTAACCTTATTTAGGACAAGTTGTGCAATACGTTCGCCATCTTCAATTACCACAGGCTCAAATCCATTATTAATAACAATAATACCAATTGGATCCCTATAAAGGGTATCAATAGTTCCAATTGAGTTAGCAAGAGTTAAACCTGTTTTAAACGACAGTCCAGAACGTGGACGTACTTGCAGTTCATAACCCTTTGGTACTGAAACTATTAATCCTGTGGGAATAATAGCTCGTGCTTGTGGATTTAGAATTACAGATTTAATTTTGTTTACAGGATTCTCAAATAAAAACTGACAGTCTCCTTTAGCCTTTATGGGATTTTCTGGAGTTATTTCACTAAAATCTGCTCTAACATCACATCCCGCATCCCAGTCATGTTCATAACTAGGAAGTTGATTCTTTGAAGTATTAACTACCTCAACTTTAATCATCTCATTTTCAAATTCCTTCTGGTATGTCATCATAGTATTTTCCTATTTTATGTGGTTTTCGCATTTTTTCTCGAGTAATAGAATTATTCATATTCTCCTGGTGAGTTCTCCACCAAAGGTTTTCCAGGCAGTTATCCCACCTATTAGTATTCTTATGGTCAACTTCCTTTCCTAAAGGAGCAGGACCACAAAAAGCCTCTAATACAGCACGAGCAGGATTAATGTTAACAGGTTTACCTCTATATTGAATAGTAACTCTACGATATCCATTAATCCAAGACCCTTCTAAACTACGTTTAGTTTTAGCATTTGCAATTTCACCTAAATTAGAAACAACATATCCAGGATAACCTAATACTGGCTTTCAAATTCTTTGACTCATCTATAGTATCTTTTTTATTAATATTGACCTAAAACATTATTCTTCCTCAGAATCTAACTCTTTTAAATATGCTAATCCATAACAAACTAAATCCCTAAAATCTAACATTTCAGTATTATCAAATTCAGCTATATTGGTATAACAATGGATATAATATCCACTATCGTCTTCTCTAAATGTTGCAATTGTATAACAACTTTCAGGACTTTTAAAACAGTCTTTATGAATGCTTACATAATGGTACGTTTCATTATTTGGTCTGTAAAAATCACCATCCTTAATAAAGTCGCTTTCCTTTTGATAATAAGGATTGTTTTGATACTTAACTATTTCATAATGAGGGGGCTCAGGTATATTACCTAAATAAGTACACTGCTTAAACGCTAAATTATTTATTCGTTTTGGTTCAATTAATTGTTTCATAACAAATGGGTTATATCAATCATTTTCTGATCAGTAATTTTATAAAGTTTTTGATTAGTATTAGGACAATCAAGAGGACCTGATTCGGCTATGTATGGCCCTAATTTTATATAATCAAAGTTTTGTAAATTTATTTTATCTGAAAGTTCTGACTTGCCAGAATACCATGCAATATTTAGTGGTAATTCACTTTCTCTAATCACTCCTGCACATGAATTAATGTATTTAGGGTCCTGATCTCCTCCCATAAAAGAAACACACGAGATACCATTGTTTAATGTTATTAACTTTAACAATTCATTAAAGGTAAGTTTAGTGCCTATATCTTCTGCCAAATACGAGCTATGACATCCCTCACAATGGTTAGGACATCCTGATATATTTATACATAAAGTTATTTCATCAGGAATTTCTCTAAATGTAACCTGGCTATCAGTATATTTAACCATTATACACTCGTTTATTAGCCTCAATTCGACGGCCCTTACTAAAAGCTTTTATTGGGCGTAAATATCCAATTATTCGTGTCCACCAGGTAATTTTAGTACTTTTACATTTAGGACACTCTATAATCTTGTGCTTTGATATAAATCCACAATTATCACATTGACTGTTTGGAATGTTAAAAGTAAAATAACTACACCCCTCACTAATCGCAAAATCTATAAGTTTTTTATACTGAGATTTAGTTAAATGTTCTTCAAGATTAACGTGATTAGCAACACCACCATCTAACAACTCTGTAAATTCTTTACCTTGCATTCTAAATTTGTCAAGAACACTTATAGACGCATCATCAGGCATATAGAAGTATGAAGTATAACAATTTCTTCCTTCTGGAACTATATAGCCATCCTTTTTATCTCAATTGTAGTTTTTAATACCAAGCCCTTCTGCAGGCACGAATTCACAATTAAATTTAAGCTCTTTAGTGCGGTGTTTCTTATTTTCTTCGCTAATAATTTCTGTAATAAACCTACAAAACTGTTTATAATTTTCGTTATAAGAACATGACATTCCTAAAAATAAAGCAGCTTCATTAATACCATTAATGCCAATTGTCAAAAATTGTTGACTTAAATTAATATAACCTTCTGAGTATACAGGAAGCATATTGTGTTCATATAAATCCTTAAGTAATTCGTTATATGCCGTATGGTATTTGTATATTCTATCAAGAGTATTAGTTAAATGACTTCTTAAAAATGAAGTGTTTTCCTTTCATCCACCATGTTGTTTTATACCATAACATTTATCACAATCTTGTACTAATCGATTAATATTTATTGTAATAACTGACTTACTACCTGTTGCTACTCCTGTTAATCCAGACGTGAAACTGAATTCATTTTTTTCAATTCCATTTCTTAATCGGCAGCATGATGCTAAACCATTAGGATTATCTGATAAATATGTAAAGAAAGAATGTCCCTCTGCATACATTTCGGCGGTAAAATCTTTATACGATTGATCTAATACATCTCTTCCATCAGTAAGAAGAGCCATTGTTTCAATGGGAAATGTTAATAATGTCTTACTTCTTTCCTTATTGAACCAACGCATAAATTTACGTTGTAAGTAGTCAATTCCTTCCCAGACTGGTTTTGTTCCATCTGGAAATATAAACTCATCAAATAGTGCATGTCAATAATTACTATCATAATAAGAAATATTCGAAAATGGAGATTGATATGATCTATTACCTGCAGGCTGATTAATTGAATACACAATATTCTGAAAGGCTTGTTCAATCATATCAGATATTGTTTTTTGCTTATTTTGTGTTTTGTAAACTAAATCTTGATCCTTTTTTCAAAATTCTTCACCAAAATCCTTAACACAATAATAGTAAAAAACATTAAAAAATTCTCCGAAAGCAACAGCACCCTGAAATTGAGATGATAATAGAAAAACTAAATTATTAAACTGTCCACAAAATGCCTGTAGATTTGTTGGTGCGGACGAATATAATTTATCCAAAGTAGAAGTTCCCTTTAGTAAAAATGGATATAATGATACTGCAACGCAGTATGGTTTAATAGCAGGTGCGGAACTTTCATCGTGTTTATATATAATATGACTTTCAAGATCCTTAATATAATTAGGAGCATTTTCTCTGTAAAGTTCTTGAAGTTTTTTAGTAACTCTATATCTTGAAATCTCAATATTTCTAGATTTATGAATTTCTGCCTCTAAAGTAGCAACATTTTTGTTTTGAATATTTGCATTATCATCTACTTCTGAACCTGTTGCTGCATTATCATTCTCGGTTATATAGTGTTCAATATATTCAGCTCGTTCCTTAGCATCTCTAATATTTTTATGCCTTTCTCGATACAAAATAAAAGCTTTAGCTGCTTTAGGACAAACTTCCATTAATCAAGTCTCAATTCTATCTTGAATAGTTTCAACACTATCTCCATCGTTAACAGAAATATATTGAGAAGGAGTGGTATTGGGTATGGTACAAGAAGTTGAATTTGTTGCTGCAAGAATAGCTTTATCTATTTTTGTAGGGTCAAATTCCTGTTTAATACCATTACGTTTTATTATAAACATATAATTTGTATATAGAAATAAAAAGTAGAAGATTATTCTAATCCTCTACTTTTTCTTTTAGATAGTCTAACATCCGCATCCTCAACTCCGAATACTATATAACTTCCTAAACTTGCTGTTGTAGAAGGAATATATTTGATTTCAAAATCTAAGTCCTCAGATGTATATACTGTCTTACCATATAAATCTTTTTTAAAAGTCTTAACCAGCTTTTTAGCTAGTAATAAGGCTTCCCCTTTATTAAAAGCCTTACCAACTATTTCATTTGTGTCCTTACTTCTAATTTCTATAGCTTTACTTAATTGACATCTACCTTTTCGAAGAATATTTTTGAGTTTGTAAGGTTTTTTTCTAGTGTCTGGAATACCAGGACTTAAAGTAATTATTATACCCGCACCTTCAAAATCAAACATACTTTTATTTTCCATTAAGTTTGCTACAAAAATACTTAAGTTTTTAGTTAGAATTGGGGAACCTGCACGTTTTCAAGCAACAGTAGCATCATATATGACAGTTATACCATCTTTATAAGCTTGAAGCTTTGCTTCTTCACTACTATATGCTGAAATTTCTAATTTTTTCATTATTGAAAAACAAAATCATCAGAATAACCAAACATCTCACAATATGCAACCATCTTTAGAAGCCTACAAAACTCTTTTTTCCCTTGGGATAAACGATCTTTACTAATTGGAAATACCTCCACTCTATTACTACAGCAAGTTTCAACTACTATAACATTACACTTAACGGTCCATTCATCAGAATTATATCCATACTCCTGTTTACAATATTGTAATAGAATCCACATATACATACCGAATTGACGGTTATAATGAAATTTTTCCATAGATCCACCTGGTTGCATAAACTGTTGAACTAAATGACCAGTAGTCTTAAGATCATTTAAAGTTATTACCTTATTCTCTACATCAATTGTTCAGTTATCAGCTTTCATTTTAAGCTTAAGAACACAAGTTTTATCTTGATAAGAGGCATTTATATTAATGAAAAAAGCATCTTCATTATACGTAAGTATAGGATCTCCAAATAAATCTACTGGAGCCAGTAATCTATTAACTAAACTACTAGTTTTAAGGTTATGTATACAGTTTTCTACTGTAGTTCTATCTTTAGAAGATAATATGATAATACTATCATCTAAAATATCCCTACAATTTATATAGTACCTAAGTCCTGCCTTGATAATCGATTTAATTCTTGAAACATTTATATTATTTTCATAATAATGCACTTTTTTACAAGCGGCAATAATACTGTCATTAACTGACATCCCCTGCATTCTATGCTCTTTAATAGCATCAATTACTAAACCTAGCTTGGCCGAAGGTTTTTCGAGATCGGAACCTAATGTAAATTCATCTGGTTGTAATAATAGTTCATGTATAGCACTACCAATACTTAATGATGTTGTAGTTTCTCCAGTAAATCCTGCCTTATAAGTACTAGGACTTCCATTTTGACTTGGATTAATTAGCTTTAATCGAGAATTAGAAATATAATCCGCAAATTCTGATGAGAAATAGATACTGTCACTAATTTTCTTACGACAAACACTTTCTAAATCAGGGGTTAATTTTATATCAGCTAAGTTAATCTCCATTATTTAATAGGAATATTAAGATTGTAAATTCGTCGATGACCAACATCATAATATTTATTATGTGGGGCATCCATTAAGTAACAAAAGATTCCAGCATTAGTAAGTTCTTTATAGTTTTCATAACGATCATCTATCATTACATTTATGCCTAAATCTTGAATTAATTTTAATTTGCTTTGATCCCAAGGAACAGTATGTACTGGTGCGCATGGTAGTCTATTCTTCTGCAAACTTTCTTTGATCCAGTCTTCAGGAATATTTCTAGCAGTTATATAATAGTTTACTTCAAACTGAGGTCTATGTAGGACAGGTAGGTTAACCCAAAATTCTTTATCAGATTCAAGCTCCCTAAGATGCTCTGGCATTTGATAATTAGCTGACCAATAAGGACTCATGTCAGTGCCAAACCTTTTACAATACGCAGTATTAAAGTCGAACATAACATTATCAAGATCCAGTCCTACAATAGGTTTACAAATAGGAGCCATAATTCTATCATCTCCTTGAGGAAATATATGATAAAACTCACATAGAATTAATGCATTAGCTGCAACCTCAGCCATTTCAAGCATGCCACTTTTAGTGTAATCTCTGCCTCGTTCAAACCGACTTAAATGTTTTTTCAATGAAGAAAGTACTTCAGTCCATTGCATTCCATACTTCCATTCATTTTGATTGTATTTATTTAACTTATTAGTAAATACCCTACTGACTTCTTCAATCCCATATTGTGGAGTTAAGTCATATCTAATCTTTTGTTCCATATTTTTTCTGAAGTGCTTCACAGAAAACATTACATAACAGACCTGCCAAAGATAGTCTAGTACGTCCATCTACTTTTGGATCGAATGTTATTCCGTAATCTAAGTTGTCTTGTTTGTCATGATCGAAATTCATGATAATTTTCTGACCATCTGAATTTTCGAATGTAACTTTACAATGTTCTTTTATCATTATAGTGTTTAATCAATTCGTAAAAAAATGACTTTGGTATAATTACTACTTCTCCTGCTGACCGAAAAGTTTGAGCAGTTGGTACTTGGTAATCTCAAAATACTACAAAAGGTTTATCCTTTAAAGGACACTCCTTCTCAATAGTAAAATAATTAGGCATTCTACCTAATTTTTTTAGCTGTGGATAGAAAAAGAGCTTTCCTTCAGTATCAACTAAATCAACCTTCTTATCGTCCATTGACTTGCTTTCAGAACGAGAAGTTTTAACTCCAGGAAATCCTAACTCTCTAAGTTCCTTAGCAATCTTAACTTCATAACTATTACCACGTTTACGATTGTTTTTTAAATTTCTAACTTTCTGAATCGCTTTTCCCTTGGATATATTCTTTTGCTTTTTCAATTAGGTCGATAGTTTTTTCACGTTTATACTTAGCGTAGAAGTCTGAAATATCTTTAGTATGATACTTTCATGGAATCCATATTGGTATTACATCTGAAAAATTCTTTCTAACCTTTATCATAGCACTAAGACCTGGCCGATCATTATCATAGAATATAACAATGTGTTTAAACCTCTCTTTTAGTCTTTTATATTGAGCTTCTGACAAAAAACAATTTTCTGATATTGGTGCTATTGCAGGGACTCCTAAGCTATATAATGTCATACAATCTTTCATTGATTTTGTAATAACAAGTATATCTCCACTTTTAGGTAGTATATGGTCACCTTGTAGCCTTAAATGTTTTCAGTTAGAAATAAATTTATACTTCTTTTTTCCAGGAAAGTAGATTCTTCAGCGTTCAATATTCTCTCTAATTCCTCCATAATAACCAAATACTAGTTGTTTTGGTTTATATAAGTGAAATAAATTTCCATTTAAAAATACATTCTTACATGAAGCCACTCTAAATTTTTTTAAAGTGTCTTTAGTAATACCATATTTAGCTCATCAATCTAATTCATATTGCTCAAACTCCTTTAATTCTATTTGTATACTGGCATCTGTAGTTTCTTTAAAGGTATTATGAGAATATTCAGTAAGGGGTTTATTAATAGCTAAATTTTTCTTCGAAATAATTCCAAAGTCATTTGCAATTATCTGTAATGCCTTACCATATGAACATTGAAATTTATACATTACAACCGAAATAAAGTTACCATAAAAACTACCAGATCAATCTTTAAAAATTAAATCTCCTTTCCTATTTCTGTAAAACGAGCAAGTAGCATTAATATCTTTACGTAAAGGAGACCTAAATAGACCCTTTTTAGGTGTTATTCCTAAATAGTGCTCCATTAAGGTCTCCTCACTTACTTTATTTAGAATTAGGTCTTTAGTTATAATAATCGGTTCTAACGTATATTCCACCTAAACTATTTTTTTAGAAAGGCAAATCATCAGAATCATCACCTGAGTCTACACTAGGAAATGCTTCTTTTAAATCATCAAGTTCATTTTTAGTACCCATAGGAGTGGGTTTAGCCGTTAGGGCATTATCAATTTGTGTCTTTTCATAAGAAGAGAGAACCAAATTTTCTCCTATAAATGTAGTTGTAATAATTAATCCTCCATCTTTTGAACAACGGGCAGGGAATCCAGGAAATCCTGCATAACGTCCATTAGGAACTAATTTAATATAGGTCTTAGTTCCTACCTTTGGATCCAAATATTTCTTTAGAAGTTTCAAAAATCCATTAAAATCAGGAGCTGAAAATTTCTCCCCATTTTCGTTTATTTGTTTTCCTAATTCTGGATCTAAGGCTTCAATCACTTGCTTAATTTTTACCATAAATTGTTCAGCTTGTGACGGATCTTCATTAGAAGGATTAAATCGGTTAGGAACACGTTCCGTCGAACGAGGTTCAAATAAACGTTCGTTATGAATCCCACTACCATCTACTGCTTCAAATTGAAGTTCAATAGCATTTATAGTTGCATCAGACATTTCTGCCTTTTGGATTCCTTTGAATACAACTTGATGAATACCAGGTTTAAGATAATTAGTACTTACTACACGGGCGTCTTTTACACCACCAAGATTGAACATACTCATAAATTCTATAATTTAGTTAAATTGTGTTTAAAATTTCAGTTTCTTCTTTAAATTCAGGATCAACTTCAGACAATTCTGACTCTTCAATTTTAACCATTTTAAAAACTCCTGGCCTTAAGGCTTCTAATTTAAATAAGTTGCCATATTGAGATAAACAGGTTTTTTGAGATCCTCTAAATGAAACTGTGTTTGTCTTACTTAATTTATTTCCTGCTTCTTTATCTGTAAATACTTCAGATTTGCCTATCACAGGAAAAGTGAGTTCGTTATTTTTTTGAATATAATTTACTGATATTCTATCCCCAATTTGGGCAGATAACAACTCAATTGCTTTAGGAGACATAATTAACTTACTATCTCCCAATTCTACTATAGGTAGGTCTAAATTCTCAAATTTTGATGCGGTTTTTACAACCTTAACATTAGTAACTGAATTAGTTGTTTCATCAAAATCAAAAGAGATTTTTAACATAATTATTTACTGCTTAATGAAGGAAAAATCCTATTCCAATGTGAAACAAATGAACCATCTTCCTGACGCTCTGCTACAATAATATCTTTACCTGCTAGGTGTTGACATCTTGAACCAGTAAGGATCTCACCATCCCCACCAAAATTAATACAAAGGTTACCATTAGTATCGCGATGACAAAAACCAATAGCATCACTTCTAGCAGAAAGAATACGTTTAACTTTACCTGTCAGATCAAGATCCTTAACACTGCCATCAAGACCCTCATTTAGTGACACATCTTTAACATGACCACATAAAATAATATTTGGAGCACATTTAGATACCATGTCAATAACCATTTCAAGAGCTTGTCGACTTCACATATATCCCTGACCATTAGGAAGAGCAGTAACATCAGTTATATCAGCAAACCTCTCTCCAAATACAGGAGAGTTTTTATATAAATTAAGGGCTAATGGTTTAACAATTTCTTCCAATGCAGTAACAGTATCAATAGTAATGTACTTATAAGGTCTTTTGGCCTCAATAATAGCTTTACAAACTTCCTTAATATCCTTTACACTAGATACTTTAACCTTTAAAGCATCAATATAATCACTTCCTGATTCAGTATCTAAAATTAGATTATTTTCCAGAGTGCTTAAAATTGTAGTTTTTCCAACCTTGGGTAAACCAAAGAGAATCAGATACTTGGGATCTTGAGTTGCTGCAGGAATTTTTGTTTTTGGTAATTCGATAGCCATATTTAAAAACTGTATGTTAACTTTTTTGAACTATCTTTTACTTCTACTTCTTTAGTAGTTGAATCTTTTTCTTCCTTATTCTTTTTTCTAATGTTATCTTTTAAATAACAGTAATCTTTTCAATCTGAGCATTCTTGAACTTTTGGTAGTTCTTTAAAGAGTCCAATTTCCCCAAAAAAATTTAATGGGACTAGTCGATCAGCTTCTCCAAATCTGTTTTTAATTAGAATAGCAGATCTATAACGATCTCTAAGACCAATAAATGCTCCTGGTTGACTATCTTCGACAATAATTGGATATCCTCTATGAGAAGTTAATTTATGTTTCAATGGATTATATATCGCAATACATACTTCCGAATCATTGTATGGATTACCTGAATCCTTGATATCTTCAGCACTACTTTCTGTTAAATCAGCTTTTCTTCTATCCATATCAGAAGAATTTCTATTTTCTTGCATTAACACACAGAAAGAGCATGAACATTTTTCCCTTAATGATACTGCATATGTTGACAATTCATCAATTTCTTGTTTTTTAGTATTACCTGGCGATGGTCTTACTAAACCTATATGATCAATAATTGCTTCAACAAACTGTTCTGGATCATTTTTAACATAAATTGTTCTTCTTCCATCGGGCGAATCTTTAAATGTCCCTCAACATTCAAGATTGTCCTTCATTGATTTATAAAAAAACTTCGAGTTTAAAGCTTTATCATAAATAATGAGCTTGTCTGAAATCGAATTTAACCAAGCTTTGCCTTTTTTAACATATTCATAAGACTCGTCATCTAATATTTCAGATCAGGACATAATATCCTTATAGCTTAGTACATAATGATATTCCTCGTAAATATAAAGACACAACAACTTAGCTAATAAAACGGTTTCACTCATTTCAAGGGAATAATAAATTAATTTAATATTCTTTTCTGGATAATCTTTTAGTGGTCTATATATATGAGTATATAACACAAAACTGGATTTACCACTACCGCTTAACCCAAAAATTAAGGTATAGCAGCTCTTTTGTAGACCGCCTGTATAACTATCCATTTTTGGCATTCCTGTACTTAAACCAATATTTTTCCCTTCTCTACCTCGTTCTATTTGTTCAAATAAATTATCAACTCCAAACATTAGTCAAGATATATAGAACTGGCAGTTTGTTTATTGAATCCTTCTAATCTCAGTTTTTCTAAATCAACTCATTTATGTGAACTGACAAATTCCAAGATGCTTATATTTATTAAGTTATTTTCTCTAGCTCATTTAAGGATTTCAATTATCTTTTTGTGTTTTTCAACACTGTGTCCAATAGTAGAAGAGTATCAAAAACAAAATTCATCAAGAGAATAAAACTTTTTAGAGTAGTTTTTTAGGCTGTATAATGCTCCATTAACTTTAATAAATGGTTCGTAAGCCTCAAATAACTCTCTACCTAGCTCCCCAGCCAGTTTAAAATATCGTTTTAAAAAAGTTTTATTAAATTCAATTTCATCTGGTATATAAGATGAAGGATCATAATTTTTGTGTATTATTCCTTTTTCTTTTAAAGAAATAAAGAGATCCTTTAATTTTGCTTGACCTCCACCATTGAATCACTTTGCAAAATACTCAGGATGACCATCCTGAGCACAAAGAGTTAAATAAATTAACAAGAGTTCATCTCCTGTTAAATTATATTGAGTTATTATATTAATTATTGTATCTAACTCCATTTATTACCGTTAATGTAAACAAACGTAATACGTTAGATCTTTTATTTAAAATCTATATTTTGTATCAGCAATACCTCTCTTTGTTTTAGTAGATACTTCTCCACCATTAAGTATAATATCTAATTGATTCTCATTTATAGTAATATACTGTTGATTTACATTAGCATTAGAATACCAGTTCTCCTCAATACTTTTACCAATAACTAATGTAAATATTTCTGCTATTTTGCCTTCCTCCTGACGAATTGCTCTGCCAACGCGTTGTGTAGTACGTGTTTTAGAGCTGTCACCACTAAGAATAATTCCTACACTTAGCCCTTTAACATCTAAACCAGCATCTGCGGATTTTGAAGTACTTAATACCCCAGAAGTTAGACTATTAAAGTTTTCAATAATCTGTTTATTCTCTTGTTTCTTTTGTTTGCTATGTAATATAAGAGCTCCTCTAGATCTAAATTGCTCTGCATCTTTAATTGTAGCGGAAAATGTAATACATTTTTTATCCTTTCGAGCATCTAAAATTTTATTTGCTATTTCAAGCTTCTTAGGGTGAGACATTACAAAGGACTTTCTATTACGTAACATTTTCATTCAGGCAGCTGCAAAGCCTCTTATTTCTTTTAGTGTTCTTCCAAGTTTCTTAGCATATAAAGCTGCAATTTTTGGACTTTGAACACACTTCATAGCTAAATCAAAGTTAAAGTCAAATAAAGCAAATAATGACTGGAATTTTTGATTTCATTCATTATATTTAGTTAGATCAACGTCGAGTATTACCTTGTAGTTTCGATAATCAGATAGTCACTTATTCTGAACAGCTTCTTCTATAGTAATTTTATCACAAATTGAAGTGTACTGTTCTAATAATTTATGTCTGCCATCTAATCGTTCGAAAGTAGCAGTTAAGCCTAAAAAATACCTGTACTTGACTTTTTCAAACATCGAGATATGTACAGGACTAGCAGCATTATGTAACTCATCTATTACAAATAAATCAACTGTATAACTATGTTTTACAATGGTGTTAAAAACTTCTACCTTACAGACAGAAAAGAGCTGGTATTTGGCCAACTCTCTAACTCATTGTTCTTTTAACACATTAGTAGGAACTGCAACTAAAACCGCTAAGGCAGGATTCGCCTTATATAATTCCTTTATTAGAAGTATTGTGGCATAAGTCTTACCTAAACCCGTACTCCAGGCAAGGGTACCTCTTCCACCTCCATCAATTCATCGTCTTATTCCTACTTTTTGTCTTTCAGTTCTGTCCATCAAAGATACGAAAATTTATAGAAATATTAAAGCAACTTACTAAAAAGAGTTTAATAAGTTTTATATTATAAGTTATTAACTTTCAATATTATATACTAATTCTTAGTTACTAATTGATAATTTTTAAACTCTGCAACTCTTTCAATATTATTAATAAGTGTTGTCCATTTATTAATGTGATAATCAAGATCATTATCTAACAATAACAGGATTTTATCCCTCAATGTCTTAAGGGCTACTGTTGATAATGAGCTGATTTTAGGAAGAGGTGGTAGTTGTACAAGAGAACGAAACTCAGCAAAAGTTAATCCAGTTGGAGTGATCCTAAGTTTAACATCAGCATTAACATATCCTGCTAATCTTTCCTTAATAACTTCCATTCTATTTCTGATTTTACCATCAGGCATAATCTCGGTTAATTCTGCCTTTTCTTCCTCAGTTAATCAAATTCCTTGAGACCAGATAAATTTATCTGAAATCATTTTCTTGTTAAGAACGTCTAATTTATCAAAACAGGCATCCATTAACCTATTAACAGTTACTTTTTCAAAAATAGGAGGAAGACCACTAAATAAAATGGCAATAGATTCATTTAAGACATCTTGATCACCAGTAGTTCTCTTAGAATTAATATAATCTAATATGTCTTTTTTAGTTTTTAGTTCAGTATTACATTCATGCAATAAATATCTGACAAATAGTTCAGTATTACAAGCATCTCAAGTAAGATGAATATTCTTTCTAATCTTAATCTTTCCTGGATTGTAAAGACTCTCATTATGAAGCATTTCTCAGCAATGGTTATATCATTTCTGTAATTCTTCTTTTGAGGCGTCAACTAATTTTACAATATTACCTTGTTTATCTCTCCAAGTTAAGGAATCAATAGAGCTCATTGCACTCTGTAATTTTTCACCAAATTCTGTATTCATATTTAAAAACTAAATTCTTTCATATTATTTTTATCTTTTTGTATAAAAAAGTTTATAAAATAATTATTATTATATTTATAAACTTCAAAATCTTCTGATGATTTATTAAATCATTGAGTAACTCCACCTTCTATAGATTCAAATTGAAGATAACCAATATCTCCAACCTGCATTATAGAAGAGCCTCAATTTGGTAACTTTATAACAGTTACGTATTTGAGATCATCAGTATAATCTCTATTTAAATCTTCTACAACAATTGCTGTATATTGACCTTCTTCAATAGCACAAATTTTACAATATATTGTAATTATCTGTGGTGTGGTATTCACAAAATTCTTCTATATTTAGTAAACGAAAATTAATTCCATTTATTTGCTCTAAATGAGACTGATGATAGTGGCCGTAAAACCAGTTGGTTATTGTGTCCTTATAATCCTCATATATTTTATCAAAAACTATTCTTTCCTTAGAAATATCATCTAATAAAGTTTCATCATACTTTGCATACTCATAAACAATATCACTTTTTATCTGAGGAAAACAAAAAGAAGGAGCACTATGTGTAACAATAATTTAACGTTATGCATGTTCTGACCATCTCCTAAATACAAAGAAATCCAACTTAATGGTGCATTATGCCACTTAGGATCAGATGTATCTAAAATACAAGTAACACCTAAACTAACTAAGTAACTTATATACTCTTTGTCAATAACTTTAGGGAATACTATAGGTAGAGGATACAGTATTGGACGATCTGTAGTATATTGTTGATCTAATCCTAAATCAGTTATTAGAGACATTATTAGGCATTTTAATTAATCCGTATCACCTTTATAGGCTGCCATGATCGATTTTTCTTTCCTAAGCCAACTGCCTTCAGACTCTGCTATATCTAATGCTGTTCGACTGATATTTTCTTCTTCTCAATTTTGTTATCGTTAAGCTTTTTATCTTAACTTCTATAGTTTCATTTTACTATAGTCCAGCGTACATTTTCACCCTAAAATATAGGGGCAAACCACTCTTGGATTTATTTTATTCTAATCATTAATGTTTATTTGAAAACTTTTTAATGCATAGTAAACTTCTTTAGAAATAGTAGCTTTATATTTCTCAGCCAGCTCTTTCAAAAATGCTTCTTTAGCTGTTTTATATGCATTAAATGCTTCTTCAATTGTATTAAATACACCTAACGGAATTTTTTTAGAGTTTTTGTTTAATTGTGCTTGATATTTTTTTCCACAGGGTCTTACACCTAATGGAAATTTTCCTCTCCTTGATTGTCTTAATGTTAACTGTGCATTAATCTCTTCAGGAATAAAGCAACAAGTCGTAGGACTATAAATTTTAAGACCTTTTCCTAAAAAGTCTTTATCAACACAATAAGATTCGTTTATGCAGTTTTTATAATATCATTTTGCATAATTTTGAAAATTATGCCACTCTGAACATACAACAACTCCACAAGCTCCATAATTTATAAAACTTGAAGTGCTATTACAATAACATCTTCCCAACATTTCCTTTCAAATTTTATAACATCTGCTCTGCGGGCCATTTTGTACTGGCCGAGACTTATAAGGACCTTCTCCCATATATCCAACACCATAAACTATTGGATAATAAGGATCTCTGACACTACCAGATTTAACATTACTCAACTGTACTGAAGTTTTATATCCAGTAGTTAAAAACTCTATTTCTACATTAAAGGTATTATTATATTTTAATACTTTAAAATCTCCATAAGATTTTGATTGAAAAATCTTATTTTCATAAAACTTGTTTGTTTGTTTAATTCTAGCCATACTAATTCTTTTAAAGATTCAGTACAAAGATAATAATTCTTTATTAAACTCACAAACAAATTTAAAATTAATAATTAGTTTCAAAATCTACGCGTTACACTGTTTAGAATTTTTTAAATTCTAAATTAGCACGGTATTAGCATCTCAGCCTTCACCGTTTTTGGTTTGTTCTTATTATATATTACTATATAACCAGGCAGAAATCTACCTGCTCGTTAACTAGCATACCAGTCTTAGGATCATGCCCATTGAGCCAATTAAAAGTCGCCCAATCGCTTGTATCACAAGCTAAATCAACCATTTCATTAATTTCCATAGTTGTTTGAATTTCCTTATCAACTGTTAATTGGAAAGGAGTAATCATATCTTCAAACTTTTCTGAAATGGCGGGAATTTCGGGATAAATAAACTCAGCATCACACTCATTTAAATATCCATATACCCAATCATGATGCAGTTTTTCTTCCTCAGCACGATCAATATAATATTGCTCTAGTACTTGAAAACCTCTAACTCCATAAAAGTTTGCAAAACTTCTATACAAGTTATGATTGTACATTTCATGAGTTAACTGTCTTAGCATCAATCGAATCATATCGTCACTTAAAGTACATTTACGTCTTTTAAGATCTAATTTTTCAATACTTGGTGCTTCAGTTTTCATTTTCATAGTAAATAAAATTAAAAATAATAAATAGTTTCCTATTATCTAAAGAATATGAATCTTATAACCTACTTTATGAAAGTTGAAGTTAAATTGATCTTCTAGAAGCCAGTAAAGAGATGATGAAATTTCAAAATTATGATTGTTGATAGTAAACCTAATATTAAAGTCATCATCAGTAGTTAGATATCTAGTAATATCTTCCTCACTAAAGTAAACAATATTAAGACCATCCCATATAATATCTAGCTCTTCAAACTCAATAACAACTTCTTCCATTTTGCTAAAATCTAAACAATCTAAGTATCTATCAATTTTTTTGTTAAGTGCTATATTATCGCCAATTTCATGGGAAATACAGGGAAGCCAATGGTTTCCAACTTTTTTCAATCTTAATTGTTTACTATTCATATTTATTAGTCTTCTAAGTCTATTTGTGGGTTTTCGACAGTAGCTGATATATTTGCATAAATATCAGCTAATTCGTTTCATCTATTATCATTATGACCCTTAACTCATACAAACTTTACATTATGAAAATTTGATAAGTTTAGGATCTTAGATCACAAATCCATGTTCTTTTTTGATGTATCATTATCTGATACTCATCTCCGTACATAATTATTAGACATACTACTTACTACATAACTTGAATCTGAATAGATAATAATATCTTGAGGAGTCTTAAAAAACTCTAATGCCTTTAAAACTCCCATAATTTCCATCCTATTGTTTGTAGTATTTATATATCCTTGTTGTAAAATTTTAACTATTTTATCATCATTAATAATGATTGAAGCATACCCTCCTTGATTTGTAGAAGGTTTATAACTCCCATCAGTATAAATTTTAATCACTAACTTCTGGTTCTATTATTTCGCATTCCTCAAAACTATAACTTCTTATTTCTCCCTTGAAAACAGTTTGGTATTTATATAGTAGTTGAGCAAAATCTTCTTGAAATTTATTTAAGTTGTGATCCTCAAGAATGATCTTTCCATTAAGTACAAAATCAACCATCACCTTTCATAGCAAAAATTATACTATCAACTTGATCCCGTATTATCTCCTCTTCAGCATCTTCAAGATCGGTCAATTCTTTAAAATTCCTTAGGGGCACACGAGTTTCTGACTTAAGGTATTTATTGTATTTTCCATCTGAAGCAAGTAGGAAATTTGTATGGTGTTTGAGACATTTCATTACTAATTCTGAGAATGTTAAACCTGTTCTTTCCATTTCTTTAGTTGCATTATCTATGATCAAGAAAGGCTCAGAATCAGCTTTTTCTAGTGCAATTTTTCTTCCAATTGCTTTTTCAAATTTATCTTCAGGACAACAAGTAGCCACACCAAATCTAATACTATCATTTTCATCATTATACACAGAAACCATAGTATAACGTTTACCATAAGTTTTTTAGGATTTATAATGATATTATCAGTGTCTGGGAAAACTGCACCATCAATAAACTCTACAGGTTTAGGATAATAAAATCTAGCTTTTTTCATATAATGGTCTGTTTAAATATGTACTAAAATCATTTTTAATGGGTTGGTAACTTTCATTTGCAAATAAAGAAGAGGTAAGAATCATATCAGCAGTAGTGCGATTTGTTGCAAATGCAATATTATACAGTGAAGCTAGTCGAGTTAATGCTGAAATATCAGTTTGATGTCCCTGTGTAATAAGATTATCACAAAAGAAAATTAATACATCAATTTGTCCTTTTGCAATCATAGCACCAATCATTTGATCACCTCCCAGAGGACCAGAAAGAACAGGAGTTATATCGAGATATTTATTTACAAAATATTCTTTCTCTCTCCAATCTGTCTCTGTAACTTGCTTAACCATAATATTGCCAAGTAATTTACTAGTGGTACCAGTAGCAATAATGTGATGGTTATATAGTGAATGTATATTGAATTTAACCCAATCAACTAATTCCTTTTTTCTAGCATCATGTGCAACAAGAGCTATATTAAGTCGCTTCATTTTTTATAATAATTTTTGAATTTAATTTAAGTAGGTCCTCTACTGGGATTTTAAGAATTAAATCACTTCTACCACTCCGACGATATAATTCATATGTGTTTAAATTAGCAAGTGATTCATGGATAGTATTAAAGTTAACATTTTGTTTAAGAAAGGTTAATAATATTTTTCTTTTTACAACAATCCACATATTAACCCCTTCAAAAACTATATAATCAGATTTTCCAAAAAGCCAACCAGGTTTACCATTAACGTTTTTTAGTTCTATCCAATGAATAGTATTGCTATAAACTTTATCATTTCTAGACTGCTTTTTAAGAGCCTTAATATCTAATCCAACAGTCTTTCCATTAATGATTCACCACAAATCTATATGATCATGTATATCCTCTTTAGGATTTGCCTTTTGAACAACTCCACCACAGGTACTAACTAATAACTTTGCAAATTCTTCTTCTTTATCAAATCCTCTTTTTAAACACTCCTGATACTTCATTTTTCGGTTCTTTTACTTCAAAATCCTCTACATCTGCCTCATACCATCCACAAGAAGTTTTAACTAAACAATCTTTATTACTTTTAATAATAGTTACATTTTGGCCTTGAGTACAAATAAAAACACCATTATCGTCAATATAGTCCCTTAATGCTATAGCGGTTAAAGTTTTCATAATTAGTCTTCAACGATTTGTATAAAACGTTGTTCTTTAGTAATTACATATGGATTTTCATCAACAACTGTAATTTCAACAATGGTGTGTTTTTTACTAAACCAGCGAGGTAAAAACCATTTTCTAGGTTTAATTGTTTCCCTTTTTCCTTCAGCTAATATATACTTGGAATTAGTGTACTCATGGTTCATAGTAATCTCATTTGGATACTTTAAATGTAAACAAGATTTATTCCATTCGTCTTGGACACATGTATCTAATACAAACTGAGGATCTTTAAAAATTGTGTCTTGAATTTTTATTGTATCTGTTTTAGAATAATGTTCAAGTTGATATTGTAGTGACTTAATTCTCTTATCCTTAATTCCACTTTCATTAGCTACTTCTTTCAGTTTTCTTGTTAAGGAGTCGGTAGAGCTTTCAAGTTGTTTTATTGTAAGTTGAAAGGTTCTATTTTTTGATTTTAAATCAGTCCTTTCAGCAGCATATGCTTTTTCATTATTAACAGAATATGCTAATCTAGTATTAAGATCTTTGATAGTTTTCCCTAAATGCAATATAAGAGCAAAAATTGCAATTATAGCTAATACTTCTATTAATGTTCTCTTCATTTTTAAGCTTTAAGTTTTATTTTGGTATTCTGTTTACTATAACAGACCAATCGATTTTATCAAACAAATTCTCAATATAATCGATTTTGTATGATTGATAATCTAAATAGTAAGAATGTTCCCACATATCTATACAAATTAGAGGAATTAAAGTCTCATCTTCAATAGGAGTTTGAGAATTTTTAAAACACTGAACAAGTATGTTAAAACGTTGAGTAGATGTGTTGTAAGCGGCAACTAGCCAAATGTAGCCACTACCAAACAGTTTAGAACTAGCTTCTGCTAACAAATTAGGTATGCTTGGAATATATACGTTATATTTTTTATAAACACTGCCACGAAAATACCAATGAGATTGCCCAGTAAACTGTTCAAAAAATCTTTCATGGTTCCAAACTTGGGTTGCATTATTATAAATCTCGCCTCCTTTTTCAGAGTTATTTATAATCTGTTCAACGCTTAAAGAATCAAATATTGTATCTGCAATGAGCACATTAAGTTTATTCACGTATTGTAAGTAGTGTTGTTTATAATGAATTTCAAACGCCTTTGCAGAAATTGCTGGTTCTATAACACTAAAGTTGATAATTTCTACTGGATTTATCATTTTAATAAATATTATATAAATCTATGATTTTAGCTCTAACTTCCTCGTTAAACTCAATAGCGTGCATTCTCTGTTTTACCTTTTTAGTATACCAGTTACCAGCTTTAGGATTATGGAGTTTAATAGCTTTATTTATATCCCTATCAGGATTGTGATAATCATTCATCATTTCAAACATACTCAATGCTTTATCCAAATTATAGGCATCTTGTAAGATGAAATTAGTTTTATATACTCTATTAATTTCACTAATATAAGACTGTGTTATTTGAAATGGCCCTACTGCACCACCAGGAGATTTAGCTTTAGGGTTTCTTTCACATTCAACTTCAATAAGCGCCATGATAAATACTTGCCATTCTGTTAACGAATCCCTTAAAATAATAATAGAGTCTTCTTTTGGAGACTCTATTTCAATATTGGAAGGTTCTGCAGATACAGATTCTGTAGAAAATTTAATATATAAGACACTAAAAGCAAGTAAAGCGATTACAATTATATAATCGTGTAACAATATTTTAAACTTTTTCATTATTTTCTATAAGATTAGGTGCATATTTTAGTAGTGTTTGTCTAATTAGTTTATTGGAAGGATTACCTAGTTTTAATCGTATTTGTGCATAAGTATATCCTTCCTGCCTTAGATAAATAATACCCGCTTCTTGCGTTGTGCAGTTTAGTTCTTCTGCTAATTCTTGAATTTCTTCTTTTTCAAAAGAAAGTAACATAATATAACTTATTAATTTCTAGATACTTAGCACTCAGTAGAGGACTCGAACCCCTATTGACGGTTTTGCTTACCACTACAGCTTTCGCTGCCAAGACCCTTGGTACTCGTGCACCAATATTCTTTCAAGGTCTTAAATTCTCCTTAGTATTATCAGAAAATATCTTGTTTGTGGTCTAGAGTACGTCATCACCATATTCTTATAGAACTTAGGTGCACGATTATCTACTCGTTCGCGGCTGGGGAATTCTCCATTCCGACGTCGTTACCATCAGCGTTATCTGTTAAGGATTCAACGTTATCATCGTGTTCATTTGTAATGTTTCCATTACAACGCTCCATTTGTTTAAAATTATTTTTAAAAAATTGACAAACATTTAGTCCAATTGAACTTTTATACTTAGAAGAAAATGATACAGGCAAGATATATAAATCTTCATTCTCTATATCAACCCCAATAAAATAATCAATTTCTACATTAGTATACCTACTAATTTTATATAATCCCATATTGTGAGAAATTTTTCTAATAGGAATTCTTTTGGTATTTCCATCTTTTTGTACAGTTTTTATTTGTAGTCTAAAATATTTATTATTTTTCTCTACAATTAGATCTACTTTACCATTTTCTAATACAGGTTTAAACAAATTAAAACCCTGTTGAATAAAGTTCTTTTCAACTATAAGATTCCCTAAGTAACCTTTTTCAATTGTTTGTCATTTTTCCATAATTTTAAATAGTTAAAGACCGTGAGCCTACCATTGACCGACCTGAGTGTTTTATTATTTTTAGTTATACTGCAAAAATAATAAAAAACAGTGAAATATAAAATCTATATATCAATTCTTTTAAGTTTTGATATAAGAGTTTTTAGTACATAATTAGATAAATCTCTAGGAAATGTATCTAAATCTGTAAGATGAATATAATTATTAAACATTTTTTGAGGATCAATATCACTTTCAATAGCTATCTGACAAATAACTGTGTCACCTCTTGATTCTATACAGTCAACTGTCTTTTTTACCAACTTTATTGATTCTGATAAATTAGGTAAACCTCGTGCAGCAGGATATCCATCAGATATTACAAACATTAAAAGAGGGTTATTAGTTTGTTTTCTTACAAGTTTATAAACTTCCTCGATTGCTTCATGATCTCTATTGTTACACATTGCTCTTACAGATCCTAAAGAATACTTATTCTTGTTCCAAGAGTCTCGATAAACATTAATAAATGTATCGCCAGATGATACAATATCAGCAGTATGACCATAAATAAACAAGTTACATTTAGGTAATTTTAAACAAACTTCATTTAATAAGATTGCAGCTTGCTGAGCAGTATCAATTTTGCTTCCATCCATTGAACCTGATTCATCAATTAACAGACATAAATCTAATCCTGGGGTTATTCTTTCGAATGTTTGTGTATAAACAGTCTCAACATTTTGATAAGCTTCAGCAAGTTTTCCTGTATCAAGTTTACCTCTTCTTAACCCACTAAGATTATATTTTTGTTCAACAAAAAATTTGCTAAAAGCATTAACTAGTGGTGTAATAGAAACTCCTAACTGAGTCTTAACTTCATTATAGTTTTCCTGATTATTTCCCTGACGATGCAATACTAAATCATCACTCTCTCTTACTAAATCTCCAGAATATTCTTCTGCATCCCATGATGTTCTAATTTCAGAACTACGTTGAGTAGTGTAACTGCTTGTAACCTTAGAGATTCTTCTCGCTATAGAATTTGCAAAGTCTTTTAACTCCTCTTCAGATCTTGGCTTTACAGTGCCTGTTTCAGCAGGTTTAGACGTTGCTGAGTTAGAGCCTTCGGAATTAGAGCCTTCAGAAGTCGAATTACTCTCACTTTTACCAGAGCGATTGTCAGAAGATTCATTTCCTTGACTCATATCACTGTTATCATTACTATCACCCTCATCTGGTTCTCCTTCTTGAGAATACTCTTTATTATTTGTTGGAGGTTCTGGTGGGAGTTCAAAATAATCACAGATTAATTTCCAAATTTTCTTTGCTTTTGAATTAGACTCTACAAATGATTTGCCCAAAGAAGACATAACATTTTTGATTTTTTCAAATAAAACTATATGCCGATTATAAATGTCTTCACTTACATTTTCAGGATACCTAATAATGTAAAATACTGTTTGCAAAACATCAGTTACATCATTTAAATGTTCTTCCTTGAAACATTTTTTAAAATAGTAATATTTTACTTCTTTTAAGAAGTTAGCGTATCCTGGATAGAAATATGTTGCCTTACTTTCAATCCGCTCATCTTCAATTGTATTAGTTAACTGTCCAATGTAATCGTCTGATTTGTAGTTCTTTACTGAATTTAAATTAGTGTATAAAATATGGGAGAACTCATGAACTGCTAATCCTAAAAAGATATCTAATTTTTGATTATTATTCAACTTAGAATCATCAAAAACATTAGTTGAAATTACAACCTTTTTAGAGGTGCTGTAAGAACTAGGTTGGGCAAATAAACTAACTTTAATTGATTTCGGGACTTCCATAATATCCCTAATATCACAAGCGTGTTTATAAGAGTCTTTAATTAATTTTTGTTTATCTAAGTTTGGAGCAAAGAATGAAGAATAGGAATTCTCCATTCCAAAATCCCATTGTAACTTATGATTACCATGTTCTGATATATAATTCCTATTCTTATTTCTCCCAAACCAATCAGTAACAGCCATTACTTACTCATTATAAGTTTAATAATTTTTTCTCTGTCATCTTGCTCGTAAAGTGGCAGTAATACGGCTTTGACTGCATTAACAAGTTCCCATCCATCATAGATTAAGTCAGCAATCATTAAAGTTTCTCGCGTTGAAATAGCGGTTTCTAAATCAGAATTTCTTTTCATTTTTCTAATAGATTCGGCAAGATTAGAAATAATCTTAGCATCTGATTTAGCAATTCCACATCTTTTTACAAGAACACTAGTTTCATTAGTTGCATTCAAATAATCTAACTCTATAGGAAAGAAACGGTTCGTCAACGCCTTGTCCATAGTTGAAGTACCAGTATACTCAATACCGATGTTTGCAGTAGCAAAAAACACACATTTAGGATGTACAGGTATACGCCTAACATCTTTTGAACCTGCTATTTCCACAGGAAGATAACGTCGGTTGTCTAATAACGGATAGATAATATTAGCACAAGTATGCGGCATTCTAGATAGCTCATCAAGAATGATTATCTTAGGTTTCTGTATATCATCACAAAACTTAGCAAAATCAAAAATAGAATTACCATTTTCTAACCTATGAACACCTAACAAATCAGCAATAGGATCAGCCATTGCACCCATGTCATAATATTCACACTCTAAACCTAATTGCTTAGCAACTAAAGCTATAACCTCGGTTTTCAGTTTTGTTATCTCATAGGCTTTTTATCCTATGATTCTATATCTTCCTTTTTGATATAGCTCAGCGTACATTTTCACCTTTTATGTACTAACATAAATAAGGTGGAGAACACTCTTGGAGATATTATATTCTTATTTCTAAGTTTCAATCTCTACGCGTTACGGTGTAGCAGATCTTTTAAATCTGCTATTACCTCGGTATTAGCATCTCAGCCTTCACCGATTTTGCTCTCTAATAATTTTAAAGATTTCTCTTTAAAACGGCAATATTGTTTGCAAATATCTATTATATTTACGGTTTAAATAAATAGTAGCGTTTTCGTAAACTTTATCTAAAAAGTCAAAACTTTCGATAGTCTTAAATCATAAAGTATACGTATTTTTCTGTGAACGTTTATCTTTATATATTTTAGCTAAAGTTGGATAATTTAGATAATGTTCAATAGAATTTAGGAATTCTCATGTTCCAATAATAGAAACATATGGGCGGATACTGTATTTATTCTTTTGTAGAGTAACACATCCATCACCATCAAAATAACCTCTGATAAAGTGTCTAATTAAATCTTTTGATTTAAAAATTGTTTTATCTGGAAATTTTAATGTTAATGATTTCCTTGGAGTACAACCGTAATTGTTTAATGTTGTCCATAGATGTTTATTTCCAATAAATCATCTACATCTATACGAATCACATTTTACGTTATTTCCTAAGTATCCCATAAAGATATTAAATTTATCTAAATGATCTTTATCTTTTATAGCTAAAGATAATTCAAACCTATACGTTTTCTTCTTATTTGGAGTATGTGAAGAAATATATCCATCAGCAAAAATGAATCCTAACCAATATGCTTTTTCTTCAGTATCTATGCAGTCAAATACATGTTCATTAAACTTACATTGATTTTGATAATTTGTCAAATGTAGTCGATGTTTTTTCAAATGACTGTATAAAATACTTTTATCAATTCCTCACTTCTTTCTTATTTGTTCTCCTGATAGACCATTATTAAAATCATTAATTAAATCAGCGTCTGTTCAAATATGTTGATTTTGTCTATTAATAACTTTAATTCCAAGGTCTTTTAAGATTTTTACTATTGTGGCATAAGAAACACCATATTGTTTTCCAATTCAGGAACAACTTTTTAAATCTACTAAATATCAATTCAATATTTTATTGAATTCACTTTCTTTAATTTTACCCATATAGTATTAAAAAATTAATATGAGCAAAAATAATAATATTATATATAATTTGCAAGTTTATTACCACTACCAGTTGGTCCTAATAACAAAGTATTAACTACTTTTTTAATATTCCGAACTAGAAGATAATACTTATCATCTTCAATATAGAATCCATGTTGTTCAATTGTTAGAGGTTTGGTCTGAGTATCTCTAAGTAGATGAGATAGTAACGTTTTACTTATTTTAGCTTCCTCTGCAGCAATTTCTTCTGGAGTTTTGTCTCGATTCCTTATATATCTTTGATATCCAGGTCCTGATACTGGATCGTCATAGACTTCCGCACATTTTTCTCCAGAATATGAATAATACTTTTTAGTACTTGCTAGAGTTAATTTACTACTATAAAGACCAATAACACATCCTATTGGATGTTCTATTCTATCAATCACAGTAGACGCTAAGGAAACAGATAAAGGATATATTTCGGTTTTATCAGGATAAAACTGTTTAGGTTCTATAACCCAAACCTTTCTAGAACTTTTTTCAGTTAGTTTACAATATATAATTTTATCTTCCATTATTTAACAATATATTTAATTTTTTCAAAATCGGATAAAGTTCTAATTCCTCCATACTGCATTATATTAAATAATCTGGTTTCTATAGCTTTAACATGCGTATTATAGTCAAGTTTCGAGGAATTAAATTTCGTCATAACATAATCAGCTCCTAAAACTAAACTTCTAAAACTTGGAATTTGGTTTAAGGTATATTCGATATGAATAATAGAAGTTGCTGTATAAGGACAAAAAATTCCTACATTTTGACTTGATTTGATAGTTTCTTGAATTTCCCATTGCTTACTCTTACAATCAGTAATTAAAGACCCAGATGGATACGAAAATTTAATATCTGCATATCGAGAAGGATCTACAAGAATAACATAATCAATGCCTGTTTTACAACATTCTAAATATAATTCAGGTGAGCCAATATTAGACACCATTAATAACACATTTCCTCCAAATTGTCGTTTAATATATTTACAGGTATGAAAAAATTGTTTACCATTATAAGGAGTATATTCTATATAAATATAGTATGTTTTTGTGTTATCGAAATTAGAGGTAAAACTGTCGCTTGATAACAAATTATTTAATTCGTGATAGGATAAATCTATAAATGATTGATGAATCATCGATAACCGTTCCTTCAAACTAATACTTTGTGGGATAATCGTGTTAATCCCAAGTTTACTTAACTCAATATACTCCTCAAGTTTTAATGGTTCCTCAACGGAAGTAAACACAGGTAACTTACCGTCTTTATTATATATATTATAATCTACTGATTCTGATGCAATCTCAGTTGGATATAACCAAACATCTTCAATACTAAATTTCATCTTTTATTTTCCTTAAAGGTTTTTTCTTAGAGTCCTTAGAATTTTTTGGTTCTTTGAATTTTTTAATTTTATTCTTTTTTGGTTTTATTTGTTCAAGATCCTCGTCAGAAAAATTATCTACTTGATAATCCCTAATATATTTACCCATATTATTAAAGCAAAAAAGAGGGAAATTCCCTCTTTATTATTTGATTTTGAGTGAACCAGGTTCCAAACCAAGTTTCTTTTCAATATCCTCCATAGTATAAACTACCTCCTGCGTTGGAGCTACCCATACTGGAATCATTTTATTAGTTTTACTAAAACCATATGCCTCCTCAGTAGGTTTATAAATTCCTGCAATTGGTCTTGGAGTATCTTGAGTGAACTTCTTTAGATATCCTTTAACTCTTCCATCATTACCAAAACATACAATCATCCTATTTGCTAAAATGACTCCATAATCAAGATCATCAATGGCAAATTTTACAATATAACCAGGAATAATAGCGTCTTCAAAGGTACCAGATTTTTCTTCTAAAGATTCCTCCTCAGAATTATTTTTTTTATCTTCCTTTTCCAGTTCTTCCTTAATCTCTTTTAACATTTTTTCAAAATCACCGCCAAGCAACGACGACATCAAATTAGCAATTGAGCTAAATTCTTTTTTATCCATATTTCTTGTTTTACCATTAATAATATTAATAGCTTCTTGTCTCTGTTCTGCTTCTGTTTTGTTAACGCCTAAAGCCTTTAAAACGTCATCTACTGTCCAATAACGTTGATAGGAATTAATACCTTTAGAAGCTAGCCATCTTTCAGCTGTATGCTTATCCTTAAAAATTGCATAATCTTTATGAATTTTTGCTATAAAAAGATAAGGGTATTTATCAGATAATTTACCCTCAGCTCCTAGAGCTGTTACTTCTGATGCAAATTTTGGATTAACACAATTAAAACCTTTCTGAATTAAGGTTCAAAGAATAATAGCTGGATCTTTTACTACACAAATAAAGTTCATTACTTTTCTGGTTTAAATATTTTATATACTGAGTTTTTTGTTTCGAAAGTACATTTATCAATAATTTTTGTTACAGGAGAGCTAGAGAATGGAAACCCAATAGTACACCGAGTTCCAACTGTTACAGGATATTGTAATTTACCTGATCGACGATATCCTACATTAATACCATTTGGATGATTTCCAGATTCATATTCACAGGTAGTATTGTCACTAATTTTTTCAATCGTAACTTCTTCTCCAGCTTTATAGGTAACTGTATTATAATATAACTCTCTCACTTTGTATAACGTTTCGCACCACCTGGTATCTTCATCAGTTAGAGAGCCTTTACAGTCACAATACTTTAATAACAAAAGAGCATCCATTAAAACATATTTCAAATCATTTGCTAATGATAATATTCTATTTGCTGGATTTGCCTTATTAAAAATATATAAAGGACGCATATGATACCTAATCATATTACATATTGCTAAAACTTTAAAGTCCTTCATTTTATCATCTTTAAAGTACTCTCGAAGCATTGGATCAGCAGTTCTTATTCCTTCTTCAGCATGATTTCTACAATGGTATAAGCCGTCTTCTCCTAGTTTCGTTACAGTAGATTTACCAATATCGTGAAGTAAAGCAGATAATACTAACATCTCCTTAAAATCATCATCCTCAAACATGTGTTGTTTTTCAATAAAAGGATGCCCTAATTCAATACAATCTAGCATATTTTGTGTTACCAAACATGTATGTATAAAAGCATTTCCTTCTTTATGATATTTTTGATTCTGAGGAGTGTTTTTTAAAGCTACTATCTCTGGAATTTGGTCTAACAACTTCCAATCAAGTGTATTAGTTTTAGGATCATAAATTTTTATCATAATTTCAGTTAAATTTAGTACCCAAGACAGGATTCCAACCTGCACATCCTTTCGGATACCAGATCCTAAGTCTGGGGAGTCTAGCAATTCCTCCACTTGGGCTTTAATATAATTATAGATTTAATTTTTCTAGTAAATAGTTACACAAATCTAGAATGGATGCATCCTCAGGTTTAAACCCGTCAAACTCATATGTTTGTATTCCAAAATATGTGAACAATAACATAGCTATACCAGAAACAGAAATACCTGCAAAAATATCACTAAGTTTTGTTTCTTTTTGTATTCTAACAGAATTATCCTTTCGTTTAGTAAATTTCATTATCAATGACAATAATGCTGTTCTACAGATAATAGTTGGATCTGAGTAGTTTTCAGCCATTTGTGTTGTAATTACATTTGGCAAAATACAATCTCCTAAATAACTTACAGTACCTAATTTACTTGATGGAATTTTAAAATGATATGTGTCTGATAGAGTATTATTAAGGATTCCAATATTTCCAGCAGCCGTTAACATACAGTCAATTTCAATATCAGATGATTCATCATCACAATTTTCTGAGTTAACGTAAATGTATTTAATTTCATCGTTGCTAGTTTGATACCATCCTGTTTCTAAAATAGATAGATTGATCATTTTATTATACTATTTTTATTGATGTATTATTTTTTAATTTGAGCTAAATCCTTTTAATTTTCTTAATGTTGCCATTTAACAAATTTAAGTGTCATTAAGTTAAGTAAATATATAAGATTAAAATGAATTTATTCTTTTTTCCATTCAAATTGTTTCTGGTTCCGACTCATTAGGTTCTGCATCCTTATATCCACAACGATTATACCATTTTTTTGTTCAACTATTCTTGAATGTTCATAAAGAAATTTTTTCAGCAGACAAATCATTAACACAAATGTGTTCTAGTTTCTTCAATAAGAATGTGCCCAATCCTTTTTGTTGACTTTCTTCTGAAACACTAATCATATCAATATAAAGATCTCTAGGCTCATCAAAATATCAGTAAATGCTGCCAAATGCTTTACCTTGATTCTCCATTAGTAAGATCCTATATCCTCAGTGTAATTTTTGTTTATGTGTTATAAAATTTCAACTTTTCATATTACTTATTATTTGAGCATTGTAAGAGATTCAAACTCTCCCCTTGTGATTGGAAGTCACATATGCTATCACTAATACCAACAATGCATAAGATTAGGAGCATGTAGCAGGACTCGAACCTACGTAATGGCTTTTGCAGAGCCGCACCTCACCACTCGGTCATACATGCAGAAAAAATAGTAATCTAAAGGATTTGCACCTTTCTCTCAGAGACTCAGCAAATAAATTAAAACCTTATTTTAACTGATCTTTTATCTGTATCCTAAGCTTCTAGACGAAGACTACTGATAAATAATTTAGAAAGCATATCTCCTTTCAGCAATTATAATAATTTACAGTAACTTTATTAATAATTGTGCTAGACTAGAGACGATTCTGTGGAGTTTCCAGGTTACGCTCCTGGCTCCCTAGATTTTCAGTCTAGTGCTTTCACTAGATTAGCTTAAACTCCATTTCAAAGTGCAAATATTGCACTATAAACATGACTAAATAATGTTAACGGTAATTATTATATCATTAGAATTTTTTTGTTCTCTGAGTAATTTAAATATAACACTTTTATGGTTATTTCTGTAAGTCTTAAAACAGGATCCTATCTCTTCTCTATAGGAAAACTCATCAGATATTTTACAATCACATTTTTGCCAAAAATAACATCCTTGGCAAGTTGTGCTGTGAATTTCTACTACTTGTAGTTCTAATGATTCTAAGGTATCAGGATTTACCATCGTAAATCTTTCCCCAACTTCTCTATCCATAATTCTAATATAAATGCGGAAGAGGTGAGATTCCAACTCACGCGTTGCTTGTTACACAACCTAACAGTTTTCAAGACTGCCCTCTTAAAGCACTTGAGTACTCTTCCGTATAAGTATGTTATCGCCTCTTCTTCTTACCTTTGATGCCCATCGTTTGATAGACTTTCTATAAGAAGACTTTTTTCTTCAAGATACTCGACTGTCCTTAATATCTAAATATTTTTCTTGATATTTTATAATTTGACTCAATTTTGGATTATTCTCCATAGGAATTTGATAAAATATTAATAGCCTGATTTATATCATCGTCAGATAATCCTGTATGACTGTTTACATGTATGAAATTTCTAAGCTGATGTTCTAACATATCTGTTCTATCATCTAGTATAACATAATTATTTACAATACATAGATTATTATTTAACCAACCTTGAATTTCTGCTCCTCTAGATTTATCCAACTGCTTTTCGTCTCATAGATGAATTGGAGTAAATCCAATAATTAAAGCTGTTAAACCAGCTCTTTCCAATCTAAGTCGACATTGTCTCTCATCGTACCTCCAGTCACTCGATATTACGATATAAGAATTTGTTTGTTTAACTAAAACATTAACACGTTCAATACAGAATGGATCTAAGTCTCCTTCTTGACCGCTAATATTTCCAAAGTTTCTAGGATTAGAATACCAATTTGTATAATTAAGAACACCATCAATATCCAAAAAAATAATGTTCTTTTTTAGAGGATTCATTTAACAATTTTAAAATCTTTAAATTTGTTGACGTAGTATTTAAGTTTCTTTTTTAAATAATTGTGATAGGAATTACTTTTGAAGGATTACTTCTATAACTTAACTCAGCCTTTAGTATGGGTAAGATTTCCACCCTAGTTCTAGTTCTTATTATAAATTTAATGATATTAATCAAATGACCACTATTTAAATCAGCTAATGTGTATACATCACCATTTTTACTAGACCATGTAATCTCTTCTCGATATGCAGTAATATTTGAGGACACTTCGTCAATAAATTCTTTTGTTATTGGCAGATCTGTTCTAATATCCATTATCTAAATATTTAGAAAAAATTAGCTGTTAATAAAAATTAACAGCTAAAACTATAGAATAATAATTGTTACTGAATAGAATCTACTGCAGTAGTATCTGCAACTACTTCAGTTGAATCAACAATTATACTTGTTGAGTCAGTTTTAACTTCAGTAGTTTTATTCGATACTCCAATACAACTCATTACAGTAACAGTAATCATTACTAAAACAACTATAAAATACTTTTTCATATTTCTACTTATTTAAAAACCAATTTTTTTTCTACTTACAGATTCTCCTCCTGTAATATCTTCAAAATTATAAATATCAGCTAATGTCATTTGTGTAGGATGATCATCAGACTTATTAAGTTCTTCCATTAGAGCTTTCGTTTTATCTGCAGACAACGGTCCAAATTCATATTTAGCTACTAATCGACCTTTTCTTAATAATGCTTGGTCTATATCTTTAATGTCAGCATTAAAAGTTGCAATAATCTTAATATTTAAAATATCAGAATACAACCCATCTGTCATATTAAGAATATTTGCAATTCCATTATTAAAAGTATTATTCTTTCTATCTTGAAGTAATTGTTCACAGTCCTCAAGAATGAGAATGGAGTCTTTTTGCTCCAAAATAAACTTAATAAATGATGGGTCTGCAATATTATTCATTAAAGCATTACTCAAAATAATAAACTTTTTATTATGATGAGTCATTAAATGCCTCAGATATGTAGTTTTACCTGTTCCAGCAATACCATGAGCGATTATTAATCCAGAATCTATAGATTCAATAAATTCATCGATCTTTTTCGCAATAGGTTTGAAATCATCATTATAATGTTTATCATAATCAATAGGCATATTAGAATTAATTTTGCAACTAACTAATTCAAAATCTTGACCATCGTAAGTAATTACATTAACTTTAGCAATACTATTAGCCGTTTTGATACAACTGTTTAAAAGATTTTGATAAACTGGTAACAGTTTCTGAACTTCCATAAAATTGGAAATATCATAACAAATAGTAAAACATTTATCACTAAACTTAAACACTTGTTTATTTATAGTATCAACTGCAACAAAACTGCAAGCATCATCGTCATCAAATGCTCTTAGAAAGCTAGGAGATTTATCTTCCTCTATTAACGATTCAATATCTTTGCCATCATGTCCAAGTGATACTGCCGTTTGATATTGATAATAAGGATAAAGCTCTTGAAACTTTTTGGTAAAACCAACTTTATCTAATTTTTTATTCCCCTCTGTATTAACAATGATATTAATTTTTGAACTAATAACATTAAAGAGTTTTGCATGTAATCGAGCTGCAGAAATATCTTCCCCGAATTGGTAAATATCAGAAGAAAAATCTAATTTTATGGGATTCATATTATTCTTTTAAGATTATGACTAGTTGACTACTAGTATGGTAGGTGGGCTCTGCCCCCTACGTGCTCAGCATCCCAAATGCTGCGAGATAAACTTGGCTCCTCTACTACCATATTAAATACTGTGTACTATTACAGTATATTTATTTAATTATAATTATATCTAATACCTTATTTAAAATATCCTCTGTAATATTTGGATATTCTTCTTTAATATCATTAACTACTTTTTTTGTCCATCGTTCATCAATAAGGTTAGACCAGCCAATTTTGTCTAAGTACAATAAAACTTCTTTAACTGATGGAGGATTATTCTTAACATACTTAATCCAAGCCTCAGGAAGATCCTTATCAATCTCATAAAGTCTTGGTAATACTCTGTAAATTATCCCGTTAGATAATTCAGCTGGGTCGCAATCACTAACTTCAGAATAATCCACATCTAAAGAACCAATAATATGTTTCCACTCCTTAGTAGATAAAGTAAGGGTTAATAGTTTATCTTCCATTATTTAGTCAGATTAGCAATATTTTCCATAAATACTTTGGTAACAACATCAATGTTCATCATTACCTGTTTATGTACGTCCCACTTTTCTTCAACCTGCTGTCCAGGCCACGATGAAATAATTACTTCATATTCACATCTAGACCACCACTGATAACGACTTTCATCAATAATAAACTGTTTAAACTCTTCAAAAGTTTTAGGATGTTCAGCTTTCGTTACTGATTCATAACAGCTTATTAAATAAGGCATTATATCATAATGTACCATATAACGTCTATTGAAGTCATAAGTGATAACGTTATAACTAATAATATTTTTATTTTTCATATTAAATACATTTTTTGAGCCAACTGTCAGATTCGAACTGACGTGCCTATAAGGTCGGACTTACAAGATCCGTGCAATCGACCACTATGCGAAGTTGGCTTAATACCTATCCCTTTAATTTCTTACAGAATTCTTTCGGATACCAATTTTCTAATGTTAATCGCTTAAACGAAAGTACCATTTGATTATAACTTACGCTTTCATATACCTCAAAAAGAGAATCGTATTCTTCAAAATCTAAAATACGGTCAATAATCTGATTGCGGAATTGATATACATAACAATTTCTAATAAAGAAATAAACACAGAGAATTAATAGTACGATTAAAATAAAAGGAATAACAGCTATCATTTTTATTTAGTTTTATATGATTTTATTAGTTGCTCGTTAAAGATTCGAACTTTAACTTCTACGGTCAAAGCGTAGCGTGCACAACCAAATACACTAACGAGCAAGTTTAAATCATCTATAAATAGTACTCAACCATACCTGCAAATATAGGTGAATTTAATAATACTACCAAATATTTGTACAAGTTTTTACTTAAATTTATTCTATAATGGGAAATTGTATTACAAGTTCAAACATAGGTGCAGTAAAAGCATCTGTAGTCTCAGTACTTAGAAAGTATACGGGTGGATATCCTATTAGTTCTGATACTCTTTCAATCTTAAACTTTCTTCCACAATATTTGTACATATGTAAAGCAAATGGCTGTGCATCAAAATAAGCTTTCCCACAATCACATTGATGACTAAACCACTCTATACTCTTAATTATAACAACATCTCCAACATTATACATTCTTAAAATGAAAATATTTGATCATAATAATCAATGTCATGTTCTTCGTTAATTGTAATTTTCTTAGCATTTACATAAGAATAGTAACTAACATGATCCTTTACAACAGTACGCATTAGAATTTGTAATTCTAAGGGACTTCTAACAGTAAACACTAAATTGTCTTCTGCATCGTACACATCATAGCTAAAACCAGTATCTATTGTTCTACAATCTTCCCAAGACGAAGCTTCACTGTATGTACAGTATTCTAAATTAAAAGTATCAGAACATGATTCAAATTCAGACCTAAAATCCTCTGCATTACAATTCTCCTTACTTAACAATCCGACAAATACTTTTACACCTTGACTTTCTTTATCAATATATTTTTCTCCTATAAGGATAATCCCTTCATGGCTTGTAGGTAATTTTGAATACCACTCCATGCCTTTTGTTTCAAACCATCTGGTAAGAGATGTCTGTCCATCATTAAGAGTTATTTCTTCTCTTTCTTCCAACTGATTTAAAACATGTAAAGCCTCTTCCTTAGTAGTAAAATGAATAATTTCCTGACAAATAATTTCCATATTAACAAATTTAACAGTTCTTTAGTTTCAATTAATATTTACTTATAGTATCACCAACGTAAAGGTAGAACTATGATACCACAAACACAGAGAGAAATATCTCTCTGTGTATTTTTTATTCATTAAGAAGATTGAAGATTTCGTCAACTTTGTCTTCCAATTTCTCCTTACCAATAATTTGCTGCAGAGACTCTACAAAGATTTCTTCAGGTTTCTTATTCATATCTTTCTTATGAGAAAGAGCCACCTGACGAAGATAAGAATTCACTGAACTTTCAATATACTCAGGAAGAACTTCAGTACTATTATCCATAAAAATCATATGTCCTTTTACAGACTCTACAATTTCAGCCATAAACGCAGGTACAATATTCTTCTCTTCAATAAGTTGGTAAACCTTAGTAAAATCACCTTTTAAAGTATATCCGTCTTTAAATGCCTCTTTAACAAACACTTCAGCTGTTTCCGCATCAAGTGCGCCTAAAGAAATTACGGAACCAATTCGTTTTCCTCGCAGGAAGGTAGGTTCGATAAGCTCAATATGATTAGTAGTAAACAAGGTAATCACATTCATACCTTTAGTATCACCACCATCCAACGTATTCAGAATATCTTGCATTGCAGCATCCCGATCACCACGAGTTACCTGATCTACATCTTCAGTAAAGATGATAACACCATATCCAGTATTATCAATTACTTTACACAGTCTGACAGTCTCAGCCAATAAAGTTGGATCTTTCAGATATACAAACATCCAATTATTGAGGATAGCTTTTGTTGCTAATTTGAAGGCAAGTAGGGTTTTCAATTTTGTTATCGTTAAGCTTTTTATCTTAACTTCTGTAAATTTCTTTACAGTTCAGCGTACATTTTCATCCGTTCTGGATGTCGAACACTCTTGGAGATATTATATTCTTACTTCTAAGTTTCAATCTCTACGCGTTACGCTACTATTATATATTACTACAATAGTTAGCACGATATTACCATATCATTCTGACTTAGGCTTCATCGTCTTTGCTCGATAATAATTTATGAGATTCCTCTCATAAACGGCCATATCTTAATTACAACTTATTGATAATCAAGAAGTTAACCAGTCCCGTAATTTCCTTCTAGGATTGCTCCAAATTTCAGAGGGATTCCTTTTTCAATACAAACCTCAGGATGAAGTATTCTAGACTCTAGAGGTTGAAGTTCATATTTAGTTTGCTTTGAGAGAATCATCATCTCACTATGGATATTTGACAAATCCATAATACTTGGCTCTGAAGGATCAGTAATTTCTAGAGCTTGTCCTCGATAAATAGATTCATTGGCCAATAACCATTTAGTACGATCAATGATATCATCAATCAAAGTGCTATATTTCTGCTGACATTTACCTTTAACATAGAGCCTATGTTGATCAGTATTATAAGAAATAGAGATTTTACTATCCTTACCTAACTCTTCAAGAGCAATATCTCCATAAGGAACTTTTACACGTTCACCATTGGCAAGAATTACTTCAATTGTGTTTACTGCTTCCTCTTCATCATTAGATGGGCTACTTTCTCCTTTCATAGCAGCAACTAATCCAAATACTTCTTGAATAGCTCTATTTAACTGAAAAACACCATCGTTTTTAAAACATGGGAAATTATAGTTAAATGTAGCCATAACCTTTGACTGCTTAATTTCATTCTCAACATAAGCTAAGAAATCAGCATATCTCATGCTCTTATCAGAAGCTTTTTCTACAAATTTTGCTTTTTGCAGCTGTTCATGTTTAGAAACAGTACTACGCATTGCACTTTTAACACCAACAATAGAATTATTCATTTTTAATCTTTTTAGTATTTTTTAATATTGTTTTACAATTTGCTCTATCTGTAACAAGACAACCTAATGTTACGAAGTGAGCTTCTTTAGTAATAGTTAAGGATTTTTCTTCAATTCGATGTTTATCTTCTCCAGAATCGAAGATTTGTTTAATTAGAGGATATTTGACTGTTGTATTTTTACAAAACAAAATATCTCTATCCTTTACATAGATTACTGGATAATTTTCAATGTGCCCAACAATATACTCACCAGGATTAAGAATAGTTCTTGCTGGCGATTCAATATTTTTCATAGTTTTTACTCTTTAGGGAGAAGCAATATACCCCCCCCCTCTGGGTAATTATTTAATTTATAGTGAATTAGTTTATTCCTCAATATAAAAGATTACATCTTCCTGTTCGAAATATTCTTTAGGGAGATTTGTAATTACTGATAAGTCCTCTGTAGGAAACTCTTTACCTAATTCTTGAATACAGGCAGCTATATAGTTTCCTATATCAAAAGTTTCAGACCGAACGCTATCGCAAACTACTAGTTTTTTCATTAGCCAAATGTAATTTTATTCATACCTTTTTTATATCTGGCGCATATCTTATTATAGAGACTATTTGCCTCGTCTATATCGTTAGCATAAATATATATGTTATCAAACTTGTTTTCATCTACTTTATAACATATATTGACGCATGGATATTCATAAACATCATTTGTTTCATCATTTATATAATATGGAGTGAAACGGTCAATAAAAAATCCATTATCATCCATATAGATTTTTTCAGGCTTAAATATTGCTGTATCATCAATAATATACCAACCTTTTTTATTATGATATGCAGTATATCTTGCTTTTTGCTCTTTTACACAAGTAATAAAAATAATATCAGGGTTAAATAAGGTTATTGACTCACCATAGTCAACTAAATGATTCAAAATATTCATTATTTTTTATTAAGGCGGTTAAACATTTTCCATCTTTGATAAGATCTATCTTTAGTTAAGTATAGGCCAAAAATCCCTATAATAAGCCATAGAATAAATCCAATCCATATTGGCGAAGTAATCCACCACCATGGCCAAGTAATGTGCTCTGTAAGCTTTAAAACAAGGAATACTAAGAATACAAAACCAAAATTAATTTCAATTTTCATACTATTAAGTATTATGTAATTCTATAAGGATTCGAACCTTAATCTTCAAATTCGTAGTTTGATATTCTATCCATTGAACTATAGAATTAAATTATCGTTATAGGTATTATATCTAGATCATCAATTCTTTTGAAGATATATGTCTTAAAGAGATCTTGGTGTTTACAAAGTTTAATTGTTGAAGTACTACATAAATAAGGAAAAAATACACAACCTCTACAAGAATTACTTATCGATTTTTCAATACGATAATATTTTTTACCGTTTATAGTAAATACATCATTTATCATTCAATTATAATATTAATAATTTTTTGTGAAGGGATCTCTGATTTAAGTTTAAAAATATAATGTTCTCCACTTTGAATACATGCAGGTAGGTTATATTTTTTAAGCTTAGGCAGACAGCTACCAGGTTTGTGGAAAAAATAACAACCAATACAGTCTTTATTCCAAGATTTAATCACTTCAAACTCCTTCATTATATAACATCAATTAAAATAAGGCCATCCTTGTTCTTTACTTCTACAAATATATGGCGAGGTTTACATAAGGCTAAGTCCTTCTCAGACAATTCTATACATTTTTCTCTATTATTTTCATAAAAAACACACCCCTCACAAGAATTTGTTCCAGTAAATACTAACTGATATATCTTATCTTCAATGTAAATCGGTGGTGATGGTTCAGATAATTTGGACTTCTTGGATAACATCTTTATCTATCATATGTGTTTGTTGAATATACTGGGTTACTTCACAGGAACCTAGTGAAAGTGCTATATCTATACACTCTTTAGAAGTTGGCCAAAATACACATCTATAACAATTATTATGATAACGAGGATTTAATAATCCTTCTATTCTAGAATAATAATTATTATATTGATCTTTAACTATATTCGAATCTATTTTTTCCATAACAAATAAAAAAGAGGAGTATTTCTACTCCTCTTTTAGATTACTCAGTTATATTTTTCACATTTGGATAAGGTACCTTTGTAAAGAAACAAATACCTGAAACTAATGTTAAGATCGTAGATACAATTCCAAACAGAATCTCTCCATAAAAGAACAAGTATCCAATGCTACCAATACTTAACAATAGTATAAACATGAATAAACCAGTTAAAAATGCTTTCATATTATTGCATTTTAATAATAAAAAGTCAGATTAATCTGTTAATTTGTCTTTCTGACTTATCTTTCTATCTCCATACTTGAGATAAGTTATGATTACTGCTATTAGAGTAATACCTGAAATTGTTAGTAAAATAGTATTAAATGTAAATACACTAATTGGCAGAACAACCATAGAATCTAAAGCTAATATAGCAAAAGTTAAAAATAAATAATAAATTATAAGTCGATGATATATACAAAATTTGAAAGTTAGTGATAATATCAAGAAGGCGCACAATTGACAAACATAATATATCATCCAAATTATATTAATCAATCCTATACTTGGCAGCCAATAATGTATGATTATCGCTCCTAAAATACAGATACTCAGAATAATTGGAATATATTTAACTACTGCTATACTTAATATTTTAAGTTCTCTCACTTATTTTTTAGTTGTTGTTTTTGTAGATGCTAAAGTTGGAGTTCGCCTTTCAGTCCTTTCTCTAGTTTCTCTGCGTTTCTCTATGTCAGATTTAATATAGCGTTCACCACCAGGTCGAACTAGACCAAGTAAAGGGTTTGGCAGTTTCATACGTTTTGCCATTACTTTTTGATTTTTGAGTTAACTGTCTTTGCAGATCTGCGTTCATTTTTCTCTCTTATTTCCTCTTTCCTCTCACCTGCAGATTTTACATATCTGTTTGCTCCTGAACGAGCTATTTCAGCAAGAGGATTTGGGATTCTAGCTCTTCTAGCCATTATTTATTTCCTTTTATATTAACTGCTTTCACAGATCTATACTTATTATCTCTTCTATCAAATACTTTTATCTTTACTATAATTTCTTGAATTCCTTTTTATTTTCTTCATAAAGACGTTCTAATTCTTCCTGTATTTTTACAAGAAGTAAGTGGAAATCTAGTCCATTATGAGCAAACTCAATCGGCAATCCAGATGAAACAAGAAATCTTATAGATGTAATCTTATTATCTTCTATAGCATCTTTAAGAAATCTTGATATTTTTTTATACTGCAACATTTTACTGTGAATAGTAGTTGCTGTTTCAAGTTCTTCTTTTGTCATAGTTGTTATTTATTGATATTAAAACGATTAATTATTAATGATCCATCTTCATACATAACCCTAAACTTTTTCTTAGGCAAAGGTAACACTTTTCTAAGAATTAATTTAGTTAAATCAGATAAAGTTGCTTCTCGACTTGGTTCAGTAAGAAAACAACTTCTTTTAAGAGTGATGAGATCTGGTAATTTAATTCCTTTTAACCAATCTGGAAGATTTTCACGATGATATAGAGCAGGTTTTACAGGACTTAGATTAGAATCAAGAGAATAAGTAAGTCCTTGATAATAAAGAACAGATTCACATCCATGAGCATATGGTGATGGTAGATCCTCTTCAGTAAGATCCTCAAAAGATACATAATATTCAGGACTGTCTTGAAGTTCATTGATCTTTACCCAATTACAACCTAATAATGCAAACGTATTGAGAGCATACCTTAAATCATTTAATGAGTTTATACCACATTTACTAATATTAAGATTAATTCGAATCTTATTTGAATTAAATCTATTAATCTTAACTAGATATTCTCTCTTTTTGGTTTCTAAGTAAGTATTATATTTTGATCCATAATATACTGCAGCGTTAGTTTCTTTCCATCCTGAATGATAAGAGATATTAACTCCATCGGCTCTAGTTACTAATTCTTCAAACTGAGGATATGTAACAAGATCTGCAGGTAAAGAAGTAGTTATATAGACTTTTAACTTACTAAGCAACTTAATCCCGTGAATAAGATTTATTAAATCCTTAAAATAAAGTAATGGTTCTCCGCCTAAGATTAAAACACTTTCTATATCTTGATTAGGAATCAGAGTACTTCTTAAATCCTGATTTATATTAAGAATATTATCTAACATTTTTTCAGTATCAGGATCTTTCCTTCTTGTACTTACACTAGCTTTTTTCTCAATACAAAATGGACATTTATTATAACACCTTTTAGTAAGACGAATATCTAAACTTCCATATATTCCATCACAGGAATTACATCTTAAATTCATTAGTTTGTCCAGTTAATAAAAATAGGTCTATTACTTTCGTATTCAGCTCGTTTCTCTTCTATAGTCTTATCGTGAGATTTCTGCGTCATATCCAATTTCTATTAAGTTTAAACAAGATTCTATTTCATTATCAGCATAAAAAAATGTATGAAAATTAAGATCTTCTAGTGCAATACCATCAGCATTATATAAGTTCCCAGCTCCATCATGACCACACTGTAGACATGCAGCATAATATAAAAAATCATTACTACTAATACACCCATATCCTGTTACTTGAGTAACTTGACCACGTTTGATATCTTTAATAACCGTCCCTATTTGAAGTTTATTAGGATTTAAATAAAATATATCACACATGTGACCATCAGGCTCAGTACATTTCCTTATATATTTACAACATTTATCTCCCATTTTCAAACATTCCTGAATGATATGAATAATACGATCCTTGGAGAATATATTTTGCACAATCTCCATATATCTTTTTACTTGGATATATCTCTTTTCTCTTAGGATTTGGAGGAAAAACAGTTTGAATGTTCCAAATAATATTTGCACTATCTTTTAACATATACTCTGGAAAAGCATATAAATAATCGTTACTCTCGTAACGTTCTCCAGTTTTAGGATTAATATCATATTCGGTTTTAACTATAACTTTATCTCCAACTTTATACTTAGCTTCCATATACGTAATTTATTGATTTAGTGGAGGATATGGGATTCGAACCCATGTGTTAGTATTCTATTATTATTAATATACTTACAAGCTTAGGATACATTTCTGGTTGTCCACACCTCGATAGCATTAGTTTTTAGTTCCCAACGTCAATGGAACGATAGGGCTGACCAGTTTAGTCAACGTCCACCACTTTGTTTTTATGTCTAAACAAAGAAACCCAGTTTGTATCTATTATAAGGCGATACAAGCCTACGCTGCATATGCAACCTCAGAACGAGTCAGAGTCATCATAGGAGCGAGAGAGTTCTTAACCTTGTTAATAGCTCTCGAAATAGTTTTGTTTGCGTTTATTTTTTGAATCTGTTTAATGAGTATTATTCAAACTCAGCTTGATTAATAACTTTCGATATACCAGTCAATACCTGTATCCCCCGATGGGGAGTCTATTTAACGTTGAAACTCCTTAACAACGTATTTGACAATGGTATCCCTACCATTGTTTTTCAAATTTATCAAAGACTAACCAATGATGCATTTGAATATCCATATAGGTCAAATAAATACTGTAATTTTACGTCGAACAGTAAAGACAAGAGTCATGCGTTTTCTCTAACGCTACTCAAGCTAGTCAGGAGCATAATTATATTAACGAATAAATTATGAAAGACGGCCTTTCTGGAAAGGTCTACCTCTGGTTACGTAAGGCCAACCAGGCAACACCATATCTTATTTTTTACCAGTTGACACAAATTGTTCAAGATTCTGGAGACATTCTGAAAGAGTTTTAAATCCTTCTTCTCTACATTCAGCTGTTTTAGTACTATGGTCTCCAATAGGCGTAAAATACCAAATATATCTGTATACTAACCTATTATTTAAACTTTTAACTTCACCTGTAATGTGGGGTTTAGTTACAAAATTTTTAAGAAGTTTATCAAGTTCCTCGCACATTAGTTTTTATAATATAAAAGAGTTGGATTATTTTTATGAACATTTATTTCAGGATACTGTTCTGAAAATTTTTGTAAGTTAAATAGAGTAGTAATAAGATGATGACCATTAACTGTTGGAACTAAAGCAATAAACTTTGGACCAATAGGTTCACATTCAGTTTCAATAAATCTCAAAATTGTATTGATCGTGCGGTGATCTACATTATCATCTATGTCTACAATCCAAGATTTATCTTCCTTTTGGTAGGAAATTCCACATGCTGTTGTAAAACATCTATAGACTTCTTCCATTTGATCGCAACGAATACGCTGTACTAAGTTCTGTAACATTTCTAATGCTACATCTTTATAGCTACGTTTTGTAAGATGAATATAAGCTCTTGCATTAAAGGTCTTACAAAGAAGTTTGATTTCTTTCTCCTTCTTATTTAGATATTCAATACTACCAACAGAGTATACCTTTATTAATCTATTATTAGCTCCTAAGTCAGGATTATCTTTAGACCTTTGAAGAATTTGTAAAAAATAGAAATCGTCTCTATTCTCAAATTTCAAAAGCTTTTTAAGAAGTAGAAAATTATTTACTTCCATTAGTAGTATTATTTGATATAATATTACACAATTTATAATGAGCAACTCCAATTTTTACTTTAGTATCTATAACATCAAGTCGACATATAATAGAATCAGGAAAAGTATCTTCAATTTGAGTTATAATGTTTAGAGCCCAATTGTATATATTATATGCTTGTGAAAGAGCCAAAGGATGATCTACATTAATACTATTATAATAACGATTATAAGTCCTTTGAAGATCATACAATCGTTGTCTTATATAGTTTTTAATTTCATGTGTTTTCATTATTCAAAGAGAATTTTTTCACAGGCTAAACAAAAGAAAATAATAATAATAGTTGATCCAAATATAACACAACCACTATATTCTTTTTCTTCCTTATAATGCAAAACAATATTAGAAATTGCAAGTCCTAGTCCAACTAAAAAGACACATATTGCATAAATTAGTTTAATAGTATCCATTTTAATCAATTAATCTTTTATACACTTTTATTCTTCGTTTTTCTAATTCCTTAGAAGAAATTTTAACAAATGTAGACTTCTTATGCAATTTAATAAAAAGTCTTTTAATGTTGAACCATACTTTCATTTAGTCTTTGTTCATATTGTTTAGCAAAACCAGAAATTTGATCAGGTGTGAGATTTAATATCCATTCTTTGAAATATTTCTGATATTTTGCATGATTATTAAATCGCCACTCTTTTTCCAGTCAATTATATAAATCTTTGTTCATTTCTTAATTGTTCCTTTAAAAGCCTTCTCATACAAGAATTAAAAAAATATAATCTTTTTAACTTGAATTTCTTTTCAACTAACGATTTATTTCTAAATGTATAAGAATTTTTAGCTTTATTCTTTTTATTAATACTAGCCATATACCTCTAAATTAATTACCTAACTGCGCTCCTTAGTCATTACAACTGTGGCTGTTCAGCTGATTAAGCTTACTCAGGGATTCAGGTTTGTAATCGCTACTATAATCCCTTGTTCACTAGTTTGCTTACTTCCTAAAAAGTACTGCCTGCAGGACTCGAACCTGCGTACACCAACTACGCTTTTAATGACTGTGTATAAGACAGGGGCGATAAGGCAGTATTATTAACAATATTACTATTGTTAATTATAATAAGGAACGAACTCTAGAGCGTGTATCAGTAAATTTCTAAAATTGTCTAGAAATTTTATCGCTAGATCTTCATTCAAAAAACTAAATAAAGTTGGTCTAGTGGTTTCTAGAACTATCAGTTTATCTGCTTTTTCGCTATAAACAATGCTACTATAACCAGATTTTATTAATAGTTTGTCATGGTTTTTATATTCATCTCTTAAGTTAAGAAGCTGTATAAGTGCTAAAACAGCTTGAGCTTGATCCTTTTTGAAAAATATGTTTCTATTTGCTTCTGCATCCAATGCTGAAATAGGAGCTCTTTCTGCGATTTGGCTGATGGAATTTATATAATAACTGTTGACAATACTCTTATTTTTGACAAATTCGTTCCAGCTTCTAGGCAAATTATATGGTTTTTTATATACTAACTTAGAATCAGTACTTGCTTCCTTATCTAGTACATATCCTTCTGGAATTTCAAATTCTATTTGACTCATATCGTTTTAACTATATTATTGTTTATCTGTTGAAGAATCTTTATTAAGAGACCATCCATACCAATTCTTAAACCCTTCATATTGTTCGTTGTTAAAATATTTATTATAACAATCGTCACAATATGGAGATAGCCAACCATTTGATATTTTAGTTGCAGGTCTACCACATAATATACAAGTTCTTTCACTTATATATTCATATTTTTGAATGATTCTATGTACTTCCTCAGGAGCAGCCGCATCATACCACCTTAAAGAATTTCCACACCAAACACCTTTCCCATTTCTTCTAATATATATAATATGGTTTGGCACTGTTACACAATAAACTTTTCCTTGATAATTAATCCATTCCTCTTTATTCTGTATTTAAACTTGTTATACAATTTTGCCATCTTCAAGTAGGTTTAGTGCCTCTGTTAAGGCATTTTCTAATGCGTCTTCATAAGTTAAGAATGTTCCTATTCTAGTTTTAATACTATTATTCGGATTATTAATTACATGAATATCATATCCCCATTCCCATTCTACCGTTTCAGGTTCCGTTAAAGGTAAATTAGTTTGTAGAACTACAATGTGTATTCTATGTACTTCTCTTAACCATTTTTGCAAAAGACTTTGAGTTGGAACAGAAATAGTATACAAAACTCGTCTCTTTTTGTCAATATCTTCTGTAAAAAGCATTTGGCTATGTAATTCACAAGGCTTGTTTGAGTTACACATACTTTGTATATAATCACGATCTGTCCAAACATAATAATGTGTAGGATAATCAAATCCTTTTCTCAATGCTAGTTTAGCAAGCTTTAAAGAAACTAATTTTTCTTTCATATTTAGTAGTTTAAAATAAAAAGTTGTGTAGAAAATAATCTACACAACTTATAAGGCAGCAAATAATGACGAGGATTACTTGGGCCTTTTAGCTCCTATAGACTCGATCAAAAGTCTATAGGAAAGATTAAAAATGTTTATCGTCTTTTGTTAGCTTCATAGTTTTCTTATGGGCTTTAAACTATAGACTTCTGCTATAGAGACTACACCTTTGATAAAGCAGTTAGGCTTCTCTGCTATATGATTTATTTCTTTTTGGGAAAATATGCTTTATTATGACGAACGTTTCTGTGGACTACTGCAATTACAGGATTTCCATTTTTATCCTTTTTAGGATTTCCTTCTTCGTCGTAAGTTTGTTCTCGAAAAGGCATTTTAATTGCTCCAAAATTTACTTTTGCCATATTTATGATTTAAATAGATATTTTACCAAACGTGAATCTTCCTTGATTTCTATACCTTCATCTAAAACTAAGTATATAAAAACTCCCCAATAGACTAGACATGCAATAAATCCTAGTATTGGAACTAGTACTACTAAAAATAATACCCAACGCAGAATTCTAGGAATGTCTCCTTTATCCTTAACAATTTTTACATATACAATATACAAAATGATGGTTAAGATAATAGGTAAAATATAAATAAAAAATACACACATACTAATATTATTTTACTTCAATAAACGGAACAGCCCCATTACCACTAAATTTAGGCATTACGCCATCCCATCTTTCAATCGCATTTTGTCTTACTAGAAGCTCATTCAGTGATGCAGAAACTACTCTATTATAATATGCTTCACCATCACCTTTAATCTTTAATGCCTTAGCTTCACCTTCAGCTTTAGCAACTACAATCTTAGCATTAGCTTCTGCAGCCTTAACTAAGTTTTCAGCTTTAAGACTGGATTGTACTGCTTCATTTTTTGCATTAATAGCTGCTACCAAAGATGCAGGAGGAGTAATCTGAGTAGTAAACTCTTCAACAATAAATCCTTCTTCCATTAATGATTTTTCAAGACGTTGACGTACTTCAGATTCAAATTCTCCACGGTTTGACATCAGATAGTCTGAAGTATATACATTTCCACAAGTTCGGTAAGCTTCATAAATGCAGGTACGGATATACCCATCTTCAATTTCATTAATAGGCTTACGATACTTTACGAAAATTTGTTCAATCATATCAGGATTCAAACGATACGCTAGAGTTGGAGTCATCTCAAAAATAGCTGCATCTTTTGCATTTACCTGAAATGGTTCATAACTGCAACGTTGAACAAATGTGGGATATTCATAGATGTCTTGTGAGAAAGGATTATAAAAGACAAATCCTTTACAGGTTCCTTTTACACCACCTTTTTCAGTTTCATCGGAAGACCATTTATAAAACTTAACACCAATACTACCAGAGTCAATGGTTGTACAACTTGTAAATCCAATGATGGCAATAGCCATCAACAATAAAATCTTTTTCATCAGTTTATTTTAAAGTTTATGAAAGTTTGGAAAATTTCTTAATATTTCTGCTAAATCTTGAGCCCATTTACCTGTAAGATAAACAGTTATCCATAGAGTAACTGTGATTAAAATTAATCCTCCTAATACACCTAAAAATATCCACATATATTTAAATTTTATAGCCATCTTGGTGGCTTTATTTTTATGTTTAAATCCTCAAAATTTACAATAAGCCAGATTATAGTACTTATTATGGGAGCAATAAAACTTAATGCTAGTATGAGGATAATATCACTCCAATCCCAAGATTTATATATACTCTTAGTTATATATCTTGTTCCATAATAGGATATTATAACTATAACTAAATAGATAATTAAGATCATTTTGAATAAATTTCAATTTTTTGTGGATGTACTTGAATAAGAATTGTATCTTTCTTATTAATTAGTACTTTTTTAATTGCTGTATTTAAAGAATCGACTTGATGGATAGTTTGTTTTAATTGAATTTGGAGATTGTTAATATCATTAGATACTTTGTTATCTAACGAATTATAAAATCCAAAAGCAATTATAAACATTACAGCTAATGCACAAAAACAAAAAAGGAATATTAATATTCCATCATTATTAAAAAATCTTTCTTTAATCTCTTCCATAATATTAAAGTATTTGGATTAGTAGTAAGGCTCGAACTTACATCTCCCGCTGGGTTGCGTGGTATAATAACCATTATACGATACTAATCTTTTTAAGTAAAAAGAGGGTAATCCTCCACGATGCAGACTTATACTTTACCGCCACTCCTGCCAGAGCTATACTGTTTCGACAATAAATGGCAGTTTATTATCTTATCAGTTTCTATAGAATTATATGAATTCTACCTTGCCAACTACTAACGACGTAGTATTACCTAATCCTAATCCACGAAGTAGCGTATTTCTGAGAGTTGCTGAAAACTCATCAAATGTATTAAAATCAGATAAGGTTCCTATTGAAATAGAATCAGATTTATATCCTAAAATATCACTTGCTTTCAACACTATATGTTTCCATGCTTCAGATTCTACTTTATATGTTATATCTACCTTTAGCATATTAATCTTTATGTTTAAAAACTATAATTGTGTCTCTTGAAATAAGCTTCCTAGAATCTGTGATAGTCTCTTGATATTGTACTTCTATATTACCTTTAAGATAATCTTTAACAATATTTTGTTTGGTCCTTTCTGACGGAATAAAAACATAACCAAAAAAGATCGTACAAACTACTATACCAGATAAATAGGTACTAATTGAATCTTCACACTTTATTGCAATACCAAATAGTGCAAGACATAAAACAAAACATATAATTGAAAAAAATTCTATCATTGTATTATTTAGTAAGTTCTAATCCATTTTGTTCTCCAAGTTTGTATACTTTAGTGCAAATATCAGCTTGATACTTTGCAGTTGAAATACTTAGAGTTGCTAAAACTACTAAGCCATCAACAGTTACTTTATACAATGAACCATCTGGAGTAGAAATTTCTACAATACTAACATGATCTGAAATTTTAATCGTATTCATATGACTCAATAGTTTTAGTTAATAATTAGAGTGCTAGGAAGGTGTTGCTCCTTCTTCTAAACGAAGTCAATCTTATTGACCTAGCACTATTCGAACCTTTTACTATTAGTTGGATTCGAACCAACGCTCATAGTAACATAGGGCCCTACGTTACACTTGCTCTACCAATTAAGCTATAATAGCAAAAGGTTGTTTATCTTGAAATTATAGGAATATCTGTTTGACGAGAAAATTCCTTTTTAATGTATTTTTGTGAGAGGTAAAATCCAAATAATGTAAGATTGTAACCAACATTATCAAACTTAATTACATTTGCAAAACATTCTGACACAGGATTTGGACTATCTTTTACAATTTGATAGAATCCTTGTTCTTGTTTATACTGTATTCTATAATTAAATTTAGTTTTCTTAAATGCCTTCTTAAACTGCCTATATGAAGCTTTTATTTGAACAGGAGAAAACTGTTTGTTTTGCATATAATGCAATTTAGTTCTCCAAACATATATAGGTTGCCATATAGAAAGAAAAAATCCAATAAACAATTCTAAATATCTCATAATTTATTATGGAATATACCAAATTTGAAATTCAGGAAAAGTAAATATAGAATTTAGTTGTTCATCTGTTAGTGCCTGAAGTGATGAAAGCCTAAAAACGTCTTTAACTCGTTGTCTTTGTTTTTTAGTTAACCTATGAATAAAATATTGCCTTTTATTTGGATCAACTTCACTTAGTTTTGTACTCTCAAGAAGAGGCATCTCTGCTAACTTTTTTCTAAGGATCGAACATATTTAGATAATCTTGCATTCTCTAATTTCAAATTGGTATTATCAAAGCATAATTGTTGATGAAGTCTTGGATTTCCAATTGAGAATGTCTCAAAACAAAGAACTATACTCTTAATGAATAATTTAACTTCACTATAAGAAACTAGATGTACACTTTGACTTTTTGCATTATAAAGCAAGTAATTATTATTGCGATCTATAATAATTGTAAAGTCTCCATCAGAATGACGTCCAATATGACTTGAGACTCTAATTATTGTATTGCCAATTGTATAATACCTTGATTCAGAAATACTAGATTGTGTAACAGAATGCGAAACTTTTCTTAAGTATTTATCTAATTTATCCATAATTATTAATATAATTTGTATCCCTGGCTGGGCTCAAACCAGCAACTTGCACTTTAGAAGAGTGCTACTCTATTCAGTTGAGTTACAGGGACTTACCACTATTTACTATCGGGCAAAAAGGCTAGAGCTTTACTGATAACAGTATCAACTGCTTGTGAAAACGTAATATAAGATGGACTGATTCACATATTTTCATATGGAGGTAATCAAAGTTTTCCAAAATATCCTTGCATTAAAGTTCCATCTCCATTTCATCTCACTCCTACTTCTATAAATATTCCATATGAGTGTAATCAGTTAATAATTTCAGAAAGATCATTAGATCCTTTATAGCCTTTAGGTTTAAGTAATTCTTGTGTACTACACATGTGTCATTATGTATTCGTAACTTTGAGTAACTTCAATGAATTTTTCTTGACTACCACCTTTGTCAGGATGAGATTTTAAACACGCTCTTCTATAAGCGTTTTTAATGATACTTTTGTTTTTTGTATAGGTGATTTCAAGAGTATTAAAACATTGAGTTAATCTATCTTTTACTGTTGAATGTGACGATCTATAGACTTTATGCTGTTTAGTGATTTCTGCAAACCAGGTATATAACCAACTAGCACTATTATCCCAAACATGCCATTCGAAGTCCACTGATTTTGAATTTAGTGAAAAGATTTTCCTTGCTTTTCTTAGATTAATGTCATAACTATTAAACATATAGTTAACCCGAAATGCTTGATAGTATTTTACACAATCTTGCCAAACATGGAAACAAGGATCACATTCTGGAGAACTCCATTTTTTAATCAACTCTTGAATATATTCTCTGCTATATTTAATAAGCATATAAGTACCAATATACTCAAAAGTATTGATTCTTCTACTTGAGATTTCCTCTTTTTGGCATAATAGTCTTACTAGATATTGAAAGAATATTAAATGATGATTTCTTTTAGTTGATGGTCTTCTATATAAATCGTCTATTAATAGCTTTTCAGAATAATTATGTGGATGATATGGAATCTTAACAGAATCAATAATATGATCTGCAAAAAATTGTTGATGTTTGATATTAATACGAAACATCTTACATAACTTAATTAATACAATATCATAATCATCAATATCTGTTTCTTTATTTTGCCTTAAGGTTAATATATTATATCCTAACATCTTTTTAATTTTATCTATAATCATCATATTACAACAAAATTAAATTTTTGTACTGCGAGCGGGAATCGAACCCGCACGATCTCCACAGATCACTAGAGCTTAAATCTAGGGTGTCTACCTACTTCCACCATCGCAGCTTATATTAACTCTCTTACTTGGTCATTGAGTTAATCTATATATACCTCTCGATTTGAGCAAATTATCCAAGTTTACTGAAGCTTGAAAGGTTAAATATAAATAAATATATACTACAGGCAGGATTCGAACCTACAATGATTAATATCAATAATCTTGAAATCTATAAAAAATATTAAGTCTGGAAGTAACAGGGAGCTTCTGCAGATTTACTTCGCCTTTATCACATGTGTATCCTAGGTTAACAGTTACCCTTCTTATATATTTTCTATACAATCAACATACTTTCTATAAACTTCACATGTCTACCAATTCCATCACTGTAATATATAATATAAATAATTATCTACACATTTCTCAAAATAATACGTTGAGACTCGATAGTATTATTCTTTAAAATACCTCCTAATTAGACTCCTGTCTCATTTGTTGTCCAATACCTATTGCCTCGATAACTATTTATTGTGTTAAAAATATAGGTTTATAACTTACTCTAATCGTTTTACAAAATATTTCTCGAGATTAATGATAATATTTCAACCTATATTATTGAAAATAATCTTATACATCTGACCCTTACATATTACAGCGCTCCTGTAACAGATTGTATAACTTCCTGCATCGCTGCTATAGATATAAAATTATTTGAAATTAAATTAACTTACTTTAAACTTGGTTACAGATTTTCACTGTTTTTATTCAGAAATAGGTTTTCTCATCCCTAGTCTGTTGTATATCTCAATACCCTTATCCCCAAGTTATGCCAATGTGTCGCTTTACACGCCGATGTAACTGTAGACCCGATTTGCTCATACGCAGCTACTCCTACCCAGTTAATTTAATTTTATAATTATTATGAAAAAAATGAATATTAAAAATATTTTTCAAATCGAGGTTGCTATGCATCCTGTCATCGGGATCTCTTTTCTGTATTCATTGGAGTTTATCCCTTGTCATAGTGCTCTCTATGACCTAACCTGTTTTTGTAGCAACTAACTAATGTTAGAGGAGCATCTACATTATCAGGATTTAAAGTTATTATCTGTCTACTATAGTTGATAATAAAGATAGTCCTACTCTCAACCCATTCTCAAAACATTTTTCAAAAGAACTACCTTCAATTTGATAATCATCAGTATGCCAATTTTTGTTTTCAATATACCATACTTCACCATACCATTTAGTCAGTCGTTTGTTAGGACGAAGTAAAGTTATGAAAATGTTTTTAGTTCGAAGCCACTCTGCTAATTCTTCTTGATACAAAGCTGGGATTATATCAGTATATAGTTCACATGTTTCTTTACTATACTCATGTGTAGGAGCATTTTTACCTTTTACAGAATCTCCATAACTATATTGAACAGGATAATATTTATTTCTGCAAATAGGATAGCTTTTCTTTACAGCTAACTCTGCAGTCTTACAAGTTATTCTCTGCATACTTATATACTTATTACAGGTAACTCAGCGATATTGGTATTAATTTCAAGAAGTAAATTTTTCATAGAATTTACAGCTTCATCCTCTGTTTTATAGAGCTTAGATATAATCCTCTTTTTATCTTTCATTTCTACTGAAAATCTATATCCCTCTTGTGTATGAGGAAATATGTGAGTAGGACTAACTTTAAAAACAGAACTTACTTTAGTAATGTCTAAAGTATTTATAGGGACGTTATTTAATAATATAAACATTATAGTTTTATTTTAAGCTTGATTTTATAAAATTGGTACTCCTGGTCAGACTCGAACTGACACGATCCGCAAGGATCCTGGGATTTTAAGTCCCATGCGTACTACCGAATTTCGCCACAGGAGCAAATGTATAGAGACTATCTTACAAAGATATAAAATAATCTCTACACTATAAAAACATTTTGTGATAGTTTTAAAATAATGCTTTATAAGCTTCAATCCAATCAGAATTACGTTCTGTTAACGGACGTTTGAAATCCTGAATATTTTGGAGAAACTGTTGAAAGTCAGGAATATCATCTACTACTTTATAAAAAGCAAGAATAATATCCCTTCTGAAAACAATGTTCGATAAATGTGAAGCCATTGATTGAAGTGCTCTACAACGAGATAATGCTGTTGCATAATCTGCAGGAGAAACCTTCAATGCTCCATTGTTGAAGGTGCTTGTTGAATGAGAACCTTTAAGAATCTGTACAGCTGCTTTAAGATCGAGAACAGGAAATTTCTGCATCAACTTCTCTACTCTTAGATAATTTTTGTTACCCCGAGTACAGTAAGATTTCATATAGTTCTTAGCAACCCAATTCTTACGATTAGAATTGAATGTAATAACAAGATCTATAGTAGGTTCGTTAGAGACTACTTCCTCAACAGGCATTTCACAATCAATACCGTTATCCCATGCCATCAAATAGGCATAATAACGATGTTGGCCATCAATGATAAAATAGTTTTTATCAATATATATTGCAGGCATCCATTTACCTTCTACAATAGCTTGATAAATCGACTTTACTCGTTTGAGATCAACATCTCGGTTTGACTCTAAAATTTGGAGTTTACGAGCTTGTTCACGGTTAATTAACCATGTTTTCCGATATTTAGTATCGTCAGAAAATAAATTTGCCATAATTGTAATTTTAAAAACTCTTCTAAGTATAGGTTATTTAAATTTAAGCTAACTTTTTTATATGAATAACAAAACATTTTGTGATTGATCCTTTTTGGTTAAATAACTTTTACTTAGAAGAGTATAATTAAAATGAAATTAATTAGTGACTATTAGAGAAACCAATCTCTAATAGCCTAAATAACATTAAAATCAATTCAAGTTACACTACGGTAAGTAACCACCTACTATTTAATAACAAACAATCATCATAATAAGTCTATACTACGGCATATCTCTAATCCTCATTATTTACTAGATTAAGGTTAATACTTAGTTAGTAAACTGAACAATATATGATTACCAACCTGTTTGGTAGTTGATGTTGTAAGAGTCTAACAAGAATTGAGCTTGTGTGATAGAAATCTCTCCAACATCATACTTCTTTGCCTCCTCATTAGGAGATGACAAAAACCAACCACGTTTGGTACGATAGAGCATGGATTTACCCAGTTTGAACTTCTTAAATCCAGGTTTCTTAGCTTTCAATGCAGCAAAATCTTTTTGCCGCATAGTTTTCTTTGAGATATACATAATTACAATTTTAGATATTGTTAAACTTTAAATAAACTCATATAATCCCATTGTACACTGGATAACTTAGAGTTTACTAATTATAAGCTTAGTGTTACTTATAATCAAGTTTGGAGTCACCTTCAGTATCTCATAATATAGTTGACGAGACTATATAAGACCTAAGTAGCTCTGCAGAACTCTTAAGATTTTGTTGCTAAATATAATTATTTTTATATTAAAGCTTATATGGTTCTAATCTTTTAGAATACATTTTTCCTTCATCTGTAGTAATAGTAATTAATCCAGTGTCTATTCTAAACCCTAATACTGCATTTTTAGTTAGAATTTGATGTCTACGATTAAAAGGAAGAGTACAATTATCACGATTAAACGCAATCTTCTTTTCTTCGAAATCTATGCTGAAATATGGCTCTCCTTCTCTTTCAGAAAAACCTTCCATATTAGGTTTAAATGTTTCCATTAACCACTTATATAAATCAGGAAACATATCTTCATAAACACTGAATATTACCATAATATTAATTTATTTCAATAGGTTCAAAATCAGATTTTTTTATTAATCCTGTCTTGTAAACAGCTTCAAGAAAATCTTCTTCAGAGTTAAAATCACCTGGATTTAAACCAGCTTCTTCCAAAGCAAGTTTCATTTGAAAGAAACAAGGAACATTATCATCCTTGGCAATTTCAAATTGATCTGGATCAAAGTCTATATCTTTTCGAAGAACTAACTCTCCAAGACTTCCGTCTTTCTTTTCTAAAACAAGATTAAATCCCTTTAAAACTTGAAATTTATCAAAAACAGGTATACATATATGTACTTCGTTAAGTGTAGTAATTTGATCAGAAGTACTCTTGGAGAATCGAATAATCATAATATGTTATTTTTAATTTTAAATCTTAAAGAAACAATATAGATTATCCATTTAATGATATCTATATTGTTTAAAACATGTAAATTTGAAGACTACATAGCTTTGATTATTTAAAATAAGATGTGTATAATGATACACTGTCAGATAACTGACATTATGTCATATCTGACAATATATTGAAAATGAGGAATATATAAATAACGTATATCCCACATTTTGTGAATTTTCGAGAGAATAAAAAAGTGTGGAGGATGAGAAGTGGGTTGATAATCAACAAGTTACATCGATCAATTCAACTAATTCTTCACCTCCACACTACCCATAAAAACTTACGTTATGATCGAAAAAAGCCCTGTCATCCCGACAGTGATACTGACATTTTGTCAGTTTTATCTGCCAATTTGTCATGTTCAACTGACATTTTGACAGGTGTGTTTTACACTCGAACCACGTTATGATGTGGGAGCCTGAGTGTCCTCAACAACTTGGAAGGAGTTTATGGCTTTGTATGTGTTAATTGGTTGTAGCGTTGTAGATTATAAGACCTACAGCTACGATAATTAGGATAATCGCTACTACAGGCATAATTTGGAAGAATACTGAGAAGATGTATACCGCTAAGAATATGCCTATAAGAAATACGATTATTGAGTAAATTGTTTCCATGTTATTATTTTTTAACGTGTATACAACGTTGGATGAACCATTGTCCTTGAGAGTTACTACATAATGTGAAGTAGCTTTCTGGGTTATGATATCATCCTCGTCAGTTTGTTATGCTGTAAGTTCCAGCGTTTGTTTTAAGAGAAGTCAAAGGCTTGTCTCAGAAGCCTTTGACTGTTATTTCTCCGTTTCGTTTTTTAGGCATATACGAGAACAGGTACCGTACGAGGTTCGAGATCGGTAGTACGAACACCGTTATCGAAGTGATACACCTGGATTTCAGTGGTTTCGTTTGCCGTGATTTTCTTGCCCAGCATACGTTTTACACGTTCGTAATCGTTGCTGCACGAGCGCAGATCCTCACATACAGGACCTACAGGTTTGCCCTGATAATCCATACGACGAAGACCGCCGATGCTGAACCAGCTGGGTTTGTCGTTACGTTTTACAGCGACGAGCATTTCTTCGGGGCCGTTTTCACGAACAGGCCGTGCCCATACAGTTGCGTCTTCTTCGGTGTCAGGGAATTCGATGACTTCTCCCTTCTGTACACCGTACGATACGATACCGAGACCTTTCTCTTCGAGTGCTTTCAGACTTACCTCTTTAGCTTTGAGGCCATTACGTTCAGGAATCGGTGCGAGTTCTTCTTTTGCAAATTTTTTCATTATATAAATAGGTTTAAAAGGTTTATTATTTAATTACTATCCAGTCGATAGTATCCTGTGTTTCTACCGTTTCATTGCCATCATATTCGTCGATTTTATACACATCACCATAAATCTCTTCGATAGCTAGTTCTGCACATTCACCATTTGCAGCTTCTCCAAGTTCTTCTACGCATTGAACTAAGAGAGGATGATGTCTTGGTATTTCAGTATATATACTTGTGACGATAGATTCAGGATCGTTTATCTTTTGGATACTGTGTTCAGTATCTGATTTATATGGTTCTTCGATGTTGTGTTCAAGAAGCCATTCACCTGCTTTTTTAGATAAAGAAAATCCTCCAAAACAGTTATTATATACTACTTTATGTTTCATATTGTAAAATTTAATTCAAATGTCACTACATATTTGTTGGTAGCTTTGGTACATGTTGGTAGCTTTGGTTGGATTAGAAAAAAAAAAAATAAACTCAACCCCGTGTGAGCAGGGTTGAGTTGAGTGATTACTTTTCAGTAAACAGCGGAATACGTTTGATATCGAACTTGCCTTCCACAACGACGTTCTTTTCAAAACGAGCGAACTTACCGTCAAAAAAATCGACAACTTCGAGAGTTTTCCCAGTGCACAAAATCTTAGCCGCTTCGCCTTGATGCTGAGCACGGAGCAGTTCCGTGTTGATAGGGTGCTTTTCAGCAGCTTCACGATATTCAGACGCATTGTGCACACGATTGCCACGCAAAAAGTTCCCAAGTGGCATCCAGATCGGTGCTCCATTGCGATGAACGAAAATAAGCGTGGGTCGTATAACGCCGTCCTCGATTTCACCAGTTTCCTTGTTCTTGACACGGGTTTTGAACGGCTTGCCCTCACAAAAATAGTCGGACGAGAGTTCATCTGGTAACTCGATAACGTCTCCTTTCAGCAAAATATTCTGTGAAAACAGTCCCTTTTGCTCGAGATCTTTAGGATCCAGAGGAGTTGCACCTTCGGGCATGGTTTCTTTTGCTTCATCTTTAAATCTTTTCATAACGCAATATTTTTTATGGTTGTAACCACTCTTTTGTGGCTTTTGTTAATATAAAAAAAAATCTCTGGAGAAATTATCTCCAGAGATTGTGGTGATTGTTATTTACGTCTTACCCAGCCATCTTCACGCATGTCCTTCATCGCTGCACGAGCTGCAGATTTACTGTACTCTTTACGAGAGCGGTTTTTCTGACGAATAGGTTTACGAGTGAGGAGCATTGACAGCACGTCATCACCTGCGAAACTGTCATCCATAAGATAAGACTCAGCTTCAATAACTCCAAAATTAGTTGCAACGTGTACCATGACGTAATAAGTTTTAAGATTATAATCTACCAACCAATTAGTTGGTTTGGTTAAAAAATAAAAGAGAAAGAGATTACTCTCCTTCTCTTTCTTTTATATTCCAGATAAGCTTTGTAAAAGCATCATTGACAATCCTATCTGCGACAGTATTAATAATTACGCAGGAAATTTCAGTATGGTCCAGAGCCTTACAGCAATTGTGTAGTTCGTTTAAGACATCTTCAACAACTGAAATACGATGTTTAATGCGCTCCCGAACAATCTGAGAGGCTTCTTTAGGATCTGCTCTTCGGCCACGAAGCTTAGCGACACAAATAATGTCAGAAGATTCTGAAGCTATAGACTGAAGATACTCAAGAGTTGTTTTCATAACGTAATAAGTTAATGGTGTAAATAGTGAATGGATAGATTTGGTTTTCAAAATCCAATTTTATTTTTTAGGAATTTTTCGCTTAAAAATAAAATCGTTTTCCATTTGAAAGGGGCGGGGGATGAAAATGTAGAGTAACCTCATGTGTATACTATATGGGGAGGGTTATATTAGGAAAACTAAAATATTTTGTATAAATTTGTAATTATAAATTTAATAACTTATGAAAACGAGACAAAAATTAGCATTAATGGCATTATCTGCCTTTGAGAAAGATGGATATGCCGATTTTACATTTACCAATTTAAATGCTGTTGCTAAAAATGATTTTTTTAAAAACAGCATAAAAGAACTTCAACGTATGAAATTAATTGAAGATTGCACTACCAATGGTTATGCAAAACACATTAAAATTAATAAAGTATTAGACTGTCCAAATTTTATTTGAGAAGAGAATTTAGATATAAGATCTAAAGAATACTTAATCGAATTATTAGATCAACTTACAGAATGAGGTGAAGTAGTAACCTATAACACTGTTAAGGATAAGAAAATTGAAAATCAAGGATATACTAGAAACCAACTTTTGGGAGGAATATCTTATGTTAAGAAAACGATTGAGTCTAATGCTCATTTAGAAAAAGATGACAAGGGATATAAGATATATAACAGATCAAGTAAAACAGAACCAAAATGTATTTACTGTGGTGAATCTGACGTTAAAAAGTTTAATACATCAAAGTCTATATGTATAGACTGTTATAACAAACATTTACGTGACATAATACCTTTAGAAGAAAGATTATATAAAAGGAGCAAACAAAATGCCCAAAGCCAAGGCTATGAATATAATTTAGACATTAAATACATTAGAGAATTATTAGATAAACAAGATAATAAATGTATATACAGCGGCACTGAATTTAAAAACAATTTTAGAGACAAGCTAACATATCCCACAATAGATAGAATTGATTCTTCTAAAGGATATATTAAGGGCAATGTATATATTTGTACATTAATTGTTAATATGATGAAAAATAATTTATCGATTGAACAATTTAAGATGATAATTACTCAAATCTATAATAATTTAAATAACTTCTAAAGCTCAGTGTTGTTTAAGTCTGAAGACTTAATTCTAGATCTATTCGACCCAAGGAGGATATATAGTACTATAGATATGTATCTCCACGGGATAGTAAGTGTATCTCTGAGGGGCACAAATGTATCATATAATCTACCAACCTAAACCGAAAAACTTCCGTAGGAGATTAAATATAGATCTGTCACACGAAGTGTGACATATAGTTATATAGATAGATATCAAAATATGACATTAAGTGTATCATCAAATGACATGTTTTTATAAAAGGTGTATCAAAAAATGACAGTAACTATCTAAAACTGTATTAAAAAATGACACAAGAATAATGAACAATTTTTATTAAAAATATTGGATAATATTTTGTGAATATTTACGAATATATATTATATTTGTAAATAAAAATTTACTATGGAAAATAAAAATACACAACACATTCAAGTGCCACATAACTTAGGAGGCACAAAGGAAATAAAATTAAATCCCACAGATTATTTAATTTATGGGTATATGCGAAAGTACATGGATGGTAAGACTTATCAGACATTTATTTCATTACGTACTTTGGCAGAAAAAGCTGGCATTTCAATTAATACCGTTAGTAACAGTATTAAGAAGTTGCAAGCTGCTGGGGAGATTAGAATATTAGAGAAGAAACAAGGTAGAAATAACATATATGAGATTCTAAAAACAGGGAAATATTTTGAAAGGTTCACATATGAATTTATGGATTCAGAATTAATGACTCAAGAAGAAAAAGGAGTATTACTAGCTATGCAGCAATATACTAATAAAGATGATGGTAACTATGCTGTTACTACGTATAGTAATGAAGAATTATCTAAGAAGATGAATATTAATGTAAGAGCATTATCAAAAGTATTTCGGTCTTTAGAAGATAAAGGTATATTAATTACTAATAGAACTAGTGCTTTTGATAAGATTACAGGACTTAGAAAGACTGCGAAACTTGTTGATTTAGCTTTAGTTTGTCAAGCTGTATTATTCATCAATAAAAAGGTTGATGAGCATACAGAGCAACTAGAAAGACATACAGAAGATATTAAGATGTTAAAGAAGGAAATTTTAGCATTAAAAAGAGAAAATGAAAAACTTCTTAGACAGAATCAAGATTTACATAAATTTAATTTTTAATATATGACTACTACCAGTTACATTGGAGATTTATTTTCAGGTTCTTCGAATCCTTATAGTACCCCAAGTTATTATTATGATACAACTACACATCCTATTAAAAATGAGCTAACCCCTTCTATCGATTTATCAAAAGTTTTACAAGAGCTTAAGACTTTAAAAGATCAGATTACTTATTTGCAAAATAAAATAGATTTGCAAGAATCTCATATTACTAATCTTAACACAAGAATTGTTGAACTTGAAAAATTGAATAAAATTCACACTGTTGAGATAATATAATTATTTGCAATACTGTTTATTAATTATTATATTTGCAAGATAATTAATAAACTACATTATTATGGATATAACATATAGACCTTATATACGAGAGGACAGTTTTAATACAGACTATTCTTTATCCAGACCTGTTCCTGTATCTGAATATACTCCTAAATATTTAGTTACTAAAGAAGCTACTGATACGCCAGAAGAAAATTCAGTTGAGTCTTCTATTGATTTAAGTATACAAGAAACTCCCATAGAAGAATATCAGTCTTTAGTTAAGAAACCGATTAAAAAGTTTACTTCTAAGGAAGAGTTTAAATCAATAATGACTCCTATATATGAAAGATTACTAAGGCAAAAAGGATTAAATCCCACATTTGCTAAGGCTTTAGTAGCACAAGATGGGTTGGAATCAGCTTGAGGTAAAAAGCCTTCTGGATTATTCAATTTTGGAGGGATCAAAGGTAAAGGTACTGTTGCCAGCACACGAGAAGTTATTAATGGTAAGGATATAAGATTAAATCAGGAATTTAAGGATTTTTCTTCTTTAGAAGATTATGCTAATTATAAGATTAACTTATTAAATAATAAGAGATATAGAGCATTTTCTGGATCTGTGAATGATTTTGCATCTAGAGTTGCACAGGGTGGCTATGCTACTGATCCTAAGTATCAGTCTGTATTACACAAGATGATACAAAACTCTAAACTAGGAGGTATTCTAAAAAAGTTACAAGAAGGTGGAAGAATTAAGGATCGCTGAACAGATCGAGAAGACATTGAGTCGACTCAAGAATGAATGACTAACTGGTATAATAAAAGAAGACATATTATTAATAAAAATCTTTGAGAGCGGTCATCACTTCCAAAATGATTACAGAGTAAAACATTAGGATACCATTGATTAAATGACAGATTAACTTCTGTTGATACATATTTATATAACTCTGGTCCTGAGGAACAAGAAGAGTATAAACAAGTTGTCAATGGTCCTCTGGGTAAGTTACTTAGGTACGATATTTCTGATAAGCTTATGGAAAATAAAGAAGGTTTTTATAATCCAGAGGATCACTATTTAGTTGTAAAAGCTAATAGTAAAGTACCTGTAAGTGAAATAGCAGCCCATGAATTAGCTCATTCTACGAATCCTTATTTTATAATCGACACTATTAAAGAATACGAGAAACGTAGACCTATCCATACTATGCATGTTTCTCAGGATGATTATTTAGATAATCCTGCTGAGATTTATTCTAGGTTAATGCAATTTAGAAGACAGCATAATATTGATCCCACACATGTCTTTACTGAGAAGGAAATTGAGGAGTTTAGAGATAAACAGACTCAAAAAATACAATATGGATATACTTTTAAAAATAACAATACAGGTAAGAAAGTAGCTAAAGTAGTTGATAAAATTGATTTTTCGATTTATCCTGGATCTACTAAAGATTGGCATTTAGAAGATGCTACTATGTTTCGTCATTATAAATCAGAGGGAGATCCTGATTTATTTAATAGATACAATGATGATTTCTTATTATTCTTATTAAATGATGTAGCAAAGGCTCCTGTAAAGAAAAACGATAACGTTAAAAGTGCCAAATTAGGAGGTATTATTCCTAAATTTCAGAACAGTGGTAAATTTTATACTATAAAACAGGGAGATACTTTATTAAATATTGCAAAGAAAAATAATTTACAGTTACCGCAAATTTTAAAGTTAAATCCATCTATTCAAGACCCTAATAAAATTCAAGTAGGACAACAAATAACACTTATCCCATCTACGAATCAATTATATGAACAGACAAATGATTTAATTCGTGATAATCTTTCTAAAAGAAAAGGTCCTATGTTTTTTCAGACTGATTTAGAAAAAGACCATAAATTAAATTTTATTCCTAAAGATTCACAATTTAAGGATTTAAAGGAACAAGTCAAAAATATGGTTCACCATCCTCAATATCAAAATATTGTAAATATTCTAAGTAAAGCTGGATTAAAGGATTATGTAGTACATGGTATTATTGGAAATATGTGGCAAGAATCTAAATTTGACCCTAATAGTAAATCTAGTAATGGCACATACAACGGTTTAGTGCAGCTTAGTCCTAGATTATGAAATAACTATCAACTCTACTTACAGAAAAATAATCTAACTAATACTATAGAAAATCAATTACAATATTTGATTCCTATATGAACTAATCAGACTAATTCAAATCCTCATGATATTGAGGGCGTTGATATTTTTAAGGATGAATGAGGAGGTGGTGGGCGTCAAGATGAATTTTGGTCTGAGATAAGCAAAACTAATTCTGCCTCTAAAGCCGCTATGCTATTTAGACATTATTTTGAAAGGCCCCAAAGTTCAGATACCTATAGAAGAGAATTATTAGCTGATTGGTCATATAGATATATAAATGGAGAATAATATGAAAACTTGATATATACCTTTAATAATCATTGGTATATTGTTTATTATATTAATAATACTACTAATGAGTAAGAAAAAAGAACGGAACACATTTACATTTCCTGAAACCTTTCAAGTAACTAGTCTTATTGAATCTCCGAGAGATTATGATATTACTGACTTAGTAAAAGTTATTGGAAATAAAATAATGGGGTATGATACAGCTAATATAACAATATATTCTAATAATAGCATATTAAATAAATATTCAACTAAAGATATAGAATTACAAGCTATTTTATATAAAAACATAGTTCCTCACACTTACAGTTTAATTATAAGGGAAGATCCTGGAGTCTCTTTAGAATCCATTATATGTCACGAAATGGTTCATTTTGATCAGAATGAAAGAGGTGATTTAGTAATGGAAGAAAAAGATAATAAACTATACTTTATTTGAAAAGGAAAGAAACAGATTCCTTTACAGTCTTATGCAAGCAGACCTTGAGAGAAAGAGGCTTCACAGAGACAATGAGAACTATGAAATGAGTTCAAGAATCTATATTATAAGTAAAAACAAAAGGCAGTCTTATTGACTGCCTTTTTCATTTTTATCATTAAAACGTGTTAATTCATCTAAGATAGTAAATACTAATGATATTACTAAACAACTAATTGGAATTAAATAATATAAATTTACAGTAAAAATAAATAGGAATAAGAATAATCATCCTAATATTCTACAGATATATTTACGCCCTAAAGAAATAAATTTTACCATTTCCTGTAAAACTCTTTGTATCAATATGTAATCACGTTGTTTCATTGCCTTTTTGATCTCATTTTTCTATTCTAATTGGATATGTTAATCTAGATTTATTCTGTTCAAGTTCATACCTCATGAGTCTTGCAGATTTACTTTTACAAATTAAATCAAATGCATTACCTTTTTTATGTTGACTAGCTTTAGCTCCAATAGGACAGTTTTCTTGTCTATAACCACTATAATTTCTAGTACCACCTGCTGCTCAGTTATTACAAATTAATGGTACACCTAATATTTCTCTAACTTCTTCTAAAGCTTTTAATGCAATAGGATTTAGTAAATTTAATGATCCTTGATCTCCAAGTTCCTCATATACTTCTTTTGGAACTAATTCTTTAACATCAAAATATTTATTAGCTAACATTATTTAATTCCTCCTAATTTATTTGCTCATTTTTCTGTTCAATAATGTATATATTTCTGTAGTTTTCTACAAACTTTACTATGTAATAATGCGTGTATACCACTATGTAATCCAATAATTGGGAGATATAGTCATCCAAAATATAAAGATTGCTTAGTATGACCTCATTCATGCAGAATATTATTTTTATTAGCATATAATTCTTTATGTAGTATTACATAAATACCACATGATATGCCACCTTTCATTCTATCTGTAATATAGAAATCTATTTTCTTATAAGTACTAATATACTGAGCTTTATATAAGTTTATAAGAACTATACCTAGTAGACATTGTGGAAATTCTCAAATTCATCTAAGAATCTTTACTATCTTCTTTGTCATTTTGGTTTTTGTGTTTATAAAAAGGTCTCATAACAGCATCTACTCCTAATAAAGCAGCACTACAGATAAATAAAGTATCAGCAATTATAGGTGCTTGAATAGTATATATCGTGCATCATATACAAATAAAAAGACATACTATCCATCCAATAAATCCACACACTCGTTTACTTGATAAACCTGAATGTGCAGTAAACATCTTAATAAAGAAATTGCTTTTCATTATTTATGTCACTTACGACTGTTGGCAGCAAATGTAGCCATCTTTCTAACTTTAGGATCAGGAGAATTTTTACCTTTTGTAATACATTCTGAGGTCACTTTTCCTTTACAATAAGCAGTAAATTTTCCACGATTAGCTTTCTTGATATGAATTTTACTGCCTTTCTTCATCATTTCTAGATAACCATTCATAATATTATCTAGATGAGTTTTGTTGTCTACTTTTTCTGATGTTGTAGAAATTATTTTGTTTAAAATATCGTTATTGTATTTCATAATAAATATATTTATAATTGTTATTATGCAAAGATAACCAATCTATAACTCATTTGCAAATAAACATTTAAATTATTTGGATAATAGCTATATATGTTGTATATTTGCGATTAGTATTAAATTGATTAACAATATGATTACTTATAATAATGAAAAAACAACCTAATATTGATTCTGGCCTCTCTTGATTGGGAACTCTCTTAAATTATATAAAACAATATGGAGTGTTTAATATTATTAAAGCTACAATGTTATTAATAATATTAAGTTTTTCTTTACGACTTTGTTTTGATCCTGAATATATATTTGAAAGGTATAACAAGTTTGTAATAGAAAAACACGATATTGAATTACATGAAAGAGCAGAATTAGATCGCCAAATTAAGAATAATCTCCCAACTTATCTCTCCAAATATAGAGCAGATCGTGTTTGAATAATTCAGTATCATAATGGGATTATGGATTGGCAACATGGAACAATGAGATTTGAGTTAACACGTTCTAATTTAGAACCAGTTCAAACCCAATATAATGATTTTAATTTGACATGATTAAATCTTCCTTATTATCTTAAAGATCATAACTTATTTGTAGGAAGTTTAAATGAATTACAGAAGTATGATAAAGTATTATATGAACAATTAGCTAAAAATCATGTTTCCTATTTAGCTTGTATTCTTATTAGAGATAATATAGGAAAAGATATTGGAATTTTTGGTGTTACTTGAGCTTCTACACCTACAGATATAGATGTCGAAACTATTGTACAACGTTTATATACAGATAGCGGTGAAATAAAATATTTAATACAACGAAATTAATATGCCTAAATTAGATAATGCAAAAGTAAAATATGTTAATGGTTATAAGGTAGATAAAGAGGATGATAATGTTATTTATTCTGATGATAAACATATCTACATAGATAAGCAAGATAATATTCCTTATGTATCAGTTACTACGTTGATACATAATTATACTAACCCATTTGACTCAGCATTTTGATCAGCATATAAAGCTGCTGAAGCATTGCTAAAGCCTGAAATTTTTTCATCATTAAAGCCTGTTTTATTAACAACAAAAAGATGAGATCCGAGTCTTATAGAGAAGTTGGGACTAGATCCAATTGTCTTTGAAAACAAACGAGCTGAAATCCTTCAGGGATATGAAGATGAAAAAAATAAATCTTGTGAAAGAGGGACTAAAATACATGCTGAATACGAAAATCAATTTTATAAATCAGAAGAACAGGATTTAAAAAAATTTGGACTGGGAGGAAAATTTACTTGTAAAAAAGGTTACTATAAACTTGATCTGCCAAGAGGAGTGTATCCTGAATACTTAATTAGTGTAAAGTCAAAGGATGGATTATTACGTATTGCAGGTCAAATAGATCTGTTGATTATTGATGGTAATGACGTCTATATTGTTGACTACAAGACTAATAGAGAAATAAAACAAAAATCTTATTTTGATAAAACGACTCGTAAATATCAAACTATGAAATTTCCATTAAATAATTTAATGGATTGTAATTTTTATCATTATTCTTTACAGTTGTCGTTATACGCTTATTTACTTAAACAAATAAATCCAAAATTTAAAATTAAATCATTAAGGATAGTTCACACTGATCATAATAATAAAGTTACTGAATATAAATGTGAATATCTTAAAGATGATGTAGAGAGAATGTTAAAACATTATAAAAGATCAATAAAAATCAAAACAGAATTAGATAGAGATAAACCTATTAAATTTTAATGAGTATGAAGGTAGGAGATATAATTAATGGTCATGTTAATGAAGTTTTAGGAAGAAATGAATCTTTATCAGAACAAAGATTAAAAATATGTAAAACCTGTCCCTTATATAAGGAGGGACCAATTGGTGCAATTTGTAATCCTAATTTATATATTAATAAAGATAAAGAAGTTTCAGACAAACCAAAATTGGGATTTACAAGAGGCTGCGGATGCAGGATCAGCGCGAAGACCAGAGTGCAAAATGCACACTGTATTATAAATTTATGATAATGTTTAATTTAATGCTTATGAATTATGAGTAATATTTTAGGAAACACACACATGGAAGCTGTAGGAACCCATTATATGGGCATTGGTCTCAAAAACAATACTGAACCTACAAAAGAAGAATTGGAAACCTTAAAACAACAAGAAGAACAAGAACGTCTAGCTTTAGCTGCCAGATTAGTAGAACTTAATGAGGGTGCCAAAAACTGTGATAATAAATATTTAGCAGCGACAGGATATACTATTATTTTAAAACCATATAATAAAAATCCCTATAGAAAATTAAAAACTTCAGCATCTGGTCTATTAATTGGAGGATTTGATGTTAATCGAACATATAAATCACATGAAAGTGGCGAACAGGAAGATGCAGAAGAATTTATTGCATGTGGTCATGTTATATCAGTTGGACCTGAATGTAAATATGTTAAGGTTGGCGAAGATATATATTATAGAAACACTGCCGTCCCAGTGCCGTTTGATACTAGAGGCTATTATGCTCTAAGTGAGCAAAATGTTATATGTCGAGTATTAGAAAAAGATAAATAGTATGATTGAAGAAATTGAAAAAACATTTTTTAAACCAGGAGATATTGTAACATTAAAACATGTACAATTAAATGCTCCTATTATGTATGTAGTTGAAAAAGTTACAAAAACTTTTAAACATAATGATGAATTAAATAATGTGTTTAAGGGAATTAAATGTAGATGGTTTAATACTAATATGGATCTACAAGAAGCTGTTTTTTCAACTAAAGATTTAATTCACTTTGATGGTAAACTAACAGAACTTGAAAAGAACTTTAGATCTTGTGATCCTAAGTTTTTTCAAGTATTAAATAATAAGTCAAATAATTCAATATAATATGGAAGAACAAGAGCTTAAAGCTTTTATTGAGTGGTTACCAACTAAAATAAAGGAATTAGAAGGTAAATCTCCAGAAGAAATTGTTTCTGCTTTAAACCAAATCTCTAAAACGGAAGAAGGAATGAATGAAATTAGTAAGCTAATGGAAGAGTTTAAAGTAGAAACAGAGGCTCCTAAATCAGAACTTTTTAAAGAGGGCGGTAAGTTAGCTTATTTAGTAAATTGTTACAAAAAAGGAGGCAAGACATCTGGTTGCGGATGTAATAAAAAGAATGCCAAAATTATAAAAGGTCAAGATGGTGTAAAAACCTGATCAAAATGGCTTCTAACACCTTGGGATTTTTCTTTTAATTGGCGCGCTCCACGCACTACTTTGCCTTCCTTAGGTGACGGCAGAACTAGAACTCTTCAGAGAGTTAAGTCCCCTTCTGGAAGACAAAAGGATCGAGTTCATAATGGAGGTATATATACTGAAAGAGATATACGTCCGTCGGGAGATACTACGTTCCAAGTAACTCATTCTTTACCAGATCTTGACGTTGTGGTAACAAAATCACATCCCGATTATCAATTTTATCAACAAAGGTGAAAAGACTTAGGTATATATCATCTAGGAGGCTTAATTAACAAGAAAAAATAATGCAAGATTTATTTCTTTATGATAATGCAACTGGTTCATTACGCATAAACGAATATGGAATCTTGTTAGTTAAAGAGTTTAAAACCCTTTGAGATCCTGAACGTAATAAGTGTAAAGAGGATCCAAAGGGTTTAAAAAGATTAAGAGCTTGAAAAGAATTTAAGTATATATGGTTGATGATAGATTGAAAAAGTCCTTATCAGCAATATCTTGAGCAAGAGAGACATTTAGCAGCATTAGAAGATAGTGGATTAACAGATGATGAGTGAAATGATCCAGATTTTAGAGCAGCTTGTAGAAAGTATCAAGAAATAAAAGATTCTTCAAGAATTCTTAGTCTTATTAAAACTGCGTATAGAACCTTAGAAAAAATGAGAGTATCTTTAGATAATATCGATTTTGAGGAAAGAGATAATAATTTGAAACCAATATTTAAACCTAAGGATGTTTTAGCTGATATTGCATCGATTGGTACAATGGCTGATAAATTAAAAGAATTAGAACTCTCATATAAAAAAGATTTACTCACTACTACCTCTAAGAATAGAGGTGATGTAGAAGAAGGATTTGATGATGAATAATGTATGGCAGAGAGTGTTAAAATTAGACTTAGAAATACGGCTAAATTATATGAACAAAAATTAGCTGAACAACAGAAAGAAAAAGAAGTCGTTACCTCAATAAAAAAGCCTAGACAAACAGCTAAAGAGATGTATAAAGAGCTAAAAGAGTCTAGAAAAGAAAAAGTTAATCCTGCGTCATTTACAGACAGATATGAGGAAGAACTTAGAAAACAGTTATTTGAGATAGAACGCTTACAGGAAGAATCAGAAACAGAAGAAAGTGAATATTATGAAAAAGCTAAAACAACTCATGTGAAAAGAGATGGCCTATGAGATGTTTTAGTTGACGAGGAGATTAATTATTTTGATCCCGACTTGTCTTATGAATTAACAGGATATAGACCAATTACAATGGATGAAGGATTAGATTTTGATCCTGATGCATTTACTGAAGTTGGTAGATTATATGATCAAACTGGATCTTATACTGAATATCCTAAAGGGTCAAAATTATATGCTGATTTTTGAAGAGAACAGCTTAAGCGTTGTGTTGAAGGATATACAGTTGGTAAATATAGAGTAACAGGAGATCATTATTTCTTCCTGAACTTTTATAGAATGAGAACAGTACCTGAAGATATGGCTGCAGGTTCTGGTCGTCTTGAAGCATTTCCATCGTTTCATGCTAAACAGTATGAGTTTTTCCACTATATAGAATTATGCGAAGTTCTTAAAAAAGATGCTATCTTGTTGAAAGCCAGAGGTCTGGGTTTTAGTGAGATGATGGCTGTACTTGGAGTTCGTCCATATATCACAACTAGAAACTTTCGTTGTTTATATACTGCATTCTCTGATCTCAAATTAGATCCTCTACTTGATAAATGTTGGTGACAATTAAACTGGCTTAATAGAAATACTAATGGTGGTATGAAACGTTTAAGACAGAAAATTGATAATATCAAACAAAAACGTGCATCTCGAGTCACAAAAGACGGAGTTGAATTCGGTAGAATGGCGGAGATTGAGGGGATTGTTGCTGATACTTCTGATAAAATCAGAGGTGATCGTGTTGATAGGTTAATTTTTGAAGAAGCTGGATCTAATAAATACTTAATATCAAGCTGAATTAAGGGAAATGCGCTTGTAGAATTAGGAGGTAAGAAGTTCGCGATTCGAGTTGCTGGAGGTACTGGTAAACACTATCAAACAATTTAAAAATATCACATAACAAGTAATTTTTATTGAATTAAGTTACAATGAAAATAGAACGTAAACAAAATATTATAAATGTTGCAATTAATGAGTATTTAAATACTCCAGAAATAGTAAGAAGTTTAACAAAACTAGGAAGAAAGTACGGCATTAAACGACAAACTTTAGCTAAACATTTAAAGGAGAGAAATATAGAAATTATAAATCAACAGAATCGATGTCAGGTTGACGAAAATATATTTAATATTATTGATACAGAAGAAAAGGCATACTGATTAGGATTTTTATATGCTGATGGAAATATTAGTTCGATAGGAAATCGATTAGAACTCAATCTTGCTTTAAAAGATTTGGATCATATGATTAAATTTAAAAATTTTTTAAAATATGATGGTGATATAAGACTTGAGACTAATAAAGGATTAGGTACGGATATATGTCGGTTTTCAGTACGTAATAAAAATATATGAAATCAATTAAATAGTAAAGGATGTATTCCATGCAAAAGTTTGATTTTACAATTTCCGAATTTATCTATTTTTACCAAAAAAGTTTTAGTTTACGATTTTATTCGTGGATATGTAGATGGTGATGGCAGCTTAGGAATATATACTACAAAAAACTCAAGTAAGCCTGAACTATCTATTTTAGGAACAGAATCCTTTTTAAAAACATTACAAGAAGTTTTAAATATTAAAGGATATATAAGAAATAAGTCTACAAAAAATTACGAAAACAAAGCTTTTGAAATTAAGTTTTCAAGTTTAAGTGCTAGAAAAGTTGCACATCTATTATATAACAATGCAACGATATATTTAACTAGAAAATATAATATTTATAAATTGTTTTGCCAGCTTGAGGAGGAATCCTCTCGAAGAAAATCGAGCAAAATCGGTAAACGCTGAGACGCCAATACCGAGGTAACTAACTAGATTGCGAAAGGCTAGTTAGCACCGTAACGCGTAGGAAGTGAATAAATATAATCTTCCCAAGAGTGTTCGACATCCAGAACGGATGAAAATGTACGCTGATCTATGTTTAATTCAAAATATAGAATCATAGGATAAAAAGCCTATGAGATAACAACAATGGGTGATAGTGGACCTGCACTAGAAGGATTATCAAGAATGTTCTCTGATCCAGAAGCTTATGGAGTCTTGCCTTATAAAAATATTGATACAGAAGACGGTAAACCACAATATACAGGATTTTTCATTCCTGCACATAAATTTAGTCTACAGAAAAAATATCTAGATCATAGAGGTGTCACAAATTCTGTAGAATTTAAAAAGTTTTATGAAAAACAACGATCTAAGATGCAAGGTCAGGATCTACTTGATTATTGTGCTGAACACTGTTTTACGCCTAATGAAGCTTTATTTAAACAGGGTGAAAACATATTTGATTCGGTTGCTATTGCAGATCGTCTTACACAAATACGTATTTTAAAAGAAGGATTACAGCCTAAAAAATGTTTTTTACTTTGAGATAGATCTGAGGATGATAACTCATTAAATAAAGTTAAAATCAAAGAAAATAATCTAGGAAATGTATGAATTTACGAAGAGCCGCAGAAAGACTCTTCTGGAAGTATTTATAAAAATTTATATATAGCTGGCATTGACTCTATTGATCAAGGTACAGGTGATTCTGCAACAGACAGAGATGTATCAGATTTTTGCATCTTAATTAAGAAAAGAGCTTTTGGCTTACAAGAACCTAAATATGTTGCTATATATAAAGATCGACCTAGAGACATTAGAGAAGCTTATGATACTGCTATGAAATTATTAGTATTATATAATTGTAAGGCTTTACTAGAACATACTAAAATTAGTATTTTAACTTATTTCAAGGAAAAGAAAAAAGATAATCTTTTTATGCGGCGACCTAAATCAACATTAGGAGATATTAAACGAGGTAATTCTCAAATGATTGGTGTTCCTGCAACAGAATATGTTATCAAACATAGCCTGGAATTAATCAATAATTTCGTAAATGACTATTGTTATTCTATGGATATAGACCCAATGCTTGAACAATTATTAAAATATTCTTATGAGAATAAGCGGAAATTTGATATTGTTGCAAGTATGGGAATGACAGAACTTGCTGATGAAGAACTAATGGGTTTGACTCCTAAAATACAAAATGAAACAAAAAATCAATGAAAGGATATAGGTTGATATATAGATGAAAAAGGTTATAAACAGTATGGTGTAATTCCAAAAAGTAATGGATATAATTGATAAAATAGAGGAACTGATCAGAAAAACCATGTGTGTTGAGTACGTCTCAGATTTAACCTTAGAAATAGATGGTGATGAATATAATCTATTATTAGATTTAAATCAATGAAGAGCACCTCTAAGTATTGCATATCAGGGTACTGAAGATGGGTTTTTAAAATATTTAGAAAAAGAGTTTCAAAGTAGGCAACTACAAAAAACTAAATATTTTAAAGGTATTCAAACTACTCCTGGTATTGGAAATCAATATATAATATTTGATTATGGTAATAGAGAAAGAAGTCAGTAAAATAAACGAAACTATAGGAGCTTTAGTTTATGATAAGATTGCTATAAGAAAAGCATATAATTATTATCATGCACATAGAGACGCTGATCAGTTTAAACATTTAGAGTTAAACTATGGCATTGGAACACCAACGTCAATAAATTTTACTCCTCTAATTAAGAAACATATTGATGTTCTTATTGGAGAATATCTAGGACTGAATCAGGATTTAAAAGTGTCATGTAAGGATACAGCAACAGTATCAAATATTTTAAGAGAAAAGCAATTAAAAATTAATGAAGCTGTATATCAGTATTTAGAATCATATCTTAGAAATAATATTATAGCAGCTATATTAAACAATAAAGAAGTTGTTACAGATCCATTTATAGAAAATGAAATTAAAAGAGTTCAAGAAGCTATTGATCAGTCTTTTGTTTCCGAATATGAAATTGCTGCACAAAATATATTAGAGTATATTAGACAATCTAGAAATATAGATTTAAAAAGGAAAATGCACGAATTGCTAACAGATTTATTAGTTAGTGGTACGTGCTATTATCGTGTAAAGCCTACTGAGAATAACTCTAGTATTAATCTAGAAATTCTAAATCCATTAGATACTTTTGTTGAAAGAAATCCAAATTCACCATATTTAGCTGATTCTAGAAGAGCTGTTATTCGTAGATGAATGACTAAAGAAAATATACTAAATGAATTTAGGTCAGAATTAACCGCTGAAGCAGTTAAAAAATTAAAAGACATTAAAGCTTCTACGGATTCTAGTTCTCCAACATATATTATTAGATATACAGGCCCTAAAGAATCTGTTGGTAATGTGAGAACAAATTTACATACTGGCATATTAGGTGGGTTAGAAGCGCATCCAGGTTGGCCTGGAGATTACAATTCTATCGAACCGATTAAGACAAATTTAATTCCTGTTTATGAGGTTGAATGAATCGAAGTTGACTATAAAACAGGAAAACTTGATCGGCATGAAGGTATTAAAATTGGTGATGAAATTTATATTACTAGAGGAGTATCTAAATATATTGTTAGAAGTGTTGATTATCCAAGTAGGTGTAGACTTTCAGTAAATGGAATGTTTTTCTTAGATAAAAATGGAGATCCTTATTCGCTGATTATTAATACTATGGATCTACAGGATTAAGTGGTATGAGTCCTGTCTAAACCCCGTGAATTGCTGGAAACTCTTAAACTGAATAATAGTAAGTTTAAGACAATCAGCAGCCAAGCTCGAAAGAGAAGGTTCAACGACTATCCTGAAAGGGAGTACACTCAAGTGAGTGGAAGTGCGGGGACGAATTTGAATTAGTTTTAAATCAAATTTGTATGATATAGTCTAATCTGCATGGTGACATGCAGCAGTCGAAAGACGGATGTAGATTAACGACCTACATTGAATATAAAATGAAATACGACTTATTAATCTTTTATCGGGATAATTTAATTGCTTCTAGTGGGACTGTTGGTGATTGGGTTGATTTACCTTTAATTCCTGCTGTATTAGGGGAGGAACTTGCAGATCGTTTACAAAAATGGCAAGCTTATAAAAAACAAGGTTTAGGTATTTTAGATTCTTCTCAAGAAGGAGCTGAAATTACTAATACTATGTTCAATGGATATGATGATACTGTAAAAGCTCAAAGTATTCAAGCAATTCAATTGGCTATACAGGCTGTAGAGATGCAAGCATCATCAATTACTGGAGTATTACCAGAAAGGCTAGCTCAATATGAACAAAGGGATGCTGTATCAAATGTTCAGTTAGGAGTTAAAATGTCGGGATTGTTGACTAAGCAATACTTTGAGGCAATGGACATTATGTACAAGGAAGCAAATTATGATATGTTAAATTTAGCTAAACTTGTGTTTCCAAATGGGCTACAAGGAACTATTATTTTAGGTAATAAGTATGCCAAAATATTTTCAGCTTTACCAGAACATTACACAGTTACTGATTTTGATATTCATATTGAAGACAGTTCAAAATCATTTAAAGATATGGAAACAGTTAAAGCTTTAAATATCGAGCTTATCAAAGCTGGCATGTCTGACCCAGAAATGGCAGTTAATATTGCTGTTGCTAATAGTATGACTGAATTAAAACGTTATGTTGATAAAGCAATGAGTATTAAGAAAAATGAAAACAATACTATCAGTCAGATGCAACAACAACTTCAACAATATCAACAAACTACACAAGAGCTACAAAAACAAAATCAAGACTTACAAAATCAACTTACTGAAGTACAAAATCAATTACAACATAATAATCAGTCTAAATTATTATTAGAACAACAAAAATTGATAATTGAGAAAGAAAAAGTACAAAATCAGAAAGAATATAACGATAAGTTAATTGATGCTAAACAGCAACAAGTACAAGCACAAATTGCTGAAGTATTTGATAGCAATCCGTATAATGATAAAATTAAACAAGTAGTATAATGGATAAAAACTTAATTATAGAACTTATTCAAGATAATAATTGTAACTTAACTATTATTGATAACACTAATTATAGTGACCTGGGTAATAGTTTATTAAATTATGTTACACTTGAACTTCTAATATATAATGAAGATACTAAACCATTATTGAATTCAATTAAAATATCTGAATTTACTAGCAATCGAGACTATTATTTACGTGATAGTACTATCTACCAATTAGATAGAGACGGGATATATTCTTATAATAAGTTTTTAATACCAAAGCTAGAACAGTTAGAAATTAGTAATAAATCAGGTTATTATAATATCAGTAATGAAGTATTTTATTACAATGATAAGATATATTTGGGTCCAATTAATGGAAAAGCTGAATACAATGTAAATGAGGCAATTAGTGTATCAACAGTTTCAACATATTCGTCATATATAAATAATGAAACTGGAAATATAGATATATTAGATTATATTACTACTGATAATAAGGGATCACAAACGTTTTTTGCTGAACAAAAGCTATTTAGTATTTGTAAACTGCAAAAATGTTTAATATCTTTGCAAAAGCGTATGTTATTAAACAATGCAAGATTATGTTCATTTGAAAAATGTAGTATTGACCAAATGCTAAAGGAGAGATGTGATTTCTTACTATGTGCAATATATACGCTAAATTATCTAATTTGTAACCAGAATTATGCAGAGGCTCAGAGAATTATAGATAATTTATCTACATGTGAAAATATATGTGCAGATGAATTAAATACTAATTATAATGGATGTGGCTGTGGATAATTTATATGACCATTTGTATAAACTGTTTACAACAGAATTATTAAATGTTAGTATTGGGTACTCATTTAATAATAAAAATTTAGATAAAATGACTAATCTTATCCATGTTATTAATTTAATTGAACATGGTAATTTACCTAGTAAAGACATAATCAAATTAATAGAATATTATAATGGGATCTAAAAAAAATATACTTCCTCTAGGTAACACAAATTCGTCAAACAAATGTGGGATTTTTAATTCTAGACAATATTACAAAGGAACTTCTTTTAAAATGTCTGGTGAATGAAAAGATGAAACTAATTATTTTAATGACGAATATATTGTTGATTTTGTTGCCTATAAAGGAGCCTTACTCTCATGCTCAAAGAGTCATTTATCTAGTGCAACAACAGAACCTGTTTTAATTAAAAATCCAGAAGGTGAAATTACAGGAATTCAGCCAAATGAATATTGAACATTTGTTTTAGCAGGTATCGAAGGCCCAGAAGGATCGGTATGAGAACCTTCTTATGAAGCATCTACAGGTAATCTGACTTGATCTTTAGTGTCTAATCCTAGTAATCCTGGTACTATGAATATCAGAGGTCCACAAGGGACTCCAGGAAAAGATGGCAAAGATGGTAATACTCCAGTTATTAGTGCAAAAAAAGATACTAATGGTTTATATTACTGGACTTTAAATGACCAATGACTACTAGCTTCAGATGGCCAAAAGGTTTTAGCTCAGGGCTTAACAGGAGCAACAGGCGCTCAAGGACAGCGGGGTGAACGAGGACTTCAAGGTAATACTCCTATATTAAAATCTGGTGCTAATGGAGTATTGCAAGTATCTTATGATGAAGGACAGCACTGAAGTACAATTGGAACAGTAAAAGGAGATAAAGGAGATCAAGGTAATCAGGGCCTTCCAGGTAAAAATGGTATTACACCTTTACTACGTATGCAAAATAATTTTTTGCAAGTATCTTATGATGGCCGTCAATGAACTACACTAGGAAATGTTGTAGGAGCTCAGGGGCTTAAAGGAGATAAAGGAGATCAAGGTAAAAGAGGTGAAGACGGTATAACTCCTGTCATGCGTGTACAGGATACTTTTTGGGAAGTATCTTATAATAAAGGAGAATCTTGGGAACTAGTCGGAAAAGCTATTGGACCTCAGGGAGTTCCTGGCAAAAGCCCCAAACTGCAAGTTTCTTGAGGAGATCCTGACAATCAATATGATGATCGGATTCTTTGAGGATATGATGGAATTCCAATTAGTGAGTGGACAACATTATGCTATTTAAGTGATTTAAGAGGCGATAGTATTGCTGAAGTTAATATTACTGATAAAGAAGGAGCTTTAGAGATTATTATGACATCTGGCCGAAGAATTATTTCAGTTGGTTCTGTATTACCTCGTTTTGTTGCTGGCACTATTGAAACTGTTGAATATGATCAGTTACCCCAGATAAGTATTGATAAAACAAATGCTCCTAGAGAGTGGGCTTTAGATTTAAAAGTACCAAAAGGTAAACCAGCCACGATAACAGTAGTTGAACAAGTAGACAAATTAGCTCCAGATGCTCAACCCTTTGTAACTGATTTAAATCCAAGTATAAGTGATGCTAATCTGAAATTTGGCATTCCTCAAGGTGAAAAGGGGGATCCAGGTGATCAGAATGTGTTTATTGGATGTTATACTCCAGTTGATACTACTCAAATTTGATATGATCCGTGTGACGATGCTATGGATCACTATTCTGCGAAAGATTTCTTATATGAATCTTATTTACTTACTACTGAAGATGCTGAAGTTGACGCTTTATCAAAATTAGATTTTGAGAAGGCTTTTGCCACTATTGGTATTAATTCTACAAGTGTTAAATTAGTATTTCTTCAGAATGAAAATCAGCTTCCAGATTTAAAAAGCTTAAGTGATTCTGAAATCAGAAAACTTATAGGAACTTTATATCTTATTCCTGAAGAAAATCCATCAGAAAATAATGGATATACAGAATACACAGTAATTGAAGATCCATCTTCTGGAGAATTTCATTGAGAGGTTTTGGGAACTAATAGTGTTAGTATTAATCTTGATGATTACTATACCAAAGACCAGACAAATGAAATGTTATCAAATAAAGTTGACTATTACAACAGTATCAATATAAAATTAGCTCATAATAGTTCATTATTTGGAACATTAGCAAATGATTCTGTAATTAGTATGATTCATATAGATGCTAGTAATAATCTAACTGTTGGTAGTAATAGTATACCTTTACAATTTCAGACTTCTGCACGTCCTATTATTAATTTATCAAGTGGTGATGAAAAGGTAGCATACTTATCCGAAGTAGAAAATTTACGTACTGAAGTAGAGAATATCAAACAAGCATTAACCGTTGTAAAAGTAACAGCATAATATGGGAACAATTAAAGAAATTAAAGCACTTGGAGTTGGTTTTGTAGGATTCTATGAAGGCAAAAGAGAAGCCTATCAAGCTGATAGTTATGTTGATAAATTATACTTTGCTTCAGATACAGGTGAGTTACTATTTAATAGTAAGTCGTATAGTGTAATTGTAGATGATTTATTAACTAGTGATTCTACTATCCATGCTTTAAGTGCTAATCAAGGAAAACAATTAAAATCCTTAATTGACAATATAGATTCTTCAGTTTCTGAAATTAGTTTATTTGCTTTAGCAAATACTGCAGGATATACTGGGACGGAAGAAGAATTAATTAATAAACTTAATACTGCTTATCTACCACTAACTGGTGGTACCTTAAGCGGATCATTAACATTAAGTTCTGGAGATATCTATCTATCTTCATCATTTTCATTAAAAGACTCCATAGGTGGTAATCTTATTGGAGTTTTATCTGATGATATTATAACTATTAATATTGGAAATACTAATAGTTCAACAATATTATATACTAAAGAAACTCTTTCTAGAAATAGCGGTTCTACAAGTTACGAAATTTTAGATAGAGGTAATTTTATTGCGGATACTGACTATGTGTCTCCTAGCAACTTAGGTTCTCAGCTTCTTAATTATTTACCTTTGGTTGGCGGGATGATGGTAGGTTCTATAGACCTTGGGGGGCAAAATATTAGAAATCAAGCACTCGATTTAGTTAAGTTAGAGCCAGAAAAAAACAATTTGTCATTTATATCTCCTACTAGTAGAGGAACTAGTAATAACTATAGTTTTCTTTTGTCGTCAGGAGAAGAAATTGGAGAAGTGTATGTAAAACTAAATGACGGTTCGCAATACAAAATGTATCATGCTTATAATTTTAAAGCGGATACAGACTATATCACCCCATTATATTTTACAACTCAAATAGCAAATTATCTACCACTAAGCGGCGGCACTTTAACAGGAAATGTTAATTTATCATACACTAGTAATAGTGATGCAGCTAGTATAACTGTGCTAGATACTACTGCAAGTAAGTCTTATAATGTTGTTTCTTATTCTGGAACGTTAAATATTGCTGATGTAGCTAGACCTACTATTATTAGATCTCAAGTAGCATTACGTAGAGAAACAGGTTATTCAAAGTATAAAATATATGATGAGAATTCATTTGTTGCTGATGAAGACTATGTAACTCCTAGCAAATTAACAACTGATTTAAGTAATTATTTACTTCTGGCAGGAGGAGAGATAACTGGAGATATTAAAGTACCAGGTATTCAAACTAATAATATTTATTATACTACTGATACTGGAGATAAATCTGATGCTTGATTAAGTATTGATGATACAACTACAAAGATCGGACTGCCTACTCATTCAACTAACATAATTGGAGAATCTGTTACAGCTAATGGTAATGTGATCTATACTACCGCAAATTTAACAGACCAAGTTGTTAATAACAAGTTATTAACAGGATTGACTACAGCTGGATCAGTTCAGGAAATAGTTGCTACTGATAGTATTGTTGGGGCATTTGGTAAACTTAAATATCATTTATCTCAAATTTATACTAAAGAAGAAGTTGACAACTTGTTGTCAGGTATTCTAAAATATAAGGGTACTAAACAAACTTATAATGAGTTACCACAAACGGATAACAAAATTGGAGATGTATGGACTGTAGTCAGTTCAAATAATACTTATCCAGATAGTTCAGAATTTGTTTGAAATGGCACAGTATGGGAATATCTAGGTAGTATATTTCAACTTACTAAAGAATCTGTTGAGGCGGTTTTAACTGGTAATATTACAAGTCATACTCATAGCTATCTACCACTAACTGGTGGTGATGTGACTGGCGCAGTAACTGTAGCAGAAGGTGTCGAAACGTCTGTATTACATGTTACAGAAGGAGGTGCTATTTTCTTTACAGATGAAAATAGCAATATGTCGACACTTCAAGTTTTAGCAAGTAATCCAGAAAATAAAAAACTAATATATACCCCAACTTCTGGAGGTCAATCAGGCGTTATTCTCCATTCACTAAATTTTGTTGCAGGTACAGACTATGTTACTCCTTCTGAGTTAACTACATCGTTAGGTAATTATCTACCATTAACTGGAGGCAGATTATCAGGTGAACTAACATCTAGTTCTTCTATTAAAGGCACTGGTTATTTAGGTGTAGCTGCTACTGCCTTCCCACAAATACAATTTCAAAATACTGGTAGTGCTAATTATACTAGTTTACTATTTACAAATATATTATCTGGTAATGCAAAATCGTTAATCTTTAGACCTGATAGTACTGAAAGCTCTGTGGATGCTGTCATCTATCATTCTCAAAACTTCGTGTCTGGAGTAAATTATGTGGCGCCAAGTACATTAGATAATTATGTAGATTTAACATCTACTCAAATAATATCTGGATATAAAGTGTTCTCTGGAGTTCCAATGTTTGGGCAAAAGAGTTCTACTACTTTTAATACTACAGGTATTATATCAGATAGTAATGATCCATCTATTTTATGTTTTAGATTAGGTAGTGGAGATGGAAACAGTATTTGGAGGTTACAACAAGAAGCAAATGAAACTATCTTATTAGGTATACAAGGAAGAAAGGCAATGAAGATTACTTCTAATGCATCTAATATTAATATCACTGCTGATAACTTTATTGGCCACCTAACAGGAAATGCAGATTCCGCTACAATGGCAACTTCTCTTGATCCTACTAAAACTTATACTGCTGTTAACTTTAGTACTTCTGATATTAGATTAAAAACTAATATTACAAGTATTCCTGCAGAAACTATTACTAGAGCTTTACAAGCTATTAGTTTAAACAAATCATTTAATTATAAAGTTAGTGGAGTTAGGGGATATAGTCCTATTGCTCAGGAATTAGAAGAACTAATGCCAGAATTAGTATATACAAATGAGGATGATATAAAAGGGGTAAATAATATTGCATTATTACATTTACAGATTCAAGGTTTATTAAAAAAAGTAGAGAAATTAGAAACCTTAATTCACATTAAATAACTATCAAAAAAACTAATAACATGGCAAATTTGAATGTGATAGTTAATAATATGTTGCCAACAACAGCTTCTAGTTATGCATATTTTACCACTGGTATTAGTAATTTAAAACCAAATACTACTTATACCGTATACTTGTGTGCAAAATGTTCTCAAGCTTTAAGAGATGCGAATAGATATTTTGTACATTATGTGTATGGATCTAAGACCACAGGAGAGTGAGAGTGACAACATCCTACATATTGTTATAGTACTGAGCCAACTGTTGTAAGGTCTACATTTACTACATCAAGTAACGTTATTGCTATAAATGGTGTAGGATGTTATAACTTTCCTGCATTATCTTCAGCTCCAGAGGAGCAAAACTCCACTTGTTATTGATATAAAGTTATAGAGGGAGACGTTGATGTAGAAGTTGGAAGAGGATTTAGTTTAACGGATGTTCTTAACACATGTTCTGCTATTGGTTATAATAATATATATGGAACAACTCCTATATCTATTGCTGATTTAAACCAATTTAACTTGTCAGTAGATGGCGCTGTTGAATACGACACAACTAAATTTGGATTTCCAACATTTCATATTAAAAAAATGGGAGGTAATTGTGGTATGAGCACTTCAAAGTATCAGAATACTCCTATTACAGTATCATGAGACGCATATGTAGAATCAGATACTGTATTTATTTCTCCATTTAATAGTTATATTAATGGCAGTGTCATCGAACAGGATTTAGAGTTATCAACAGCTAAGGATAGAATAAATAAATGAGTTAGACTATACGCAACAGGTACTAGTGGATCAGCTATACTTTTCTATGTAAATGGTTTAGTGGATTGTTGAATTAAAAATATTAAGATTAGTATTAATAAACAATATCTAGACTCTGCTCCAGGGTATAGCGCTAATTCACAGGAATGGACAGGTTTATCTGGAGATGACATTAATGGAGTATGTCAGGTTGCTTCTCCATTAGAACTTACTAATTTTTTACTAGCTCAGCAGCATATAAGACATCTTAGATTCTTTAATGGGAATAATGTATTAGATGGCTCTTTTGGATATGTTGGCACCAGTTGACCTAGTGGTTGATCTGCTAATGGCGGAACTAGTAGTTTAGTATCTGATATAGAAAAGTCTTATATGGGTTTTCCTAGTATACAAACTATATTGGGAGTAGGAATAGCTTATAATGGATGAATTCAAATTACTCCTGGAGAACCGTATACTACAATGTGTTTAATGTATACAGAAGGTGAAGTTAATCCTAACAATTCTAATAATATACCTATTCATGCATGATTTAGTAAAAATGGGACTACTAATGACGGCTCCGCTACTTATATAGACTGGTCACAACATTGACCTGGAGGATCTTGAAAATGAGGATATACTACATGAATTCCTGATAGTGAGACTAACTATATAAGACCATATATATATTATGGTGTTGATAATGCATCTGATGCAACTACTGCATATATCCAAGCCGTGATGATTGTTAAAGGTCCTGTAGATTCTTTTAAACATTTAGCTGCTTGAATTGGTTATAGATACCCTATATCAACTCTTTCTAATCATTCTAGTGGTACGCAATTACGTTATTTATATAGCGATGGTGCTCTAGATCCTTGGATCACAATTGATAGTGGTGGAACTACTGGTAATTCATTACTAACAACTAGTTATAGTAATTGAGAATATAATGATACTACTCGGTCAAGATCAATTATGGCTTTCTTTGATGATGGAGGGTTAGATATTGATTCTCAAGAAGAATTAGCTGAGACTGAAATTGAATATGGAGACTGAAAGTATGAAGGTGGTAATATTAGTCGTACTAGAGAGGTAACTATTAAATATACTTATCCTGATGAAACAAAAGTTGAACACACTTCAGAAACAGAATATGGTAAAATTGAATATGGAGACTGAAAGTATGATAATATAAATAGAACGAGGTCTATCAGTTATATATATTATGATATTACTAAATCTGGAGGTTGATCAACAGAGACTGCTGACTTGAAAGAGTTAGTAGCTTCAACAACATATGTTGATAAATACAGAACAAACTTAGTTAATAACGGTCCTACCTGAATAGATTCAAACGGTGACAGAAAAACAGTTATTATAACTGGAAATTATATTTTTTATGATGATACTCATGTAAATAGAGATTTGACTAATGTTTGTGAATATATATATATAACAAAAGATATAATAAAGGTAGTCTTCCAAACAACTGAACTTCAGTTTAATATATCTGACTTAAATAAATAATTATGGCTATGGATTTAAAATCAGCATATGGACTTAATGGTAGTGGAGTAGGGTGTGTAGTTTACACTCCTACTCTTACTATATCTGAAGCAACACATGCTTGAGATAATAGAGGATTAGCTCAAGATCTTATTGTAGGGAAACATTATAAAGTAACAATAGATAACTTTCAATATATTAAGGGAGATCAGAAGGGATTTACTATTAGAGAATACAATTATGATACTGGTTATATTGGAGATGCTTGAAATATTACGAGTGAGCCAGGACCAGTAACCTTAGATATTCCATATCTTCATGGCCCTGACTTATTAATATATAATGGGATTATGGGAGATACTATAGGTAATAGTATGTCTTTTACTAATATAAGAGTTTTTGTAGTAGAGGATATTGGAGGAAACCTATTACCAAATTCTGGAGGGGTTAGTTATTCCAACTATTTATGATCAAATAGTAATGTTGTTGTTAAATATCAGTTATCTGGAAATACTTCTTATCCTGAATTAAAGGTTACACATTCAGGTTCTGGTGTTTGAGGAATATATTATAATGTTTCTAATTCAATAGGTTATTATGATAACAGATTAGTAAAAGCAGGATCAATTTATAATGTATCTTTTCAAATTTGAACCGATTCTGCAATTACAGCAATTGGTAGACCTTTTTCAGAGTTATCTCCTACAGATTATGGATCTGACTTAACTGTAACGCCTCAAGTTTGAAAGAATTGTTGATATGTGGCTAAACCAAGTGCATCTGGGAATATGACTTTTTATGTAAATTCTAATACTAATTCTACATTCTATATTAGAAACATAAGAGTTACAGAATGTACAGAGAATGATACTTATTATATGGCCTGAATCCCAAGTTATGATTCTCATGAACTAAATACTAAATTACCTGATGTATATGAAACTTCTTCTTTATTAGATATACATAATCGACCAAGAGATACTTATCATTTTCAACCTAACTGTAGATTACCATCTACATTAACTAAGATAGGATGACCTTTAGGTGGTGATATGAAATCTGGCATACAAGTATTAGAAAACTCGGCATCTACAGAAAATTATCGCTGTTCGAGCTACTTTAACATGCCTGCTGGTACTAATTATCAAGTATCTTTTTGAGCTAAATGTTCTAGTAATTTAAAAAATGCAGATGTTTTTGTACTTCCAGATAACTATCAAGGAGAAGGTTTAAATACTGTTACATTTCCTGTTAATTGTAGATGACAGTTCTTTAGGTATATTTTCACTTCTCCTAGTACATGGGTAAGTCCTGTTAGAATAAGATTTGATAATAATGGTAGTACTAATGGTAGTAAAGCTTCTCTTTGGTTTAAAGGATTTAATATAACTACAGACTCTGACACTTCTAATAGTTTAAAAGACTGGGAAGGTTATAAATATCAGATAGCAACATATATAGACACTAGTACAGGTGAATGGGTATATGATGGAACAACTAGAACTCGAGAAGTTTATGATAGAGCAAATATATTATGAAGTGATTCTAGTTCATCTGGTTGAATTGATTTTGGTACAACAACAGAAACTGAAACTGCAGTACTCTCAAGTTTATCACTAATTAGTAATTCTTCTAATATGCCAACAAGTGGTACAGGTGCTAATAGTGGAGCATGAGTAAAAGCAAACGGTGGGGTTTGTACAGTTAAAGTTATGGCAAATTATAAGTTTAATGATGAGGAAACTGTTGCAGTAGATGTAACAGATGACTGTACATACTCTTATACATCTAATGGAACTGGAACTTGAGATAGTACTAATCACACAATGACGATTCCAAGTGCAGGTACTACTATTACAGATAACACATATACAAATATAGTTTATGTTACCTATAATGGAATAACAAGAGAAGATTTAAATTTTGGTAGGCAAGCTAACGCAGTTACTTCTGTTAGCACACCAACAGGCGGAACTTTAACTGCTGCTGCAATTCCAGCATCTGGTGGTACTATTAACTCGGGTACAGTTGGTGGAACAGTATCTCAAACTAGAACATTTACATCAGGAGCTACAGATGTATATTCAGTTAGCACACCAACAGGCGGAACTTTTAACTCTGTGACTGCATCTAATTTAGGTACAACGATTAAAAATTCTACTGTAGTAGGTACATTGACTTATACTTATACTCTTAATGGAAAAACTGGTACTATTGGTACAACTATAGCTCAACAAGGGAATTTTGTAGTGAGTTTAGCTATTACTGGTGGGGCTCTATCATATAATACTATTGCTGCTAAAGGAGGTGATGGTCTACCTACTGTTAGTACTCAGACTGTAACTTATACTTTTACTAGTGGTTCTACATCAACAACTGCTCCATCATCAACTTATGGTACCTATTCATTCTCAGTTGTATATTCATGGGAAACTACTGCTCAGAATGGATTTACGTTACATACTGATAGTAATGGTAAGACTACTGGTATAGTAATGGCTCCTTCATATGGTACTACAGTAGGAAATGCCCGATCATCAGGTACTATAGTAAGAACTGGAACTGGCATATGAACTCCAACGTCAGCATATAATGGTCAAGGAACTAAGACTGCAACTACTGTTCTAAAAGCAACTTGTACACAAAGTGGGAATTATGTGACTGGGTTATCATTATCAGGAGGTACATTTAGTTATGCTAACATCAGTGCAGGATCAACTAGTGCTAATCCGACATTAAACTCGCCAGTAGCTACTTTTACATTCACGAGTGGAAGTACATCAACGACTACTCCATCAACTACATATGGCACTTTAACTACTACACAAAGTTATAGTCTATCAGCCAGTCAGAACGGATTTACAGCAGTGAATAGTTCTAATGGCACTTTAACTGCTACTAGTTATGGTACAACTGTAGGATCAGCTAGGACTTCTGGAACTGTTACAAGAAAGATAACTTCAACTTGAACTCCAACAGCTTCATATAACAGTGCTGGTACAAAAACAGCAACTATATCAACGACCGCTACTTGTACTCAGAATGCTAATACTACAACAAGTATCACTTATGGAACTCCAAGTATAACTTTCTCATATGGTACTATTGCTGCGAGTGGAGGTACAGTAAATCCGTCATTATCATACTCTCAGTCGAGGACTCAGAATTACACATCAGGCGCAACTAGTACATTAACTGCAGTAACTACAGGTGCTTCAGTAAGCTATGCTAAAGTGTCTGGGAATGGAACGGTGAATACTTCTACAGGTGCTGTAACTGCATCTTCAAGAGGTACTACAGTTGATACTGCTAACACCACTGCAGCTACAGTTAGAGTTACTGTTACTTTGAATAGTAAATCTGCTACTAAAGATGCTTCTGCAGCTCAGATTAGGAATCAAGCAACAAGTATCACTTATGGAACTCCAAGTATAACTTTCTCATATGGTACTATTGCTGCGAGTGGAGGTACAGTAAATCCGTCATTATCATACTCTCAGTCGAGGACTCAGAATTACACATCAGGCGCAACTAGTACATTAACTGCAGTAACTACAGGTGCTTCAGTAAGCTATGCTAAAGTGTCTGGGAATGGAACGGTGAATACTTCTACAGGTGCTGTAACTGCATCTTCAAGAGGTACTACAGTTGATACTGCTAACACCACTGCAGCTACAGTTAGAGTTACTGTTACTTTGAATAGTAAATCTGCTACTAAAGATGCTTCTGCAGCTCAGATTAGGAATCAAGCAACAAGTATCACTTATGGAACTCC